GGGTTTTGTATTTCAAGCCCTGCTCACACTAGACTTAGTAAGTTGCATCTATAAAGAGGAGGCGGGGTGCGGGGTTTAATAGAGTCATATATTATAAGGTTAATATATAATTAGTCCGCCGGGAACAACAAAAAGACTAGTAGCTCACGGGGTTACTAGTCTAGGTGTCTCTCTTATCCACTTGACAAACAAACGCCTTATATATAATAGACTGACAATTTTGAAAACATGAAGGTTATATCCTAATAGTAAGATGTGTAATTTGTCAGAATATTATATACAACTTGCTAGACGTTCATTTGTCTGCTACCTACATTAAATCATATGCAAGTGAATTGCAAGTGGTGACAAAAAATAAAACTATTCCTAATATTCGCAATTATCAGATAACTTTATTATATATAATAAGAGAATGATTATAATGTGCAGAATAGTCTGACAATTAGGACAGTTCATGCTGCTGCAATAGACAGAACAGTCAGATAACTATAATAAGTATAATGTATATAATATTCTGATAATTCTGAATACTTTAGGATAGTTGTATTAATTGTCAGATAATTCGGAATATATAATTAACTTGACAACTGGCTATATTCATGGAATTAAATAGACTGACAATTCTGAATACACAATTAACTTGACATATATAATAGAGTGTGGTATATATAGGGAGCTGTTTGAATAGTGTTAATATTCATATTGTTTAGAATATTCTGACAATTTACAAATCAGGTTAAAATATAGCGAGCCGGAAAGCCTTGCTATGACTGGGTTTAAGAGTCCGTTTCCCTTGTATGAGCTTCTAGCAGTCTGTCTAATACACTTATGAGGGGTGGAGCTTAGAAACTCTGTATGAGGCTGTGAGAGGCTTTAAAATAAATTTGACAGATTGATAGATATATGTTATATACGTGCGCGCTTGTACATGTGTTATATAGAGGAAATAGTTGTATACAATATTCTGAAAATTTAGAATTATTTTATTTTAATTATTTGTCATAAAGGGCTTGTCAACTGCGTATAATAGTATTAAGATAGAGTTAGTTAAAGCGAACGACAACGACGTGAAAATAGTTGTTGACTTTTAGTAAAGTACATATTATAATAAAATTAACTTAAGAAAAGGGAGATGTTGAGATATGAAAAAGATGCATGCACACGAAATGGAATTAGGTTTAGAGGTAGTTGTAGAAATGAAAGGCGGAATTACTCTAGAAGGTAAAATCATGGACTACACTATGAGCCGTGAAATTATCTGGGTGGAAACTAGTGAAGACTTCTATCAAGTTAATACAGAGGTTGACAACGTATTCTATGCACCTACAAAGCCAGCGGAGGTTGCACCAGAGCGCGCGCCAGAGGGACTAAAAGACTTGTCCGCTATTAAAGCAGAATATAAAGAAGAGCTATCTCTATTATGGAATAAGGACGTTGAATACCATAATGTAATGTTATTCAATAGTGATGAGGACGACGTGGAGGTTTGGGACTGTGAGTTTAATACTAAGATGGAAGACGGGGAACGTATTACTATCTATTTCGGAACGTTCTACAATGAGAAGGACGCGTTAAAATGCGCTCGTGATATGCGTACTAAGTTAAAGCGCTCATATGATATTGATTCTAAGGTGACGGTATACACTTGCTAGTCAGGTGTATACGCCTTGTACTATAGTTATAATATTCTGACAATTTAAAAGGAGATGTTTATATATGGAAAAGTTAATTCGTGAACGTGCAGAGGCTTTATTAAATAGTAAAGGTGCTAACATGGGTAATAACGAACTATTAGCATATTGCAAATCATTTTCCCGCGCTCATGATTGGGATTTAGACTTGACTATCGATATTATGTTCAAAGTGTTTAGATAATATTAAAACTACTATATAAAGGGGCTGTCTATTATGATAAACAAATATAATGCTGGTGACTTGGTTGTGTGTGATTGGGGTTCGAATAAGGGTAAATTATATATCATTATTAAGGTATTGACAGATAAGAATATATATGCTTGTAAAGAGTATCATATGATGGATTCTAAATACTATGCATATAATGACATGACTCTAACACCTTGTACTATGGAGCATTTGTCTGCGCTTCCTGTCCTGCATCTTTCCGCACTTAAGACAGACCTTCGCAATATGAAGTTTTATAACTCTGCTGGAATGGTAATGAATGCAGTTAATAAGGTATATGTTTAATCATAAATATAATAGATTGTCAACTACTATATATAAGGGAGCTGGTATATATGAAACGTATTCTAAAGGCTATTACAGGGCTGTATAATCGCTTGGTATGTAAGGAGGCTAACACTATTGATAATACTATAGAGCGCATGCAGGAGGGCGTGAGAGCCTATAATACTACTATTGATATTATTATTAGTCAGAATGCCAATCTATTAAATAGTAAATGAATATCTGCATTCATAAATATGCTAGATTGTCAAGTATTATTTTGTCAAGTATTATTTTGTCAACCCTTTTCTATATTCAATTTAATAGATATAACCCACCCCGTCCTATATAGACCATATGTTCGGGGTACCCCCATGCCACTCGCCTACCCCGGGCTAAAATTTCCCACAAAAATTTTTTTAGTCTAAATTAAACGCATCTTAAACGTGAACACATAGCGCCATACAATCTATCCCGCTTATTATAAGGAGAGATATAACACCCGCTATTACTAGTCTAGGTATTATACGCATCTCCCACCCCTTATAAGCTTCTATACTATCCATTATCATATCGACCAATAATAGCATCGGCATATACATGAGCATCGAACCCACCCATATACTTACCATAGGAAGTACCCGCATATAAAGTTGAACATGCATAGGAGCATTAATACAATACTCCATAACAAACGCCCTTTGTCCTCTTCATCTTGTCTCTTCCACTCATTATATATAAAGCACCCTAATAACATAACCCCTACCGAAAAATTAACCATTGTATTACTCCCCCTTTATCCTTATGTGTTCTGCTGCTACAAATAATATGATGAGACACCAACCTAGTAATACCATTAAAACACCCCTATACATATATTGAGAATCGCCATGAATATTAACACTATACTTAATGCCTTACCATCCTTCCCCCTATTCATATCATTGTGAATAGCACACCATATTAGTACGAACCCTACGAATAAGTTAAACATATGTATTACCTCCTCTTTGTTATACCTTTATATTACACCATTATTAACTTAAAGTCAACAATAAAATACTAAAATTTTTCGGAGCAATGAATATGCTATATTGTATTATTTGCATGTATAAATATAATAAGTAATGAAGAAGCGACCTATTACAGTCGCCCTATAAAGTCTAATACCGCCCATGTGATTATTGTTGTTCCTGACCAAGTTGTAAGAAAGGCGTGTAGTACTAACTTGCTTGTTTTGTACTCACGGATATTTGTTATACCTTGTGTGAATTTCCACGCTGACACAATGAATATAGTTGCAAGTATTAAGTATATTAGAGTCATCGCCATTCGTCATCCTCCTCCCAGTAGTATAATCGTGTGATAGAATCGAATAAAATTAAGTCCGGGTCATCTTCTACCTTTACAAGCGCAGATACTACACTATCTGTTGTAAACGTAATATCTGATAATCCACCTGTTGGGTAAAACTCCGGAATATCGAATATCCAGTATCTATGTTTTAAATTAACTTCTTCCATATGTATCTCTCCTTATCCCCAGTATCGGTTTCCTAATTTATCGAAGTATGCGCGTGTGTTTTTATCATAGTCGTTGATAAACCCATAGATAGTCTTTCTACCTAACTCATATGTATAGAAACGCCCTTTATCATCTACGTGCAGGTGGTACTTATGCTTCTTAAGTATCTTAGGGTTCTTTTTGGATTTACCTATCATATCCCATATAGATAGTGCTGTACCGTTATTCTCTTTCTTAAGCTTTTGTAGTTTCTTCTGTAGTCTGTAGTTACCTAACACCGTTGTATGGTATGTGTGCTTAATGTTGATTAAGGTAACTGTATGGAATGACGTATCTAAGTCCTCAAGACCTCTATAAAACGCTACTGCATCTTTGATTGGTTCATTAATTATCTTTTCTGCTTTTGTTCCTCTAAAATTATGAATCTGTCTTGTTCGTGTATGTCTTGTCATTATAATTCCCTCCTAATGTGTGAACATATAATCGATATAACCTACTATGTAAAGTATAGATATGAGAAAGCAGGTGAGTACGATAGCAAAATGAATTATATCGTACTCTTGTGGTCTCTCTACCATGTCTTGCATAGCAACTAATCCTAAAACTAATATAACTACGAATATTAATAAAGCTATATGTATCATTGTGCTGCTTCTCTATTCTTCTTATCTATTTGTTTATGCAGATATGCTGTATGTGCATTGTCTTGTGTTGTGAACAATTGGTCAGGTATGTTATAGCTTTTTCGCGTAATCTCTAGAAGCGTGTTGCAGTCAAATATCTTTGTGTCCCCTTCCGACAGACCAGTTCTATATATTGGTGCTGCTGAGAACGCTCCTTCTGTAACACCTAGCACTTTATATTCTGTAGTTGTTGCACCGTATGTGTCGTCACTAGAAGAGTAGTATTTACCGTATAGTATCTCTCCGGGCTTCGGCATACCTTTCCAAAACTTATTCTCATAGGTTAACTTCTCTCTATATGAAAATGCTTTCTGTGGGAACTTACTAGCGTCTTCCTCATCATAATTACCATACGGGATGCGTATCATATCTTCCATAGAGAATCGATAATATTCATATCGAGGGTAATAAGGTAAATTGTGTCTATTGTAATCCCTAGCGGTGAATAAACCCTCTTCTATATGCACTTCTATTACTTCAAGTTCACTATACCCTCTGTTTTCTGGGTTCCCTTCATCGTCTGCGTAGTTCATGTATACGATATCCCCGATATCAACCGGAGAATCCTTGTATAATGGCTTTACTTCATCCATAAGTAAAACTGGTGGTGACTTTTCGAATGATTCTTGAACCAGTTCGTCAGAAAATACATTTATAATTCTACCTAGTAAACTTACCACATCGGCACCCACTCTCTGCTACCGTGTTTTGATTCAATCTCATCCATATATTCTCGTGTTGTTTCTTCATAGAACTCTTTACTTGCATACTCTACACAATCTACGAATAAGTCATCTAACTCACTATCACTGATTCCTTGCACCATTAACCACTCTTCTATGTATGCTTTCTTTTCTCGTGCCTCTGCGAATAATTTAGCTGCTTCCGTAATTGCTCTTTCTACATCGATTGGTAACTTATGTTTTGACATATTATTTCCCCCATTGTTCTCTATAGTATAATCGTCTATCTAATTGTTCTTTATATTCTTTTCGCTTCTGGAAAAAGTAAGCTCTCGTATGTAAGTTGTTATCTGTCTTGATAAGTTCCGTGAGCATTTCTATCTTCTGTTCTAGCACAATAATATAAGCTGGTTTACCCATTTTGTTCATCCTCCAGCATCTTCAATATCCTCCGGTAAGCTCTTAATTCTCCTACCCACCTATTATAACAAGCTATATGAGATTGAGATGTCAATCTTCCTACGTCCTCTTTTACCACTTCTTCTAGACACTGGATAGCTAGTTTTATATTCTCAATCACTTTTAGTCCCCCCAATAATAAGTATCGCTATCCACTACATAAAGACTTAAATTCTCTTTTAACATTTCAATAAATTGGTCTTCCAGAACCTGTATGTACTGATATCCTTTATCCGTTTTGATTTCGATACGGATTTCATTATCGAACCCGGTACCTGTTACATTGACATATCCGCCCCATAAATCGTTTTTTACCATTGTTTTAGCTCCTTTATACGCATGGACTTTCGGTAGTACCCACCTACTGTGAACATAATGTAGTTTAGTACTTTGGATTTAAGTATAGGTATTCGTACCCATTCAAACTGCTTATCTAGTTCAGAACTATACACGTTTAACTGTTTGTCATCAATAGCTACGTTCGTTCCTTTCGCGTACATCTTACGTGCTAGTTTCTTGTCCTTTGTTGCTTTAATTAGTTGTTTATTACGTGTATGTTTTGTCATTAGTTAAATGACCTCCCTCTCTTAACATCTATGTATCTCATACAAGGTATAGTAGATTTCTTCTCCCCTATCTGCAACTCTATCGTAGAAGCGAAGTGTATTCGGTTTTTAGTAACACCGTTTATTTTATATCGTACCCACCTAAATGTACGGTCTGTAACTTCCAATCGCTTGCACGACTCTTTAATTGTTAGGTTATACCCTGTAGGATAGTTCCATTTCGCAAACTTAACATCCTCACCCTGCATCATGTCTAGTTTAATTAGTTGTTTATTACGTGTATGTCTTGTCATACCCAATATCTCTCCAATCTTGAATCACTCTCATAACGTTGGTTAAATAGTTTATTATAATCCCCAGAACCATCTTTAAATAGACTTGCAATCATATCTTCACGACGCTTAATATCTCTCTGTAAGTCTTCAATTATACCTCGCTGTAAGCTTAGTTTAGCAGTCTTGTCTTCATAGCAGCTCTTACATAGCAACTCGTACCTAAAAGCCATATAAATATCCACGCGGCTTACATCTTTATTGCAGCATCCACAACGCAGTTCCATCACGCATTCCCCTTTTCTCGAATCATAATTGCATGTATAGCTTCTAATACCTGATACGCTAACTCCTTGTCCCCTTTTAATCGTTCAAACGGTACATCTGCTAAAATTACAATTCCTGCGTACCAGAAGGTGAACCCATCCTCATTTACAGTAAACGAAACTAAATCATTTAGTTCTATCATTCTCACTCATCCTCCCTACCGCTATAATTGCCATTTCATATGCAAGCATGGCTCCTAAATACATGCCTCTTTCTAGTATTCTACCTTCACGGTCTGTAAAAGTATCGTGGTCTAAATCATCAAATTTCTTTAGGAACCGCTCCTGTCTATCATACTTACGTTCTAGCACCTCTATAAGCTTGTTAGCGTCCACGTTTCTTCCTCCCCTTCTTATCCTCCTTGTATCTTTCACGAGCATACAAGAGGTCTAGTAGGCACCCTATAAGTTCTAATACTAACTCTATTAATGTATGCATCTCCTTACCCCTCTTCTATGATGCCGCTAATTCGCAGTTCTTTATAGAACTCTTCCTTCGGCACGTTGACAACTCCTACTAACTTACCTTCTTCCACAATACTTATTTCTACTAATCCTGTGGAGTATAAGTCTATATCTACGAAAGTTTCATGGTATGTATCTGTTTCGTCACATATCCGTGCCGACTTCTCGATTAGATTCCCCATCTTGCTCCCTCCTTTCATCCTCGGCATAGATACAAGGGAAGCATATCACCTTGTCATCCCATATTATACCACTACTTACTAGTTTCCCGCAATCCCAACATTGCTCGACATCCACTTTTATTCCTCCTCTGTTTTCTCGTCGATTCTGTCGATGTAGTCTCCTAGTTGTTCCGATGTAATGATATCTGCGTGATATAACTCATATACTGCTAGTGTTAATGCGTGTGCTTTTTCTACTGTAAACAGTTTATCCATAATTTTCTCTCCTTTGTTGGTCATTTCTATTACAAATCGAAGTCATATAGGTTTTTAATGCGGCTACGGAGTCGGTACAGCTCGTCTAGCTGCGCTTCATACCTAATGTATGTCGTGTACTCGAAGTGCGTGTGCTGGTCTTCTACGACGTTACGTTCTATGTTCTTCTGCTTACGTTCTTTCGCTTCTATCTCATCCTCGATGTCGAAGATGATGTTAATACTTGTGTTGTATAAGTGTTCTAACATTTCTAATACCGCTTCCGCCACTACAATCTCTTTGAATGAGTTGTCTTTACGTAGGTAAGGTACTTCGAACTTTCTTCTCTCTTCAATCATAATTTTCTCGTAATATTCGATTCTACATTCCATTAAGTTTGCAATCTCTTTTACCATTTGTGCCATAGTCTACCATCCTTTCGTTTTAGCTGCGAAGTGCGTACCATATGTATCTTCATTCCCACCGAACTCTATCATATTATACGTTTTACTTTTAATACCTAGAATATCTCCCCAACCTTCGAAATTACGGTGCCATTTAAAAGTTGCATCTAACTCTACCGCTACCATATCTTGTCTCATTCTTTCGATAGTTAGGTTCTTCATACCGCTCCAACTACCTTCATTGAGCTTGTCCATTTGTTTGTTACGTGTATGTCTTGTCATTATAGCTCGTCCTCCCCTAAGTTAATTACGTGTTCTTTAAGGCACTTCGGGGTAACTTCATCTGCTCTGATTTCTCGCTGCATCATTTGTTCATTACCGTCTCTATCATCGACAACAAAACGGATTAATAACATCTGGATAAGGTCTGCACATACCGCTTTCTTATACTGACCTTTAACCTCTGCTAAACGTAAACCGTATTTTACGATATCCCCGGGTACATATTCTTGCTTTCTTCCTACTTTATTGAACGCCAATTTTATTTTGTGTGAACGGACTTCGTCCTTCTCTAGTTGCACAAAGGAAGTTTTCTCTACATCCATCCAACTTGCAGCTCTATCATCATCCCAGTAAGCAAAAACTTTATAACCGTCTTTAATGCTCGTTACCTTGCCTTTGTACGTTTTACCATCTTGTGTAGCTGCTACCCATTGACCAACTTCCGGCACGAATTTATACGTAGAAAATTCTTTTTCTAACAACCAGTTAAGAGATGCGTTATACTTATGCCACCCTGACGTACCGTTAATATTACTTAATTGCAATTCATCTTTATGCATTCTAAATAGTACGTTAGGTGATTTCGTTTCGAAAATAACCTCTCCATCTAGTAAAGCATCAATCGTTTGTTTATTGTTAAGTGTTGTCATTTTAAAGTTCCCCTTCCATTTTCTTTTTAACTGTTATTTGTATGTATTTCAATTCCGATATAACCATGTTGCATGTAGAGTAATCTAGATAGTCTTCATATAATAAAGTGCTAACTTTCGCCGCCTTCTCTATATGATTACGCGCTCTAACATTATTACTTATCAGGCTATCTATTAGCTGATTGATTTCTAAGTCCGTTGTTAATTTGCTAATGTCATATAATAAGAAGTGAAGCTCATCGATACGTTTCTTATGTAGAGATATTTGTTTTAGAATAACTTCCTTATCTCTTAAGCTCCACATGTCTTCTCCTTCTTTAGCTGCGAACTGTTTCGTTAATACCTTAATGTCAGATTGGATATTAACAACTCTCTCTTTAATTTCTTCTTCCATCGCCACTTTTAACTCGTCCACCATGTTTATCTCCTCCTTGTTATCTTATACCTTTATATTACACTACCATTTACTTAAAGTCAACAAGTTTTTTAAGAAAAAGAGAGTATTTTTTACTCTCCTTTGTTATTTTGTCTATAAGCTGCATCTATTTCCTGCCTAGCTTCTATTCTTTTCCATTCCCATGAACGTACAGTCTTCTTCCGTTGACACTTAGGACAATAAATATGAATCTTCTCTAGATAAGAATATACAACACTTGATGTATCCGGCTCCATTTCTGTTGATACGTAGTGAAAATCATGCTTACAGTTTAATATTTTAAATAGACTAAACATTTCAATCCCCTACTTCCATGTTTTAATAGTAATACGGCGGAACATTCTAGCTTCAAACGCATTAAACGGTTTAGTATCGATGAATATTACGTTCGGAACCTTTCCTGCATGCCATTTACGAGGTGATAACCAAGAGAACCCCGTATCTAGGATTCCTATAGCTTTGTACACCTGTCGATTCTCTTCAACTGTTGGTGTTTGCAGCATGATACTGTTGATTGTTGCTTGTTTAATAGTTGCCTTGTTTAGTTGTTTGTATCGTACATGTCTAGTCATTAGTATTCTTCCCCTCGTTCTTCTAATTGTTCAATCAGTCTATCAATTTCTACATTTTTCTCATCGATTATGTCGAATAAAGTATCTATCTTTTTTCGAATTTCGTCACTAGTCATTAAAATTCTCCCTCTCCTAAATACGATTCGATTGTTTGTTTCATTTGTTCGTTCTCTTCTTCCAACTCTCCCACTTGTTCTTCCAAATCACTTACTTCACCGCATAACTCATCATATGACTCCTCCAACTCTCTCGCTCTAGATTCAAGGTCATCATATTGGTCATCTAGCTCTCGTGCTTGTTCTTCGATATCTTTCGCTAACTCTTCTAGTTTCTCATACATAACAGTAGATAGATGTTCGAAATTTTCATTAATAAACATTTCTACTAAGTCTCCCATATTAGTAGTTCGTGATTTAGCTTTATAAACGTCGCAACCATTAATAATTAATCCGTCCATTACGCTTGCTCCCCCTTTTTCATCGCATGTCTATACCATAAATTCTCTACGTATGTCTCTGCTAACTTTCTGTCTCCGGTCTTGATTTCAATCTCCCCAATAAACTCGTCAATCATATTCCGATAGTAATACTTCAAATCTTCTAGTTCTTGGTTCGCTCTAGATAACTTATTAACCAATTCTTCCATAGAGGCTCCATAGTCCATTACCACTACCCCTTCATTTCGTTCTCGTTCTAGTGTGTCTTCTAAAACATTAACTCGATTCTGCAATCTATTGTTTTCTGTACGTAAGTCTTTATTCTTTTTCCACATGTCGGATTCACTTTGTCCGATAACCTCACTTAGCTCTTTTTTAAGAGACTTGTGATTGTTATTTAATACCGTCATTACTAAGTCGTCTGTTCTCATTATGCTTCCTCCTTAAGATTAGCTATTTCTTCTTCCCAAGCTACAGCTTGTCTTGCGTAATAATCCGCGTAATGTTCGGATTCTTGTAACTTCTTCTCGTAGCATTTGATACGATGTGCTTTCGTATGTTCGTCCCATTTCTTCTCCACTTCCCACATATCGCGTTGGTTACCTTGATATTTATAGACACCTAGACTCGTAACGACTTCCGCTTCGAAAGCAGGAGCAATCCAGTCACAACCATTACCGCAGCATCGATTAACCGGGTCGTACCCTTCATCTTCCGGTTTACAATCGCAGTAACCCCACATTCTGTCGTCAGGTAGCAACTTAATGTCGTAACGTCGTCCTGTGTCATGGATATACACTTGAATCGTTCCATCTGTATACCCGCCTGTTCTATCCTTGTCATAGTCGATGTCGATACCATGTTCCTCCACATCTACTAAAAGAGTAGAAAGTACATCTGCATAATCTACCATGTTTTCATAGTGTCGGATAAGCGTTGCCATATCATCCGGTGATTCCCCTAAAATAAATTCTTTCAATTTACCAAAAAACTTTTCTCCGAATTGCATAATTCTCGTCCCCCTTGTATATACTCTTAGTAAACAAACTTATTTAATTGTAAGTTATGTATTATCTCCTGCTGAACAAACTAGATATGAAGTCTGCTATTGTTATAAGCACCCAAGAAATCCCTAATACGGTACCAAACAAGATTAGTCCTATCGGGTAGTAGTACCATTTCACATACCCGCTAGGTTTGTACCAATCTTTCAACGGGTTTAACCCCATCATCGTTTAGCGTTTTCCTCTATAGTATTATTAATAATAGCTGTAATTAAAGTTACACAGAAAGCAGCGAAAACTAGTAGCGATACGACAAGGGGTTTATTATCTACTGCATCCTGATAAAAGTTCCATGCTGTTACACCTAATGCTGCTGATATAATATTACCACTATACTTAATAGCTCTTGTTTTTGTCGTAAGTTTCATAATTAGTTAGCCTCCTTAGTAATAACTTGTCCGTTTTCTTTTACTGGTGCTGCTTCGTTAAACGCTTCCGTCATAGAAGTAAGTTGTTTTGGTCGGTAGCATCGACTCTCTTGCTTGTTCTTCACTTGTTTAATTTGTTCGATGCATTTTTTGAACTCTTTAGACAAGTTCGGGTATTTTACTAGCATAAGTTTTAATGGTTGCGTAGCTTCTTCGAAGTTCTTAGCTCCACGACGTTCCTCTGCAATCAGACCAATCTTGTCCCAGTTCGCAGCTTTCTCTTCTATTGTTAATCCCTTCAAGAACTCCGCACCATGATATAAATCTTGTCGAGCTTTGTCCAATCGACCTACATCGTCGTATGCTTGGTTATGTGATTTAGGGTACTCAACCAGAACTGTACTCATAATCTCCATGTTAGCGATTACTTCTTCTGTAGAAGCGTATCCTAATGTCATTCCTTCTTCTTCTAACCATGCTTTACCTGATGTCGTTTGCACTTCATCATCTACTAGTTTAAAAGCTTCTTGTAAGCGCTCTTTCGCTGCTTTCGTCATTTTACCTGCTGTTACCACGTCTTGTAATAAATCTCTCACTTTTTTAAGTTCCATTGTTATGTACCTCTTTCTATTATTTTATTTTTTCGTCTTCTATGTATTAATCATGGTGTTCGTTTTATATAGTTACTTTCAACTTATCACCTCCTCTATGAATCTAATTCTATCATAGTATTCACTTAAAGTAAACAACATTTTTCTACTTTTTATTCAATACGCCAGCCATAATCCACAAACTGCTGTGACCAAGTTTCATGAGCCATCTCTAAAAACGTATCCACTTCTTCTTTTGAATCCCCATCCCATTCCGGGTTGTACCCTAATTCACCTAACGTGAACTCTTCTTTCCTATTCGCTCCGGAGTACCCGATACTGTAGTGAAACACTACGACTGTATCTTCATTGTATTTAGTCATTGAAATGCATCCCTCCTGTAAATTCTATATAAAGACCTGTAGCTTTCGCAAACGCTAACTCGATTTCATCTTTCTTCTCGTAATACTTGTCCATTGATTCATCTGTGTATACGAAAGTCCAGTCGTCCGGATAATTTTCATCTTCCCGTTCGTCTTCCGTAATAGGACGTAGTTCTAGCTCATCTGATACCCAGTCACAGAAATTATCGTCAATTACCGTGATAATATCTCGTACAACATTAGCTTTGTACTTCTCGTTACCGTTATACCATCGTGTATCTATTTCCGGAAGCCCTTCTCCATTGAATAGTGGCAAGTCCACTAACGCTCGTTTGTCTACAGCGATATAGTACATGTCGCTACCCCACCCAAGTTTATGAGCTAATGATTGTCTACTAATCCGTAAAGTAAGACCATCAACTTGCCCGTTCTTTCCAAAATAACGGTTTGTTTTTAATTCTTTGTTTATAGCACTCTCTGTCTTAGGACTTAACGAACGTAACCAAACTGTAGCATCCACTTGGTTCGAATGGTATACGATAACCCCTTCGGTTAGTGGTTCAATTTCGATTAAACCGTTAACAATTTTCTCTGTAGTTACAACCCTTTGTCCTACTTCAAAGTCAATAAAAGGTCTGTGGCTCATTTCCCTTCCTCCTCATTCAATTGTTTACCCATTGCAAGTAGCATGTTTCTAAATACTGGTAAATCTCCTCGATTGTCGTACCCCATAGAGTATGTGAAGACGCGAGACTTACCTAGATTATGTGCCTGATACTGTCGGTATGCTTTTGCTTTATCTAAGATTAAGAAGAACGCTACATCTTCCCACTCTTTTGTTTCGAAAGCAATATGTATGTTATTAATTCCATGAGCTTTAATGTACGCTTCTTCATCATGGATATAAACTTCTTCACCATATACGTCTGTGATAAGGCTGTATTCTACTTCTTCGTATGGTTTGATTTCGATAGGGCAATCTTCACCGTTACCATCGTAATAATCCTCTACTAGTTCCTCCGGCTTCTCATACCACACTTCGTAGTCATCGTCCCATGTGTATCGCATATCGTCACCATCGTAGTAGTCTAATAGCTCGTCCACAAATGGAATATATCCTTTTCGTTGCCTTTGTACGACATGGAGTGCATCACATGTGTAACGATTATCTTCTGCTCCGTCATGGTGTTTACTATTAAACTCTTTTAACAACTCAATCTGCTTGTCCGTAAGTTCGAAAGTGATTTTAGTCATTCCAGATTCCCTCCTCATCATCTAAATATTCTGCATTAGAATCATCAATGATAATTCCGTTTCGATTCGCTTGCTTAACAAAATCCTCCCAAGAACAGCAACCAGCCCACTCATCTCCGTATTTAACATCCATCAGTTCTTTTCCATTTAATTCGATACTCATCCACCCATATCTATATCTGCAATATAAGTAGTCCCCGTTGTCTGTCTTACCTTCGAATTGCGTAGGGCAAGCGAAGCATGTCTGTGATATTTTTTCTAACTTTACGTATCTTTTAAGTTGAGTAAACCTTCTCATCGTCATTATAGTTCCCCTTCCCTATTTAGAATTTTAATTACAGCAACATCAACCGCCTCTAACATATCTTCTACACTAGTAGCTTCGCTTTCTCGTAAATCCTTATGTAATAACGCAATTAACGCTTTCGTGATGTTTGAATAGTAACCTACTACCTTGTAATCATGACCTAAAACTTTACCCTCTTTATTCTTCTTCTCATACTTCTCATTGATGATAACGTTCATCGGGTCTGACGTAAGCTTGTACTTTTCTCCTACATAAATTTCCATTTGTTATCTCCTCCTTGATTTAATATTACTACATTATTTACTAAAAGTAAACAACTTTCTTTAAAAATTTTAATCTACTTTTTTATACACCCTAAAGCGGAATCTAGCTCCCATCTCTTCTATACCTGCTGTAGAGGCTGTTCGCTTGTAAAAACGCTTATAAATACTTTTGTCGAACTCCGGGAAAAAGGAATCCGCATCATACTCTTTGTCGATTTCCGTTATGTATAATCTATTAGCCATCGGCATAAACTGTTTGTAAATAGAATCTCCACCGATTACCATTAGTTCTTTCTCGTCCTTGAAGTCATTAAGTACTTCGTGGATAGTATGGTATATGCGTACATCCTTGTGTAGCGGCTTAAAATCTTTGTTTCTAGTAAGTACAATGTTAATCCTACCCGGTAGGAACTTCCCGATGGATAGGTGTGTCTTACTTCCCATAATTACAGGTTTACCCATCGTCTTTTCTTTAAACCAATTAAAATCTTCTTTGCTGTGCCATAGCATCTGATTGTCTTTACCAATCTCTCTATTCTTACCGTGTGCAGCTATTAGTGATATAATCAATCTTTCATCTCTCCTTTCGATAGTTTTATAATACTAGCATATTTTCGAAAAGTCAATAAAAAAAGACTACTTTTTTAGTAGTCTCCAGAAATAATAAATCCTTCAAAACGGCTTTTGTATACTGAGCTTTCCGCAATGAACTCCGAGAAGATTCGAAGCGCTGCATGATACGTTTCTTCTTCCATTTCTTCATCAATTACTAGAGCGAATGTAACGTCCTCATCATCCGTGTAAACGTAGTAGTTTAAATCGTCCGCTTCTAGTTCACCGTTTTCGTAAGCGTGTTCCCACTCATTGAACTGTTCGATATTGATGTAATCCTTTCCTCTAGCCCAGAACATAAAACTAGCTGGATTTACATAAGAACCGAATTTATCGAAGAAGCTCTCTCCTACTTCATGTTCAAAGTCGATAATCGCGTGAAATACTTCGTGTTTATTCATTATTTTTAGCTCCCATCATTTGATTGATTGCATACATAGCTCCTAAAAAGCTCAATACACCAGCTACGTTATTACCCGTACCGAACATACCAAAACCAATAAAGGTAAATCCTGCTCCGTAAAGAGCGTTAACCATACCTCTCATTATTCCGCCTCCTTGAAATACACAATGTCATCATACTTAATGTACGTATCATCAATTACAATGAAGTCACCGAATCTCCATGTTCCATTGGCATGTGTTGAACCAATAACATTTGCCATGACTAGTTCCTCATGAAAGCTATCCATTGTCGTTTGCTGTACTGTGACAGTCAAACATGCGTTGTTTTTTAGGAATAGGTTGACTTTCATCCTTAATCCTCCACTACAAAAAAGTCTGTATTTTCTGCATGGTCTAAATCTACAATCTCTTGCTCGTATAAGAAACTGATAAAGCTCTTATCGACACCTACAAATTCGTATAATTCGACGTGGATTGCATCATCACCGTAGTCATCCGGCTTATCGATTTTCGTAACACCCTTAACTAACATTTCGTTATAAACTGATTTTGGGTCGTAATTGTCGTTAAAATATCTTGCCGCTCCGTCTCCATCACCATAAACTAATAATACTTTCATTTAATTTTCCCCCTTGTATACTTTTGTATAAATATCCAACATAACTGCATCTATTGTTCTATGTAAATCTTTAATGGTACCGTCATTTACGACATCGTAATGTACTTCTTCATTCATAAGAGTAACTTCTGTTTCGTGTAATAAGTCCTCTTCTTTAAAGTCATCGCCAGCTTCTAGCGAACGTTGAATTTGAAGCTCTTTAGGCGCTGATACGCGAATGATAAAGTAGCCTTCCTCTCTTAACCTCTGGAACTCATTAGGCTGTCGCACTCCTGTGATAAGGGGTCTAAAAATAACTTCATCGTTTATGTAGTTAAATCCATACCTCCAAGCTAAGTCCGAGTAGGTTTCCACCGTTTCGAAACACTTGTCCACCCAGTAGTTCTCCCCATGTACATATCTCATAAGTTGTCCGTACAATTGGTAACCCTTACGTGGTTTAGGTTCGCGTCGAATATTCTTAAATTCCAAGTGGAAGTCGTCTTTCAATGCATCCGAGAAATCGAAAGGTGAACAGTCGAACTTGTCCACCAGATAATTCTCCGCTTCCGTCTTCCCGACACGTAACCCTCCAGCTAGTGCCAGTTTAATCATTTAGTTTCCTCCTTTAGCCCTACAGATACAGGAGCTTTAATCGCTTTATGTGGCGTATACCCTACAATTTCGAAGTCCTCAATCGTGTAATCTTCTAGGTTGTCCCGTTTTTTCTTGATTACTAGTTTAGGAAGTTCGCGCGGTTCGTTTAACATCTGTTCCTTCGCCTGTTCGATATGGTTACGATATAAATGAACGTCACCACCGTTGTAAATCAGTTCACCTACTTCTAGTCCACATTCTAAAGCAATTAAATGTAATAACAACCCATAACTAGCAATATTGAAAGCTAGTCCTAAAAACCCGTCATTAGAACGCATGAGGAATTTTAAATCTAGTTTACCATTGTTATGTACATATAACTGGAAAGCATGGTGACAACAAGGTAATGCAGCTAATTTGAAATCTGTAGGATGCCATGCACTTACATACAGACGACGAGAAGTTGGATTATTTTTAATCTCTGCAATTACTTTTTTAATCTGGTTGTACCCTTCCCCATTCCAATCTGTCCACTGAGCGCCATAGATTCTACCTAAATCAAACCCATCAGACTTAACCATTTCGATAAACTCTTCTTTAGTTAAGTCACCGCCTAACTCTTTATACCAGCGATATCCATCTGGAGTCCAGATATTTACATTTTTATCGATTAATGTTTTTAAGTTGGTATCCCCTTTTAGGAACCACAGCAACTCTTCTGCTACTAATCTAAAGGCTACGTGTTTAGTTGTCAGTAATGGGAATCCTTCTGACATATCGAATTTCATTGTGTAATCGAAAATACTTAACGTCCCTGTGCCTGTTCTATCACTTCTAATTTCACCATGCTTAATTATGTATTCATATAAATCTAAAACCTGTCTATCTACATTGTTCATTATGTATTAATCTCCTCTTCTCATTGCGTGTGTATCTTGGAACTCTTTAATCCATGCCGGGACTCCAGCATCATCTCGAAGTTCTAAGTGTCCCGTTGTCTCTTTACACTTAGGACAGTACATATGTTTTAAGTGCTGCTTTTTCTTCATTTTACTACGTTTTCTCCACAGCATTGTTACATTGCCACACACCTCGCATTCTAAATGAGTAGAGGCTGTGACCGTTTTAGCACCAACAGCCATATCTTTCACCTCCTTCTTGTAACCTATTATACTATGTTATTTACTTAAAGTCAACCGTATGTACATTCTAAATCGTGTTTTTTAGCGAATCTAGTAAGTGCTTGTTTTTCATCTGATGTAGCAGCTCTATTTGCAAACCCTCTAGCTTGTACAATTCTATTTCCACGAATCTCTACAGTTACTAAAGGCTTGTCCATTTCTTCGTTATCGCGCAAGAAAACAATAATCGTATCACCTTTCGCTACTTTAGGTGCATATGAAGCTACACAGTGATGTTGAGCATTACCTTCTGTAGCAATGTCTTTCATCTCTTTTGGAACTAATACGCTGTAACCTCTCATTTTGGTTTCGAACTTCTGGAAGTACTCCTTCTGCTCTTCAAACATTTTCTTCGTCGCTTCATCTTCTACTAATTTAAAGTTTCTAGACACGATGTCATGACATAGCTTTAATGAGCGAGGATACTTGTCGAAATCCTCATTGCCTAACAGTATACTTGTCTCGTAGTAGTCTTTGTACTGACCTACCGCTTCACCAAACTCCATACCTTGACTGACTAGGCAACCAAATAATAGGTACTCTGTTAATCTATGTAAGTTTTTAATATTATTCCGTGGCTTAAATACAAAACCCCAGAACGTATGCCCTCTATAATGTTGCTGATTCGTTTGATTGCAAGCGATAACATTCAAGAATGTACTCATACTAGCATTATTATTGAATACCCGCAATCTATTTTCTAAGTTGTATTCGACTTCTTTCTCTTTTATAAGAGTTTGTATACCTCTGTATGTATCCATATCCTTTTGCGTTGCGTATGTCACCCTCTTCATAGAGTCAATAAAATCATCGCTACTTACAGAGTTTTCACTGATGAACTTGTACTGAGACTTAGAGACTCCGAATATCTGGTGTAACTTCGTCTTTCCTTCCTCACTACTAGCCCTTTCAATCTGATGTCTAAACACTGTGTTAGACATGTAAGATATGTCTATACCAGCCTTATAAACCATTTCCAACTTATTGTATGTGGTCATGAGTCGTATGAGCGCCCTAGATGACATGTTAACTTTCTCTTCTCCGAGAGAACCGATAACTTTAACCATCTTTTCGTACATCCCTTTGTTTTCTTCTACAGACACCATTTCAAAGAACTTATCTTTACTTTCATAGTTGTAAAACTCATCTCGATGCCAACTGTCTTTAGGTCGTGGGATAACTAAATCCGCGTTATGTATATTGAACTTTACTGGTCTACCATTTCTTTTTATGTAATACTTCTTGTACCGTAAATCGTATAACACTTCCGTTAAAACTAGGTTTCCATTGTCGTTTGTGTACGTCGCATAGAAATGAAAGGAATATCCTGTCTTCTCAATCATATAATAGTTTACATGACCGATAGTTTGTGTTAGTTCCAATTCCCCATTTTTAATCTGGTCTAGCACTTCATTTTTCTCTTTTCTCACTTTATTCCTCCTCTTGTTATTTACTAAATGTTAACTACGAATCTATCATATCACAATAAAAAAAGAGAGTCAATAGACTCTCCTTAAAATTACTAATTATTTTTAACGTATAAGTGATAGTTCCAAGCAGCCATTAATCCACGGTCTGTCAATTTATTAACCTCATCTCTATCCGCTTCAATTACATGGATAAGATAGATTCTGATTAACGCGTAGTCATCTTCTGTTAGTTCACTAGCAGAAGAACCTAATTTTTCATTTCCGAAGTAGTTTCCGATTACTCGTTCTAGTTCGTCAATATCGCTAGAGATGTAAGATAGGATGCTTTCCACTTCTTCATGAACGTTTTCTTCAACTGTTTCTTCTTCCATATTTTCGTATTGGCATCGGAAGCAGTTACAATCCTCTTCCTCATCTCCGTACTGGTAACTTTCTTCTTCCTCTTCTTCGTTGTCGTCATCTTCTTCGCGTTCTTCGTAATCATCTTCGCTTTCCTCATACTCTGAGCCTGAGTAGTCGTGATATTTCTCTTCTTCCTCGAAGTAGAATGATAGGTCTTCTCCTTCGATATCGATAGTAATTGTACCGTTTTTAACTGTTAACTTGAACTTAGCAACAGCGCCGTTCTTAAGACCGCCAGCTAACGAGTATCCGCCGCCTTTAGATTTCAACACATTGATTGACTCAACTAACATCGGGCGGTATACGTCGAATAACTCACCTTTGTAATCGAAGTAACCCATAACCTCATCGATAAATTCATCGAATGTTTGCTTGCGTTCCTCTTCCTCTACTACTTCTACCTGTTCACTCTTCGGAATAGCTGTATCGAAAGCTTCATTTAAGTTAAATGCGATAGTACTGAATCGGTCACGCACTCGCTCTTTACCTTCTGTTGTTTCGATATCTAGCCCGCAAGCTAACTCTTCTACTAATCCTGTAATTTTAGTTTGTGCAATTACCAATCGATTTACGAATAATTCTTTTTTGTTTGACATATTATATTTCCTCCTATTATTTAAACCTCGTTTTTGTATGTACCTAACTTGTCCGCAAATGTAGAGAACTCCCCGCGATAGTTTTTAGTTAACTCCGCGAACTCCACACCTTCGAACTCCCCACTTAATCTACCTTGTTTGAAATGGTGAATCAGAGCTGAGAATCCAGAATCTTTTTGTTTAATGTCAATCTGACCTGTATGACCAATCATTGCTATATAACAGCTATCTGTGCAGCGCGTTAATGTTTTCTTGATTTCCTCTAGTGTTCCGTTCTGTATCTCATCCACAATAATACCTGCGTTTTCTATTGTTCTACCACGCAAGAATGTATGAGGTACAACTTTGAACTCGAAATCATTGAATGAACTTGTCATCAGTTCTAGATTTAAGTATTGCGGATTCACTCCAGCTTCCGTAAGCGCCTGATAAAATGGAACTGCATACTCTCCTATCTTATCAGCAATACCTCCCGGTAAGTATCCTACCGAGCGTTCTTGTACTGGGAATACAACGTAATAAATTTTATTTATGTACTCTTTCTTTTTTAAAGCGTTCATAGCCTGTGTTAATACAGTCGTTTTACCTGTACCCGCTTTCGCATTAGTGATAATACGTTTATGCTTGTACAATTTCTCAACCATATCTTCTTGCTCTCTATCTAATTTCTTTATGTATGGGAAATCCTTTTCGCTTAGTTTACTCAACGTAAGTCGTTCTTGCTTCGCCATAAACATTCTCCTTTAGATTTATTGAACTCCTTACTTTTATTATATCATATTCCCGTTCGTAGCGGTTCCTCCTCTCTCTTATACACTTATAGTACACTAGTAATTACAGAAAGTCAACAAGTAAAATAAAAAAACTACTAAATTAATTAGTAGTTTCTAGTTTTGCATCTATTAATGATAGAATAGCGTCGAAATCAGTGAACTTACTGAACCCGAATACAAACTCCAATCCACCATGACCGCCCGCATTCATTTCTTCCACTGTAACCGGACAACCATATTCTTTATTTTTTCGAATCGCACGAGCCAATAAGATGAAGTCCGTTGTTTCTACGAAAGCTTCCTCAAGTGCAGCAGAAGGGATGAAAACGCTATGTTCCGATTTAACCGCTCCTAATGTCTCGCGTTTACTATAACCAATGACTGCATCTCGTAAATATTCAATCAAGTTACGAGGTTTTTCGTTCTTTTTAATATCGTCTGATAAGATAATCTCTTTCGGTTCCATGTTTACCTCCTACGCGTTGTTAACAACTAATTGAATTTTTGCATCTTCCGTTTTACCTTGTTTCTTTTCCTCTTGGTCATCCGGGAAGTTGTTTTCACACCATTCTTTGTAGTTCTCTTTCTTAACAAACGCAATGATGAACGCAATCTCTGAACCTTCTAATCCAGTATTGATAGATGATACACCTGTAGGTGGGTTTCCTGTACCGTCGTCTGTAATAACCATTACATCTGCGCCTAAATCCACTACATGCCCTGCTCGTACATGCTCCGCAAATAAGTCACGTAAAACTTTCATATTAGCTCCGTAGTCGATACCTTTGCGGAATACTTCTTTATGTAATTCTGGGTCATCATGCCAATTACTTACAATTTGCATAAAGTGTGCTTCTCTTGATTCGTCCTGTGCCGGGTAATACGTGAACTGATAATCGTTAAATCGGTTCTTAGCTAATTTCGTTAACGACGCGATAATCTCTGCGTAGTCTGTAATAGATGCCTTTCGTGATACTAAATCTGTTAAACTTAATTTATTTGTTGTTACTTTTACTTCTGTCATTTTATTATCTCTCCTTAAATTGTCTTTTATTTCGCTTAAAGCGTTTAGCGCACCTTTTATAGATGCGGCGTAATCAGTATCTTCTCTATGCTCTTTCACGGATTTTTTAAAACCGAAAAATACAACTAGAGTATAGATGAACAATGCTACTATAATAGCTTTCACGAGTAGTATGTTGTATTCAACGGGCGGGTACAACTCAACTTGTCCCTTTGAATGCACTCGACAGTTTATCGTAAATCAGCATAGCGACACCGATAGGTATGCAAATTATTAATAAAATTGCTGTGATACCCATTACGAATAAAGTAATCGTGATTGCTAGTATTATTAATGAAGCTGTAAATATAATCTCTACTATCCATGTTAACACTTGGTATAGAAACAGAACTGCTAGGTCAAGTATGAACATTTACTCACCTCTATGTATTCTTCATTATTTCCACTTGTCATATTTAACCACCCTTATTTTTATTATAACATATTATAGAGCTAGAGATAGTTGCCCTTCCTCTTCTTCTAATGTAACAGGTTCTATCTCTTCGCTTATTTCTTCTTTAATAGGTTCTTTATGTAAAGTGCCATCTGCATTAATCCATCTACCGCCAGATTCATATGTACGTGTTTCGATAATTTCATAGTCTTGGAAAATGCCACGCTTGTCCATTTCTACCGGAATCTTATTCATCGCCTCCTTTACATCCTTACCAGCATTTGTAAATAAATGCACTTTACCATTCTCTGTTTTTACATCAAATTGAAATAACATCGTTATCTCCTCCTTATGAATCTATCTTATCATCATAGTTTTCTAAAAGTCAACAAGTTTTTTACATAAAAAAAGAAGCCCCGAAGGACTTCTAATCTCTTACTCCTCTACGAAGTTAATGTAAGATGAGTCGTTGTATACCCACTGATTTCCACCTAAGTTTAACCAGCCGTTTTGTTTTGCCCAAACGATGTACGATTCACCGAAATTTAACTTACGGATGATAGAGTACCCAGTACCAGCACCGCTACGTAAGTTCACGTTATTACCACGGATGTAAGCTGTACCGATTGGTTCTCCACTAGCTGATGGCTTTTCCACTGGTTTAGAAACTCCAGCAGCGCGCTCGAAGCGAACGAATGAAGAATCGTTTTTAACCCATTGGTCGCCACCTAAGTTTAACCAACCATTTACTTCCGCCCAAACGATGTACGATTCTGGAGCGTTTAATTTACGAATTACGTCGTACCCTGTTCCAGCACCTTTACGTAAGTTCACGTTTGTTCCAGTTATGTATGCTGTACCGATTGAACCGTCAGAGTTTGTTCCGCCACTAGAGCCTCCAGAACCTCCGCCGTTATCTACTGCACCGCCATTGTCCGCAGGTGGTTTTTGTCCGCCTACTACATCGTATAACTCGAAGTGAGGGTAATCTTTGAACGAAACCCAGTCTCCGCCCCATTTGAAGCCTTGACCTTTCATTGCTGCGATAACCTTACGGAAATTACCTTCAACTGTCCAGATTACGTCAGAGCCATCTTGTGTGTACAAGCATAAGTCTACCGCTACTCCGTAGTTATGGTTCGATTGTCCGCCTCGTGCATTTGTTACGATGTTACCCGGTTTAGTACGACCTTGTGCGTATAAAGCATCCTGTTCAGCAAATGAACGGAAACCTTGCGCTACACAGATATAGATACCTTGTGCATGCATTTGCGTAATAACAGCGCGGGTACGGTCTGCTACGTCTTTACGCATACCTGAGATAGTTAACTTACGGTTCGCCTTGTCGATTAAAGTTTGTAATGACATTGCCATTCTACTTCCACTCCTTATTTTTTATTTACTACTCTACTAATATAAAAGATAGGGATAATTACTCCCTACCTCTATTATACCATACTTAGACTACCGCAGCTCCCGTCGCGTCCACCCATCCGTTGTTATCTTTGTTACGCCAGATAGGTTTATTCAACGTAGTATCGAAGAACGGTTGTCCTACGTATGTTCCTGTTGTTGGTCGTGCAGCTCCAGATGTGATTAAAGGTACCGTCACCTTTCCAGTAGCGTCAGGGTTATTACCATTTACAGATTGCACAAGACCAGTTACCTTTCCGTTTGCATCCGGGGTCAAGCTACTATTAATAGTTTTTACAAACCCAGTCGTACTAGGGATTGTAATTTTCACATCACCATCTGTACCCGGCTTTGTACCGTTAACACTCTTGACCATTCCTTTAATGTCGTCCTTCGTTGCGAAGTCCCCGGTAGGAGCGCCATCTACTTGCACGTTACCTTTGTCGTCCGGAGCTTTACCATTTACTGTTTTAACAGCACTTAGTAAGTCAATCTCCATCTCTCTTATTTTCTTTTCCGGGGAGCCATCATACATACTATCTCTAAGCATTTTCTAGTCCCTTCCTTTCCTTTTTTCTACTGTACTAATATAACAGTAGTTTGGAAAATTCTAGTAACCTTTATTGAAAATGTCTGTAGATTGAGGTCGCATAATGTCTACCGTTGTATATGCAAAAGCGTTTTCTTGCTCTTTCGTTATGTACGGTTCCAGTACGTGTTCCATACCAACCATAGAGTATACAGAAGACTGAGCAAAATGGTCGTCACCTTTGTCCATAATAATCTGATAAATTGCTTTTGTTTTCTCATCTTCTTCATCTCGAATTACCACGTTTTTCCAATGTTCCAGATATAAAGCTAGTTCTCTATCCATTGTGTTATAGAATCCTAGACGACCCATCTTCATATCAGAAATATGTTTTTTATTTTGTGTTAGTTTATCGACTGTAACCATGTTACGTTGCTCTGACCATACCGGGTTAATTTGCCCAGTAGAACGAGGGTTCGGGTTAACTTTAACACCGTAAGCTACACCAGCACCGAAATGTTGGATTAACTTGTCCACGTAGTTACCAGAGTCACCAATATCGGCACAGATAATATCGGGTTGGTAAGGGATTAGTTCAACTATGATTCTCTCTAAATCCGCCTCGATGTTTGCTACACCTCTAGCTCGTTCAACAGAGAACATACGTAGCATGTCGATACGTCCGTCATCTTTAAATCCACGAACTGTAACCCAGTGACGATTACCCCAGTCAATACCTACAGAAATGAATCGGTAGTCTCCTCTATTCATTAGTGGAGCTGAGTAGTAATCGCGCATGTTGTTTGTGATATCTCTATCTTGAACAGCTAATGCAACATCCTGATACGGATAACCTAACACGTAGTTGTAGAAATGCTGTTTAGATTTCGCTTCTAATTCCTTACGTTTTAAAGCATCGGCACTAAACCATACCGCATTTAACTGTGTGATTAAGTATCCGCGAGTACCTTGATTGTTAATACTTCTATCCGGGAACTCTGCTACCCATTCTCCGTTGTACCATCTGTCTAACGTCTTACCGCATTTCTGACAAACGAATCGGTATGTACCATCTCGAACTGTTTGAGCAAGAACATCTACGCCGCTCTCATCCATACATTCGATGTTTTTATCGTAATCTAGTTGTTGACGCATGCCGCAATGTTCACACTTATGCATGTACACGCGTTTATCAGAACGGTCATACAGGTCATGGATACCAAAGTTAGGTACCGTAGGTGTTGACCATCTTCGTAAAATACCATATTGAGATGAAGACATAGACTCCATCGCAGAGATTTCCGCCGAACTATTTACACGGTCATACTCATCCAGTGATAGATAATCGATATCGACACCCTCTACCGCAGCGCCCTTACTAGAAGAACGGAACAGCATGAAGCTATTTCTAATTTTTTTCTTTTCTAACGAGTCAATCTTAGGGTCAGAAATAGTAGCATAATAACCTTTCTCAAGTAATGGGTTAATACGCGTCGTTACAAAGTCCTTCATTTGTCGGTTCGTAGGGAACGTGTAGAGGCATTTTACGCCCGCATAGGAGTGTAGGTCTGCAAACCATAACATCTCGCCTACACCGACCTCTGATAGCCCTAACTGACGGGATTTAATTACCGCCTTGTTAGGATGCGTATCATTGATGATTTCTGTTTGCCACGGTCTGTGCGCTTGCGCTCGTAATGAGTCCTTGCCTCTAACGTGGAAGGTAATCGGGTGACCTTTTACCGAGTGGTTCTTTAATAGATAAGACGAACAGTTTAACATCGTCAATACATAAGCTAGTTCGTCTTTTGATAACTCCGTCCTACCGAACGTTTGTTTAGCTATGTTCTGTATCATTTCTCCTGTTAGATTATTCATTAGAATGTCCCCTCATTTTCTGCATTCTGAGCTATGTCCATATTTCTGATTAGGTCTGCTACATCGTTCATATCCATTGTAGATACATCGATTTTACCTTCCTCATCCGCCGCCATCTTACCGTCACGAACCATATCATCCACAACTTTCTCTTGGCGCATGTTAATTTCTGGTAACATTCCAGCTCCTTGTTGACCGTTCATCATTTCGTCGATACCATTAAGTTCCTTATAAGCTCCTAACACGCGGATAGCATCAGCGATGTTATCAATAGGAATCTCACCCATTTCTAACTTCTTAATGAACTGTTTCATAGAAGACGAGAATGCGGAGTTTAACGTATCACGTAATTCTTCTTGTGAATCAAACACACTATTCTTCTTCTTTATACCTTTCTTTATGTTGTTCGCCATTGACATCTTGCAGTTCCCCTTTCTGTTTTAGTACACGATAGCATGAGTTAACATCCTTGCAGATGTGGATATGTACAATATCACTTAACTCGAATCGTATCTGGTTTTGTGTTGTTATGTATTTTTGCGTTTGTCTTGAAAGAGCAGATAGCGGTCTTCCACATATGGAGCATAATCTTGGTGTGAAGACTCGTCTATCTCCTTTTTTAAACTCTCTGTATTTTTCTGAATTTTGAAATAATTTACGTCGCTTTTCGACAACCTCCCTTTTCGTTATCATTCATCGTCTAGCTCCTCATCGAAGCGCTGGTCTACCTTTTCTAACAGCTCTTCGTAAGCGTACAGTCTGTCGTCAAGGAATACATCGGAATCATCAATGTCTTCGTAAACAGCAGCAGAATAAAGGAAAGGGAGTTCTAGGATTAGCTCGTCCAAAACAATGTCGATAACATCAGATGAAAATACGATTCCATAGTTGATGAATTGGCTCATTAAATGTCCTTCATATTTATCTCTTAATTTATCTACAATCTCATGTTCAGTATCTCCTACTGTATCTCTGTAGTCCTTTTGAAAATCTGCATAATCGTAAGCCATATGTGTAATAGTCATTGTAACCGCTGCTTCCACATCTTTTAAAATATTAGATACGAATGTAGGGTCTACCTTAATTCCTGTTTCTGTTCTATATCCGGGTGCTACAATTTGCGATTCGTTTTCAAAAATGAGCATGATTGTTGTTTTAGCGTAATCTTGTGTAGAGCTTAAAAAATTCTCCATCTCTCTTTCCGTCATTTCAAACATAGCTATTTACCGCCTTTCTTCTCCGTATGTGTATTGATAAAAATCGTATCATATCTTCGCATTGCCTGATTAATTGTTACACTTAATTCTTTTTGTAACTTCATCGCGTTTCTCGTTAGGATATATTCATAGATTCCTAAAGCGACAAATGCGAGGATAGTCCCTGTAATAAAATACGACAGCGTTGAACGTTCTACCACGATACCTCCTAGACTTAAAAGTGATGCGATACCAAACCCTACCGCTTGTACTACAACAACTAGTAAGATTTTATCTCTTAAACTTTTTTCTACTTTCACGGGCTACTCTACCTCCACTTGAGAAATTTTTTGGTACTACCCTAATATAGTAGTTATCCAAAAAATATCAGTACGAAGTACTATATTAGTACTGATAAATCTCTAGGAAGAGGGTAATTACAATGGTATATTTCGTGCTGTCTATTGCCTTTACCCTAATCTTCTACCTCGTAGCTTCTTATATGTCATATATTACTGCATCCATTCTTCATCGAGGTATAATTTTTCGTTTGATTATTCCAACTGTAAAAGCTGTCATGTTTATTACAATTGTCTATACCTCTATTATAGCAGATATCGTACTATTCAACGGCGGCAAGTACGAAACCGTCGCGTTCAAAAACGGTGTCATGTCTACGGTTGTAGTTACTTCTCTAACAACGAACAAAGGAGAAAGGGGGAGGAAAAAATGATTCCCGCAGGAAACATAAGAAATATTGATGTAAAAGGCGAATTATGTGAGCTTATTGACAATATGGTGAATGGTCACCGAACAAGTTTCCATATGTATACAATTCATCGATTGATGTCTTTAAGCCTGTTAAATAGCTATGAATTTAAATATCTGGAAACACCAGAAAGTGATTGGATTCGAGTACAGATAACTTTCGATAATGAAAAATCTGTTAAAATAGGAATTAACACATGTTCTCAATATGGTCAGATAGAGGATGAGGACAGCCTTGCAGTTTTAAAAGAGTTATCAGAGCATAAAACAAGTGAAGAAGGGAAGGGAACAGTTAGCAAAGGATTTTTAACATTCAGTAGATAAAAAAGAGAAAGGTGGATTGGTCATGACTAATCAACAAGAATTTGAGTACAGATTAAAAGAGATAGAAAACGTACTGAAAGAACATGCCGAAGAATCCGAAGATATGCAAAAGGTATTAGAGGAACTTCAAGCTATCGTTCGAGACATTGACAAAAACGCAGCTATCAACGAAGAAAAACAATCCAACCTAATCTACCGAATTGACCTCCTACATCAAAAGTTAGCAACATTAGAAACAAGAGGCGAGAAGGGTACGGATAAACAACGTGCGTTAGTCGAGAATGCCCTTATGGTTGTATTAGGTGGTATCTTAAGTTACATATTCAGTTTATCTCAAAAATAAGAAAGGAAGTTGAACATGGCAGTAAAAAAAGACGTAGAAGTAACCCTAATGAACGGAATGATTGCATTCATCCCCGAGGAGGCTTTCCTTACAGCAGGAATCGCAGACACACCGGAATCGGTAATCGGTAACGCTGTTCGTGGTAGTCGTTCGCCAGTATTCCATGTAAACACAAAAGCAGACATGACAGGAGATTGGTTGTACGTAATTGCACAAAATATCCTAAGTTTCAAGGTGACGCATAAATAAAATAAAATAGGGAATAGTAAAAAGACCAGTTTGTGCGGCTGGTCTTTTTTAATGTACGCAGCCAGTTTCTAATTCTAGCAAGCAGCCGTGTACATAGTTCATAATGTGTACTCCTAGTATCCTTGAAAATTCTAGTCCATTTATATTTTCGTAGTAGTCCATCTTTTTTTCTATCGTATATTGAATAATGTATATTAACGAATCGTCTATAGGTTTACCAATAAATTCGTCTAGCGCCTCCTTTAGCTTAGTTTCTACAATGAATTTAAGTATAAAATTATTGATTGCCCTTGTAATCATTTCTTTCCTTTCCCCATTTTCTATAATACCTAGTACTGAGAAATCAAATATTGATAATGTAAGCCTGTTGTATGTGTCTTTTCTAACGTTAACTTCTACTCCATATTTACTTATATATTCTATCTCACTAGTTACAAACACTTATTTTCCCTCCACGGCTCTATTTTTCTTTTCTAATAAACCATATCGTTTTGACTCCAGTTCCCTATTTTCGTCTTCTGATAAGTCTTCAAATAACTCTCTATAACCTACTTTGAATAAGTCCTCCAGCAACATTAACTTTTCCGGTCTAGGGAATTTAAGTCCACCTTCCCAGTTACTAACTGTTGAGAAACTTACTCCCAACTTATCTCCTAGTGAATATGTTGTATAACCTGCATCCATTCTATATTTTTTCAATCTCTTAGGTGTTCGTTCTTTTTTTGTCATCTTTATTTTGACACTCCTTTTCGTTTTATTTGTTGTTGTACATCTACAATAGCACCTTATTTCCTAAATGTCAACAACATTACCTAATTAGTTTTAAGTAAATTCTACACTACCTAGTATATCTTTTCTGAGTACAAGTTATTCCTTAAAAATAACTATTCCCTATTTTATTTTAACTTTTTCCTGATGAAATAGGTTTACCTATTATCTGACAAACCTTATTATATCAAGGTTTAACTGACTTATATTTAATTTTACTCTTGACTAAATGTTTTAATTTTAAATAAATAATAGGTAATATTTCTGATACTATTCCCTATTTTATTTTTAAGGTTTCCCTATATCTATTACTGTATTTATTATTAATATTTAATTACATATATAATATTTAATATTAATTATTTTATTTAGTTATATTTATTATACTCCACGTCCAAAAAATTAATTAATAAAAGACAAGTAGCTCATCAGGACAGACGAAGCCGACAGAAGCCGATTGAGCGATTCTGATGTAATTTATCTAATAAGAAGTTAAAGACGTTGTACGAGGCTCCTAGATACCTCATATTAGATGATAAATAAGTTAAAGGCTTGTCAGGATTATACCTAAAATAAATATTCAGAATTTTTAAAATATTTTACTTGTTAGTGTGTATTTTTCTTCAATACAGGTTATAATATAGATATAGGTTCCCCCATAACCTATCGTATCTAGTTTTCTCCTCCTCTGATTCGTGAAATCTTAGATACATGTTTTGTTAGGCATATTATCCTTCTCACTTTGAATAGGTTGATTTTTCATTCGTTTTATGTTAACACGCTCTTAAATGAAACGGATTAGCCCTGTCTGGTATGTACGTACCGTGATGGGGCATTTTTTATGTCCACGAAAATAGGGAGTTGCCTTATATATGGTATAATAGAAGTAAGGACATTTCCAACAAAATCAACTACTTAGTACTATATTAATAAATAGGGTGTGGTTTTATTGACCTCATATCAAAAAGATGAAAAATGGAATAAAGCAAAGCAACTGTTAGCTACAGGTTTAACTTGGATTGAAGTGGTTAGTTACTACAGGCTCTTAGGTGGAACGAAAGTGAAAGTATACTCCATCCTAGAACGAGAGAAGTTGTTAATCATGGATATGACTGGAGATAAGAATGTAGCCTTAATAGATGCGAACGGGGAAATAGTCTATGCAAGTTATCTCGATGTCAAGAACAGTCGCAAGGTTTTCGAATACAGATAATTCAGAATATTCCCTATTTTATTTGAATAGAAGGTGGAATGCAAATGGGATTCTGGAGTTTCCTAAAGAAAGCTCCTTCGGCAAATCCATTAGAATTATTGAATCCAGAGGACAAGCACTCTGAGATTTCTACGATGATTCGACAGATTGAAGAAGAGCAAATTATGAAGAGTACGACAGCAGAAAAAGGTAAAGCCAAAGCTTATGAAGAACCGATATTAGGTCAATTCTCAATTAACCCTGATTACAAAGAGGCTCCGTCAAAAGATGGCAACTACAACCTGTTAGAAAATTTAAAGTTGTGGTCACGAAAGAACATCATTGTTAACGCTATTATCAACACCCGTGTTAACCAAGTTTCGATGTTCTGTAGCCCGGCTCGATACAGTTCGAGAGGTGTAGGGTATGAGGTTCGATTAAAAGACCCATTTAAAGACCCGACTACACATGAAGAAGCTGCAATCAAACGCATAGAAGACTTCCTTCAATATACAGGAAACATGAAGGATGACTACACACGAGATAACTTCCGTGGATTCATTAAGAAGATTATCCGTGACCGCCTTATTTATGACAAGATTAACTTCGAATTAATCTACGATAAGCAAGGCGAACTTAATCGTTTTAAAGCGGTAGATGCTTCTACAATCTATGTAGCGGTTGATAAAGAAGGGCGCGAACCTAAAGGTAAGGATTCCGAGAAGTTCGTACAGGTTCTAGACCGAAGAAAAGTAGCAGCATTCAAAGCGAAAGAGATGGCTTGGGAAGTTCATAACCCGCGTACCGATATTACGGTAGGTCGATATGGTTATTCCGAGCTAGAACTAGCGATGAACCACTTACAGTACCATGAGAATACAGAGCTATTCAACGCTCGTTACTTTGCTCAAGGTGGTACAACTCGTGGATTACTTCACATTAAAACTGGACAAGACCAATCGAGACATGCTTTACAGGCATTCCGTCGTGAATGGCAAACAATGTTTAGCGGTATCAATGGCGCTTGGAAGATTCCGGTTGTATCAGCAGAGGATGTTAAGTTCATCAATATGACTCAATCATCAAGAGATATGGAGTTTGAGAGATGGTTAAACTATCTAATCAACGTTTTATGTAGTATCTACGCTATCGACCCATCGGAGATTAACTTCCCGAACCGTGGCGGAGCTACTGGTAGTTCTGGTAGCACACTAAACGAAACAAGCGCAAGAGAAAAGAACCGTATCTCTCGTGACAAAGGATTAGAGCCTCTATTAAAGTTCATTGAGGATGCAATCAATAAATACATAGTTTCACAGTTTGGTGATAAATACATATTCACATTCGTTGGTGGAGATGCACAGACAGAACGTGAAATCTTAGAAACTCTTGAATTACAATCTAAAGTCGGTCTTACATTTAATGATATCCGTAAGAAGCTTGGCTATCCTCCAGTAGAGGGTGGAGACGTAATCAACAGTGGTGTTCACGTACAAAGTCTAGGTCAAATCATGCAAGAGAAAATGATGGAGCAACAGTTTGCATTGCAGAAGCAAGAAGCAAAACAAGCGAATGCAGCAGCTAAAACCAAGACCTCCACACCAACCAAAGAGCAGTCAGAAGCACAGCAGAAAGGGATGAACGGTGACTCTAAAAACGTCAACGGTAAAGGAACCTATAACAAGACCGTAGGTAAGGATGGTCAAGTAAAAGGAGCTAAAAATACCAACGCTGCAAAGCAAGGCGGCAAAGGCAACAACGGCGAAACTGTTAATAGCGACGCTAAGAAAGGCGGTAAGAAGTAATGAATAGTTATAGAGCTGTTTTTTATTACATGGCGTTAGCTATCATTAACATTCCGAGAAGTCTCTATTACAAATTAACCAACAAAAATTAGAATAACCCTCGACTAAGTGGTACTTTTGCTATATTAATATCAGTTACTATCGTACCACTTAGAAAGGAGGAATGCACTTGGAAACATACGTGGATAAAGCAACAGGTAAGTTTAATATGTTCGTACCAATCGATATTGAAGAATCTATTAAAAAGAATGACGATTCTCCTTCCGAGAAATCTTGGTATCTTCGTGGGTACGCAACAACTCGTGACTTAGACAGACAAGACGATATTGTTGACCCTAACGGGATTGACATTGATTACTTCTTGCAACATGGATACATAAATTACGAGCATCAACAAGGAGACTTCTACAAAATAGGAGTTCCAACAGAAGGGACATATGTTGACCCAGACGTTGGTTTATATGTTGAATGTAAACTATATAAGGACAACCCTTACGCTAAGAGTATGTGGGATTTAGCAACAAACATCCAAAAGTCCGGTGTAAAACGCAAACTAGGATTCTCTGTAGAGGGGTTCGGTTTAGGACGGGATGAAGAAGACCCTCGTATTCTTAAAAAGTTACGCGTCACAAACGTAGCAGTAACAACAAACCCAGCTAACCCATTTGCAACATGGGAACATTTCATGAAGTCCTTTACGGCTGGTTATCCTATTTCACCAGACAACGCTCTCGACGCTGGAGCATTAAGTCCAGAATCATTTGCTAGAAGCCTTTACAACCTAACATGGACGTTAAAGAAATCTGACGATAAAGAGTTTGCAGAGACATGGGATAAGATAGGAGATTACCTAGATGCAATGGATAGAAATACTCCGGAGTGCGCGATGCTATTTTTGCAGATTGCTAAAGGGTATTCTAGAAATGAAGCATTAGAAAAACTAAAAACATTTTATTCGAAATCCAGAAAGGAGCAATAATTAATGACACAAGTAAAAATTTCTGAGTTAACGAAAGAACTAGAGGGCATGTCAGAAAAGGAAGTTGTAGAAAAATCTATGGACTTATCTGTTGAACAAGACGTTACCCCTGTAGCCGAGGCTAAAATTCCGGAACCAGAAGAGAAGGAAGAAGAAGCTAAGGAAGAGGAAAAAGCCGAAGAGCCTAAAGAAGAAGAGGCTAAAGAGGAAGAAGTTGTCGAAAAGTCTGCTGATAAAAAAGAAGACAAAGAAGACAAGAAGGACGAGAAAGAAAAAGGCAAGGATAAGGAAAAAGAAAAAGGTAAAGACAAAGACAAAAAAGAAGACAAGGAAGAAGTTAAGAAGTCTGAGGCTCCTACAGCTCCAGCAGAAGCTTCTGAATTGATTTCTGGTGCAGAACTATTATCTGCGTTCGAAGCTGTTGTAAAGTCTTATGAGGGCGTTAGAAAAGAACTTAAAGACTCTGAGGATTCTATTGTCGAAAAAGTTACTAAATCTATCCTTCCTATGATTGAAAATATCGCTAAACATTTCGAGAACCTTAAGAAAGAAGAGGTTAAAGAAGAAGTAGCGGAAGAGCCGAAGGAAGAAGAAGTTAAAGAACCTGAGGTAAAAGAAGAAGAAGTTAAGGAAGAAGAAACGGAAGTTGTAGAGAAATCTATGGCACCTGTTGAAGAAGAAGAGTTAGAAGGTAAAGCGGTAGAATATATCGAAAAATCTGCTAACGCTGCTGTCGAAGAGGAAGTAGAAGAAGAGGTAGTGGAAGAAGTATTTAAAGCTGCTGACCATGCTTCTACAGTCGTTGATATCGCTATCGCTAGTGGCTTTGACCCGGGAACAAACAATCGCGTATTCCAAGCGGTAAACCGTGTTAAAGAAGGACGCGAAACAGCAGAAGATATCGACATCTTCAAAAAAGTTTTAGGTAAGTAATCCATCTTCGAAAAAAATAAGTAAGAAGTGTTATATTATACTCGTAGGCTCTAAAAATATGAAAAGGTAGCTTCCCTCCTCCTAAGTTACCTTTTCCATTTGTGGTATAATAGAGTTAAGGGGAGATAAATTACGTTATCAATAAAATATATAAAATACATATACTAGAAAGGAAGAATTTATAAATGACAGAATTACAAAAAGAACAGAAAGTCGAAGCTCGTAAGCTCCCTGCTGGTGCAGAAGCAGAGTTAAAAGAACTAGTTTCGAAGTCATTTACAACTGGTACTGGTATTACTCCAGATACACAGCAAGACGCAGCAGCTTTACGTCGTGAACTTTTAGACGACCAAGTAAAAATGCTTGCATTCACAAATGGAGATTTCACTATTTATCCGTTGATTAACAAACAACAAGTTAACTCAACAGTAGCTAAATACGCAGTCTTCAATCAACATGGTCGTACTGGTCACTCTCGTTTCGTTCGTGAGGTAGGGGTAGCATCTATCAATGACCCTAACATCCGTCAAAAGACAGTACAAATGAAGTTCTTATCTGATACTAAGCAACAATCACTTGCTGCTGGTTTAGTTAACAACATCGCAGACCCAATGACAATCTTGACAGAGGATGCAATTTCTGTTATCGCTAAATCTATCGAGTGGGCAATCTTCTACGGAGATGCAGCATTAGCAGCAGAAGCAGATAATCAAGCTGGTATCGAGTTCGATGGTTTAACTAAGCTTATCGATGAAGCTACTAACGTTATCGACTTAGCTGGGGAACGTTTAGATGAGGCTACTTTAAACAAAGCGGCTGTAATCGTAGGTAAAGGTTATGGACGAGCTACTGATGCATTTATGCCAATCGGTGTACAAGCTGACTTCACTAACAACCTATTAGACCGTCAACGTGTTATCCAACCGTCACAAGCTGGTGGATTCTCAACTGGTTTCTCTATCAACCAATTCTTATCTACTCGTGGTGCAATCAACTTACATGGTTCTACAATCATGGAAAATGATAACATCCTAGTTGACCGTATCCCAGAGCCAAACGCACCTCAAGCTCCTACATCTGTAGTTGCTACAGTTAAAACAGCAGACAAAGGTAAGTTCCGTCCGGTTAAGGATATTAAGACTCACGGTTACAAAGTTGTAGTTCACTCTGATGACGCAGAATCATTAGCATCTGATGAAGTAACAGCAGTAGTAGCTAACCCTACTGACTCTGTATCAATCGCAGTTAAGCTTCAATCTTTATACCAAGCTAAACCGCAGTTCATCTCTATCTACCGTAAAGGTAACGAGACAGGACATTACTTCTTAGTTGCTCGTGTACCACTTGCTAAAGCTGACGAAAATGGTGTAATCACATTCGTTGACCGTAACCAAGTAATCCCTGAGACAACTGATGTATTCATCGGTGAATTAACTCCACAAGTAATTAGTTTACTAGAGTTACTTCCTATGATGAAACTACCATTAGCTCAAATGAATGCTACTACAACATTCACAGTGTTATGGTACGGCGCATTAGCATTATACGCTCCTAAGAAATGGGTTCGTATCAAGAACGTTCAGTACATCCCAGCTCTAGCAGCAGATGTTACTTACCGTCCTTAATTAATACATACCAAAACTAGTTAGGGTTTTAATAGATAGACGTACCTACCTCTTAATTGAGGAGGTACGATTTATAAAAACTACCATACCCTAACCTGATAATATCATAGGTGTTTCGCCACCGCAAGTGCGAACTTTAAAATAGTCCTTTGACAACTAAATAAAAAAACTGAATAGGAGCAGACAAAAAATCTGCTCCTTTTTATTTCAAAAAATACGATATAAAGGAGATTTATTATGTTAGTAAATGAACAATTAGCAGGAAAGACAGTAGCATCAGCCTTTGGAGACATTACCTTCAATGAGAAAGGTGAAGCTGTAGAAGTTAAACCAGAAGTAGAAAAGGCTTTAGCACACGTTCAAGGATTCACTCTAGTAGAAGAGAAGCCGGAACCAAAGAAAGAGTCTCCAGCTAAGAAAGCCGCACCTAAAAAGGCTGCACCTAAAGCAGATAAAGAAGAAAAATAATAGGGAGTAGGGTTGTGTATGTTCACAAATGAAGAAAGAGGATATCAGTATCAACATAATAACGAGAAGTTAATCTCTCTAGAAGATATTGAAAAACTCCGACTAGAAGACTATGGATTAACCGTAGATGCCGTTAAGATGAATCACTTCGGTATTGTTGTTACTGACCCTAGAACTGGTGAATACATGCCGGATGAGTTCTATCAATCTAAAATAGAACAGGCTGTAGCGCAAGCAGAGAAGAAGTTAGACATCGTAATTCTCCCTCGATACAACTCTGAACACCACGATTACTACCGTAATGACTTTGAAAGCTTCATGTTCCTTCGTACACATCAGCGACCAATCATGCAAGCAGAGAAGGTTACATTAGAGTATGGTGGAGGAGCTGTTTTTAACTACCCTACGAAGTGGTGGAAGGTTTATAAGCTAGAGGGTCACTTAGAGATGCTACCGACTCTAATGCTGTCAGAGCAGGGTCAGAACATGAATTTAGCGCAAGCATACTCCGGTTACCCTATGATTGCAGGTATTCCACATTTAGTTGGTAATAACTACGCTCCACAGATGTTCCATGTAGAGTATGTAGCTGGCATGTTACCGCCAAAACGAAGAGGTGTATCGCAACCGTGGGAAATGCATCCTGATTTATGGACACTCATTATTAAGATTGCTTTAAAAGAAGTATTCCAACAATGGGGTCGCTTAATCGTAGGTGCAGGTATCGCGTCTATGGACATCAGTATCGATGGTATTTCACAACACATTGATACAACTCAATCTGCTATGTATGGTGGAGCATCAGCCGATATCATGCAGCTAGATAGAGATATTCAAGAATTAGTAGATGGATTGAAATCTTACTACGGAGTTAACTTAGGAATTATTTAAGAGAGGAGGTAGAGTATGGCGGATAAACCGTATATGTTGCAAGCCACCGCACAGGCTACACATAGATTACCAGACTTAGATAGCCACGTAGAGAACTTTGCTCAACGCGTTATGTGGGAGAAGTCGTATTTATGTCCTTGCCGGGATAAAGCAACAAGACAACCACAACAAAGCTGTAAAATCTGTCATGGTAGAGGTATCGCCTATCTACCTGCTAGAGAAATAGGTATGATGATTCAGTCCCAAGAGAAAGGTGTATTCAACGGGGACTTAGGATTAATCGATACTGGTTCCGCAATAGGTACACCAGAAAGAAAAACAAGAATCGCATTCCGTGACAGAATCACCGTTACTAAAGCTGTTATATCACAGTCATTCATTTTCGATGCTACACCTAACCGAATAAAGCATGGATTCTACATGGTCTACGATGTGAAGAAAATCGAGTTCGTTACATCTATGAAAGGTGAACTATTAGAGGGACAAGATTACACGGTTGATTACAACAAGAATCTATTCTTCCCTAAAGAGCATCTAGACGGATACAACATATCGATTAATATCGACACTACATTACGATATCTAGTAGCTGACCTATTGAAAGAACATCGATATGTACGAGATATGGATTACTCACAACACAATGCAGTTCAAAAGCTGTTACTAAAGCGTGAGGATATTTTCATCGAGAAAGAAGCATTCGAAGTTGGCGTTAATAATAAGGAAGTAGATACTATCATCGATGCGAAGCGTAAACCTAGCACAGATGGATTAAACGGGTTCTTCAAAGGGATTGGTTAAGAATGGTTAGGAAGAACAATAGAAGACCTAGACTTTTCCAGAGTCAGTCACAGATGAAAAAGGCTCTTACCAATCTGGGAAATAATTTAAGTAATCAGGTTCTCGATGAAACCGCACAAGCTATCGCTAAAAGCAAACCGCAAGGTATGGAAGTTAAAAGAAAGCCTAAGTACCTGCAAGTAACAGAAAAACGATTGGATTCTATGGGTGTCATCGACCTTAAGCCTTACTTCGCACAAAGCAGCAAGCGTAAAACAAGTAAGGATGGTGGATGGTACCTTACAGTTCCAATCAGACGGAAAGCAAGAGGCATGTCACGTAGGATGTACGAACAACTACGGGCTATCGATATCCAACCGAACACACGTAAAACTGTTATATCCGACTACTTGTACGATAAGAGAGAATCATCTGATGCAGGTATGTTAAATTACACTCCTACTTCTAACAACATCACGAAGATTAAAGTGGGAAATAATCGACATGACTATGTAGCATTTCGTACCGTATCAGATAAATCACCTGCTAGTAGCTGGATTGTGAACAGAGGTAAGGTAACCGTTAACAACACTTCTAAAACCTTTGTATCGAACGTTAACAGGCTTATGAAGTGGAATATGAAGAACGGTGTTTAGAGTTTAGAAAGGAGGAGAAAATTTGTTATCTAGTATTGATACATACCTATATACCCAGATAGAAAGTACTCTGGGGAATTTGTTGACGAACCGCTATATTATAGAAGAACTATTAAAAGAGGTTCAACCAACCGTAAGAGAAGCGTTTATCAAGGCTTATGTATATGACGAAAAACGTAACCCGGCTCCCCCGGAAATACCAATTGTATACACAATGCCGCAGGATAAACAAATGCTTCGAGGAGCCATTTATATCGGACTTAGAGAGGGAGAAGAATCCCACACTAGTATCGGTAACCAAGAAAGTACATATGGCGCTCCATCAAGAGGATTATTATCCGAACAATCCACAATCACAGTAGACCAAACGAACGGAAAAATGTATTTAGAGGTTAGTAAGCCTATCGCAGATGTTGATAGCGTAACGGGTATTACATTCTCCAGTGGTGGACTTGAGTATGTGGGAAATAGAATGTACTTCGATTACAATCCGGTGTTTGAAAATTTAGAACCTTTCACTGTGTGGTATGAAGCAGAATCAGAAAATCCGAACCGTAAAGACGAGTTTGGTATCCGCTCTGGTTTCACTACAACAGAATACTATTCAGTTCTAGTACTCTCTACCAACATGAATACAGTAAGGTGCCTAGATTTATTGCTTAAAGCAGTACTCATCTATATGAGAAGTACAGCAGAAGAGCATACGAACAACCTGTTACAAGGTGTAAAGTTCGGTCAAATAGACGAAATCAAAACAGGTGACGGTGCTGATGGCTCTTCTCCAGAAATCCTATACGGACGAGAAACCATTATCAAGTACGTTACATCCTACAGTTTAGATGTTCCGATTGAAAATAAGATTAAGGAACTTTTAATAAATAGTAAATTCAATTAATAGATTGGAGGTTTCATAGTGGAAAAGGAAGCTAAAGAAGTAAAGAAGACGAAAGTAGAACCGCTTAAACCCTATGTCCACATTGATACATTCATCCAAACTGCGAAACACTTATACGGTTTAAGTGATACTCAATTGGCTGGATTCAAAGCATTAATGAATGGACAACACTATCAAAGAGATGAATTAATTTTCTTAGACAAACTTAAGCAACACTTTAATTTAAAATAATCATACATAGGAAAGGAAGATTACATATATGGCAGTTTCATATGGTTTCAATAGAAAACGTCCACGTACAGAAGTATTCTTGGACTCAACAGCTTTAGGTTCTGCTAACGCTCAAAGTGAAAAACCAATTATCATTCTTGGTTCAGCTTTAGATGGTAAACCTAACGAACCAGTAGAATTAACAAACTTAGCACAAGCTCGTACCGCATTCCGTGGTGGTGAGTTAGTAGATGCTATCGAGATGGCTTGGAACCCGGCATTAAGTCTTAGTGGTGCAGGTAAGATTTACGCAGTACGTACTGACGATGCAAAACAAGCTACACTGACAAATCTTGGATTGAAATTTACATCTAACGTATATGGCGCAGATGCAAACAACATTCAAATAGCATTATCAGATAACGCTTTAACAGGTTCTAAACGATTCACAGTTTACTTCACAAAAGAGAGTTACGAAAAAACATACGATAACATCGGTAACATCTTCGACCTTACATATAAAGGCGCACAAAAAGCTAATGTAGAAGTAAAAGTAAACGCTACTACTAAACTAGCAGAGAAGTTAATCTTAAAGGTTGGCGCGGATACAGGGTCATTAGCAGAGGTTAAATCTTACGAGTTAGGTACAGGAGTCTTTGAGGACGTTAACACGCTTATCAACGACATTAACAACCTACCAGACTTTAAAGCTTCTATGAACGGTCTAGGAGGCTATAAGAACGTTAAAACGCAATACTTTGACGTGATGGCTGCTAAAGACTTAGTAAAAGACACACCAGCACCAATCAAAGCTATCGCGGCTGACTTAGCTAACGTATTATCTTCTGACCGTTACGTAAGTGTTGAAGTAGATTTCACTAAAGGTATCCCTGCTACAATCCCAGTAACTAGTTTAGCTGGAGGTTCAACAGGAACGGTTCCTACTTCTTGGGCTAACTTATTCCTTAAAGTAGCAGACGTTGGTGGTTACTACATCGTACCATTAACAGCAAGTGAATCTATCCATGCAGAGCTTTCTCACTTCTTACGTACAGAATCTAACTCTGGTAACCAGTTACGCGGATTCGTTGGCGGCGGCTTAGATGAGACATTCGAAAGCCTTAAAGCACGTCAAGCAAACATCCGTAACGCTCGTGTTGCCCTTGTAGGTGACGATGTAGTTCGTCGTATGGCGGATGGTCGAGTATACAAAGCTCCGGGTTACATGTACGCAGCACAAGTAGCAGGTTTAGCAAGTGGACTAGCTGTAGGTGAACCGATTACTTACAAGAAAATGAACATCGAGTCATTAGGTAAGAAATACATCGGTGAGCAATTAGACCAATTGGATGCATCAGGGGTAGTAATGTCCGAGTTCGTTCGTAACCGTAAAGGTTCAACTTACCGTATCGTTTCTGACCCGACTACATACAACCGTATTGATGAGCCTGTACAAAACCGTATCTCTTTAGGAGAGGTTTCTGACTTCTTAACTACAGAGTTACGTACAGTACTTGATGAAGAATTTATCGGGACTCGTATCCGTAACACTTCTGCATCTATCATCAAGAACCGTATCGAGTCATTCTTAGATGTCCAAAAGAACGTAGACGGTTTAATCGTTAACTACAGCCCAGAAGACATCCAAGTAGTTATCAACGGTAACACAGCAATCATCAACATCGCTGTACAACCAACACAAGGATTAGACTACATTAACGTGTACCTATCTTACAAAGATAACCACTTATCAGCATAATCGGGAGGTGTAACGTAATTTCCAATAGTTGAGGAAAAAACGTTACACCCTCTACTAAAATTTAATAATAGGAGTGAATGAATATATGGCAAGTTTAGCTAACCAAACTGTCCAATCGGCAAATACCGTGTACTTCATGATTAAGAACGTTCCGATTGCCCGCGCTCAATCCATCAGCTCTGAACGTTCATTCGGTACTCAAGGTGTTTACCAAATTGGTTCCATCATGCCACAAGAACACGTATACTTACGTTATGAAGGTTCTGTAACGGTAGAACGCTTCCGAATGAAGAAAGAGAACTTAGCTTCTCTAGGGTTCGCAGCACTAGGCGAAGAAGTTTTACAAATGGATATCATGGACATTGTACTATACGATAACTTAACACAAGAAGTAGTAATCGCGTATCGTGGTTGCTCTATCGACAGCTACAATGAAAGTGTTAACGTTGGTGAAATCAGTTCAGAGACAGCTCGTTTCTACTTCTTAACTTCTGCTAACGTTCGTAGCGCATAATAATTAAGAGACTATTAATTTAGTCTCTTTTTTTGTTGACATTTTTTAGAAGCTATGTATACTAAAAGTAAAGGAGGAGATAATATGAAGAAGCCAACGAAATTAGTTAAGTACATTGCGGACAAGCTGTTACCAGACAACGCGAAAATTACATACTTCGATAGCCTAATCATCTACTTGGAGGATAGTTACGGATGTGAGTTCGTTATAAAGGTAGTTACAACACCTCACACTATTAGAGCATTTCTATATCATTGCGACTATACTTACGATGATGAGTGTTACCTAGTGCAACACGAAACATACATTAAAGGAATGACGTTTACAATTACACAAATCAAGGAGGAATTGAAATGAGTCATATCGATAGAATGAGAGATTTAATGAGACAAGCTAGTTTCCATCAACTATACGGAGAAGTATCAGCACCAAAAAATATTAAGATGTATAAGAACACAGAAGTAAACACAGAAGAGGCTAAAAAGAAACTAAAACTATACTTTGATATTGACGGTAAGATGCGAGAGGACGAACGGAAATTCCACGACCAATTTAGGGAATGGTCAAACTCAATAGCGATGAAAATGACAGAAATGCGAGATATGAAGTTTCGTAAATGGTTGTATACCGTTGTACTTTCTGACTTCGGTTATGACTTCATTGGTTGTAAAATGGAAAGTGTCGAACCTAACCACATTAGGTTGACTAATGTATTATCCGATGATTCCTTAGATTTATATGTAGAGCGTACAGAGGTAGAAAACTTAACTAACCAGTGGATGGAGTTACAATGGGAACTACACCAAAAAGGCGAAAAAATAAAAGAAGGTAGAGATTTTTTGAATATGGAGATTAAACTAGTCCATAATTAATATATTAAAAAAATGTTACAAGAAGCTGTCGTAATGATGGCTTCTTTTGTTATATTATATGTATGTTCAGAAAGGAGTGAAGTCATGTCTAGTCCGTATCATGCTGCATTTAGAAATGGGATGTACACAGGACAAAATGAGGATTTATTTAGGCACCTAGAACTAGACTTGTTAAAAGCAATCAAAAAAGTAAACGGAATTACACCGGATGAAAACGGTAATATCAACATACCTGTCGGGGGTAGCTCTGAACTAGCACATTTAGAAGATGTTAGTTTGGTAGGTATGACCGATAAAGATGTTCTTACATATGACTCCGCTTTAGGTAAATGGGTTCCAGCACCGAATCAAGGTAAAGCTTCTTCATATATCTTAGAGTTAAATAAGTGGGGTATAAGTAATGTAGGAACAAATGCAACATCGACAACTACAGGAATTAACAACGCATTAGATTGGGCTAGTAGGAATGGTTTTACAGATGTAGTATTCCCTAAAGGAACCTACCTTATTAGCAAGGATAGTGCGGTAAAACCTGTAGATTATTTAACAATAGATTTAAACGGAGCTACACTAAAGAAGGAAGCGAACAACCTTCAAACATACAGCGTAGTTAGTTTTAAGCATAACCAGAAATACGTAACAATTAAGAATGGTAAAATAGTAGGTGACAAAGACTTACACGACTATAGTAGTGGCGGAACGCATGAAGGTGGATACGGTATAGAGTTAGGTAGTTTTTCTCCTCCAGCAGATGGTGGCAATAACTTACGATTTATTGTATTAGAAAATTTAGAAATATCTGATTTTACAGGAGATTCTATCACACTGAATAGTTCCTTTGGTCAGATTCTACCTACACCTACAAACCTAGCATCATCATGGGAACTAGGAACGATAAGCAATACAGATGGTACTCTTGCTGCTAGTACAACTAAAATCCGTTCAACATTAAAGTTCGATATGACGCAGCCACTTATTACAAAATATAAATATTTCGGTTTATATGGAAATGGATATGGTGGATTAGGCTCTGATATTAAATGTGATTACTACGATGTAATTTTCTATAAATCGAACGACACATTTATATCTTCTGCTAAGAGTGTGCAGTTCTTCGATGAAGTAGAAGTACCAACTGGAGCAAGTTACGCAAGAGTCGTACTTCACCAATCTAACGTACCTGTAGCAGCTAACTGTACAATAAATGTGCGCGTCCCTACTTTTGCACAGTTCGTGTACATAAACAAGTGCGACTTACACCATAATAGAAGACAAGGTATATCTGTTTGTGGAGCGAAAAACCTTTACATAGATGGAAACCAGATACATCATATTTCGGGTGTAGACCCACAATCCGGAATAGATATAGAAGATGGATACGACCTAAACCAGATGATACACATTAATAAAAACTTCTTCTACAGCAATGAGAAGTACAACATCATCGTGGTTAACGGTAAGAACATCTTTGTTAAAGACAATGTATTGTTACCTCCTACTAACAGCGGGTACGTAAGTTTAGCGATAAACGGTGGAGCAGATAAAGTCGTAGCTACAGGTAATATCATTAGATTTAGTAAGGTTACCCTGTTCGGTGAAGTTTTATTCGCTAACAATTACATGTACGGATGTCAGGTTACATCTACTGTAGCATACGCAACAAAACAAACGAAGATAGAAGGATGTACATTCCATAACTGTAAATACGTATCAGATAACCCATATCCATTCTCTGTTACTGTAGATAACTGTTCATTCTTCAACGATGTGGATAAGCTAAATGCGTTATCAACTAGCATCCAATGGACGTTAGAAGTAAAACAAGAGCCGCAATCCTTTGTTAACTGTATCTTTCAAGGTAAAGATGTAAACTACTTGACTTACGTAGGTAGCGCTGCATCATTTAAACAAGGTTGGATATTCCAGAACTGTAAGTTTAAAAATACAAAAGACACTGGGTTACTTTGCGGTACATACGTTAACTGTGATTTCACTGAATTAAGCACATTCATGAATATATCCAGAAATACGGATGCTACGAACTCCCTAGAATTAGTTAACTGTAACTTCTCTTCTACAGATGGTAACAACGCTCTATTAACTGTTACACAATTAAAATCATTCATCATGAAGGGTTGTAAAGTAGATAAGACTAGTGGATTCATTATCACAGTTCAGAACGTTAATGACGAAGTATTCATAACAGATAATATCCTTAAACAAACAAACGACGCATTACCTAGAGCTATGGTTACAGTTGAGGCGACTTTCACAGGTAGCGCAATCATCATGAAGGATAATTACTTCCGGGCAAAGAACAATTCTCAAGTTGCTATAAATGATTTAACAACAAATACACCAGCTTTTGTAATACAAAATAACGTCCTAAACAAAGCTACAATCAATAGTAGCAGCACATTAAAATCTAACAATGTAGTTAACGGAGTAGTGCAGTAATATACGCGCTACTCTTTTCTTATTGACTTAAAGTTTATTACAATACCTTTACAATTTCTTTACATCCAATGATTTCCTGTACATTTGTGTTACATTAGTAAGTATAAGCAATACAAATATAATGTAGAGGAGAACGAATTAATGAAAACATTGAGGAATATTGTAACAACATTAGCAATCGGTACAGGAATTTTGTTCGTGGGAGGTCACAGCGCACAAGCAAGTGAGACAAGCGTAGTAGATTACCTATACCAAAAAGGGGAAGACCACAGCTTCTCAAATCGTAGTGAACTAGCTTCTAATTACGGAATCGTTAACTACACAGGAACAGCGCAACAAAATATTAATCTATTATCGTTACTAAAAGGTAACACAGGAGAAGTAGTACATACGCAAGCTCCGGTTCAAGCGGAACCTAAGAAAGAAGTAGCTGCTCAAAAACCACAAGGTAAAACAATTACAGTTCTAGCTACAGCATACACAGCAGACCCAGCAGAGAATGGCGGTACATACGATGGCGTAGTTAAAACAGCAATGGGGCATAACTTATCTGCAAACCCTAGTATGAAAATGGTCGCAGTTGACCCTAGAGTAATTCCACTTGGTTCTCGTATCTATGTAGAAGGATATGGTGAAGCAATCGCGGGAGATACTGGTGGAGCAATCAAAGGTAATCGAATCGATGTATTGATGCCATCTAAATCTCAATCTAGCGACTGGGGAAGAAAAACAGTACAAGTTACAATCCTAAACTAATAGACTATTAAGTAGACACGAAAAATAATCGTGTCTATTTTTTTATTTTATTGTTGACTTTTGGGAAATGCCTAATTATACTAAAGCTATCAAATGACAAGGAGATGCATAAAATGACATCAACATTTACAGAAAGACAAGCTATAGAGAGAATGATGAATTATATCGAAGAGGAGCGCGCTCGTTTATATACAGAGTACGTAAAGAACTTAGATAGATTAAGAGAGTTAGACGACATTGATAGAATGAGTGAACAAGCTGCTAAAGTAGACGAGGTTATGTCAGAAGCTTACGAGCGCCCAATGGTATCTATCGAAGATGTAGAACAAGCTAATAAGAACGCAAGAGAAGAGTTCAGAAAAATAATCCCGGAAGTTATGGAAGAAATAAAAGCTCATTTCGATAAGATGAAGGAAGAAGAAAAAGAGCAACGAGATAACGACTTCCAACCTACAAACTTATGTAACGAAGTTGAGCAATATCTTCCGCCTCTTAACGTGGACGAGCCTAAAGAAAAACCTTCTGCTGGTCTTGAACCCGATAAGTTAGAAATGAGAAAGACACTTATGAGAGGTAGTACAAACGATAACAAAGTCGTTGCTCAATTCGCTAAAGTGATTCTTAAAGAGAATATTGAACCAATGAAATCCAAAGACTTAGTTACAGCTCTAAACAAAGCAGGAATCCAAATGAACCATCCAAATGAAACATTAAGACAAATTAGAACATACGAACCAACAATCAAGAACGTAGCTCATGGTTACTATCAATATGTTAAGTAATTTGCTAGAGGACTATCCAACAAGTGGGTAGTCCTTTTTATGTTATAATAGATATATAGGGAAAAGCAAGTGCTATATTATTAATAGATAACTTAGGAGGCAAGGAAAATGACAAATATACAAAAAGACATTGAGCATTTACAAGAGAAGAAAACGGCTGAACAGGTGGAAGCAGAAAAGCAACACGAGCAACGAGAAACGATTGATAGAATCATTCGAGGAAAGAATGATATCTTCACGAAACACTACGAATTGCCGGAGCTAGATTTAGACTTTATTATCTCAATCAAAGCACCAAACGCAATCGAGGTGGGTAAAATCCAAGCGATGACATCAAGCTACTTAAGTGGAATGAACGTATACATGTCACAGTACTACTTAATTGTGTATCAAACGTTAGCATCCATTAGAGTATGCGGCAAAGAAATTCCAGAATTTTTAAAAAATGATGAAGATATCTACAATTTAGAAATCTTATATGCTATCGGGGTTGATTATTCCGCATGGATGAATACCTTTCGCAGATAAGGTAAAGCACTTTGGCGGATTAAAACAGTTAGCTCGTACTCCTTATATGCGAAACCTCTGGGCGCTAATGAGAGAGTTCAAAATATTACCAACTAGTCCAGAGTTTAAAGAGCTATCCGATATACAAATAGATTTAATGCTATATTCTATGGCGGAAGACGCTAGAGAAATGGAACGTGCACGTAAAGGCGTACAAGGCGATGGCGACCACTACGATTCATCATTCGATGAAGAAGTATGGAACCGCGATGTTGGCGATTGGGAAGTACTTAAAGACGGTCACGATGGTACTAAGATTGCTGAACAGATTAATGCCATGACTAAAGCGGAAGACCTTAAAAACCTTGAGGGTCGATTCGACGGACTGGACGAGTACAATGAACATCTGGAAAATGGTGGCATGACATCTCGTGAATCCGAAGTCACTCAATACATAAACAAACAGCTAGAGAAAGCCGAGGAGCTTGCTAGAGAACGTTCTAGAGGCGGTAATGGTAAACGTCTAGTTGATGACCGGGAGCTTGCTGGCGAGGCTCCACAGTCCGATTACGCATTGAATAAGAAAGTAATGGACAAGGCTATTGCATTATTCGAAGACGATGAAGACGAATACACAGCACTTTAAAGTGGGTAGAGGCGATTTTCCCTCTACTTTTCTTTAAGTAAAAAGGATGGTGAGGGAACTTGGCTAATAAAGAAACATTTATATTTGATGTCAATGCCGATATAGAAAAAGCCATGAAAGGCTTAAATAAAGTTAAGCAAGCTATGGATGATATCGACAGGCTCCAGAAAAAAGGAGAAAGTCGCGGTAACACTACAAATGAGAGTGACATCCTTAATAGTATGAAACATGCGAAGCAAGCAGCGCAGGAGTATAAGAAACTCCAATCGATGCTTAAAGACTTGGATAAGAGTCTTAAAGGTTCGAACCAACGTATGTTCAAGGATAATGACTCCGAGCGAATGAAAAAGGTTACTGGCGTTGACATGAAATCAAAGCAGGATTACCAGAAGTTCGTTCAAGCACAAAGACGTGAACTAGACCGTACATACACAAAAGCAATGAACGCTCAACAGAAGATGGCTCGTTTTGGTCAAACACATACTAAGAACTTTAGTACGAACTACCAACAAAAAGGTATCATGCACGTTGATACAAAAAACCTAGACGAAGCTAAGAAAACTGTAAAGGGTATCCTCTCTGACATTAACGCTTCATCAGGTCAGTTGGATAATGTACTACAGCAAATCAGGGAAGCTAAGAAACTTGATAGACGTTCAGAAAGTTTAGCTCGTCGTGCAAGCGCTTCCGGGTACATGTCACATCAACAAGCATCTAACTTTACTAGAGATTACCAAACTGTTAATGGTTCATACAAAAATAGTAAAGATGCTAACTTAAATCGGTTAACAGAAATCTCTACACAGTTAACAGACTTTGCAAAACAGCTTAATACGATTGAGTCAAATCCTAACGCAACAAATAAGGATATGCAACAACGTGTGAAGTTACAAAATAACATTAGAGCATTAGACCAAGAATGGACAGCTCGTACAAAACTGAATAAGATTTTAGAAACTACTACATCTAATATGCAATCGTATCATGAATCTTTAGTAGGTACAAAACAAAAAGCAGATAGAAATACAGTTCAAGGAATGATTAGCGAACGCGCCCCGGCTATCGGTATGGCTGTTACAGGTGCAGTCGGAGCGACTATCGGTGGTCTATATAGTCAAGGTGGCGCACTAAGTAAAGAGATGCGACCTAGCGAAGTCTACATCGGTCAACAAACTGGTATGGATGGTTCTAACTGGAGAACTGATATTCGTAACAATGCTATGACAGCCGGAAAAGCTAATAAATTAGGTTTCTTAGGTACAGATATGTTAGCATTCCAAGAAAACTATTTAACAGCTAGAGGTAACACTGGTCGTAAGGATTTACAAGATGCCATGAGCGGGCAAGCAACATTTAGCCGTTCTACTGGTATCAGCGCACAAGACACACGACAATTCTTTGATACAGCTTATCGTAGTGGCGGCGTAACTGGAAGCTCAACAAAACAATTCCAGAATGCATTCTTAGGAGCTATCAAACAGAGTGGAATGGAAGGTCGTGAAAAAGACCAACTTAAAGCTCTAGATGGTATCTTACAAGGAATGACACAGGGACGTTCTATCACAAACCAAGACATGATGCAAACAATGGGATTACAAGCAGCTTTAGCTAATTCCGGCGTATCCGCATTACAAGGTAGCAAAGGTGGTCAGGCGTTAGCTGGTCTTGATGAAGGTATCCGTAATGGATTCGGTGACGCTTCTGTTCGTGTAGCGTTCGGTCAAGGTACCGAGTATCAAGGTGTAGAAGGACGTTGGAAACTAAGACAGGAAATGGAAAAGGGTGTCGCTAGTCCAGAAATCGTTAATAAGATGGCTGGTATTGCTAAAGCAGCAGGTGGCGGTAATAAAGAAAGAGAGTACGAAGCTTTCGCATCCTTCGCCAATGAACGTCTTGGTGCCAAACTCACTACACAACAAGTACAAGGTATTATGGACGAATACAACAAGGGTAACTTATCTCAAGAAAACATAAGTAAAATTATGGAGAAGAACCAAACAGAAGGGGAAAAGGAATCTAAGAAGCGTCTTAGCAACTACCAGAAATCTAGTGCAGCTACGGATAGTCAAAGTGAAGCTACATCAGCAGAACAAGCAGTAAAAATTAACGATATGGGTGAAGCAGTTCGTGAAGCTAATATTGCTCTAGGCGGATTACCAGCCCCTCTATATGGAGCTGTCCTTGCAGTAGGAGCATTTACAGCATCAATGTTAGCAGCAGCCGCATCGTTCGGACTTGCAGGTGTTATTAAAAACAAGTCACTAGGAACATATGGTGGTGGCGGAGGCGGAGCTGGCGGTGGAACTGTAACACCGGGAGGCGGTACTGGAGGTAGACCACCAAGCGGTGGCGTAGGTACTGGAGCAGGAGCTAATATTCCTCCGGGGTATGGGACATCTTCTGGTGGAGTAATTGTACCAGAAAGCGCAATACCACCAACAACACCAGCAATTCCGGGAGGCGCAACTCGACAATACTCTCAAGGTGGAGTCGGTAACTGGTTTAAAGGTTTATTCGACCCTAGCGCTAGAGCAGGTGGATTAGCTAACTTCGGTACAGGAGAAGCAATCGCCGGAGGAGCCGCAGTAGCAGGTGGAGCAGCAGCCGCAGCAAACGCGAATAAATTCCCTAACTTGTTCAAAGGCGGATTAAAAGGTAGTGTCGCTTTCAAAGGACTTAATAAAATTTTACTACCTCTTGCAGCATTAACCGCTGTTAGTTCGATTTCTTCCGCAGAATCAGAAGACAAAGGTAAAGCTACTGGTAGTGCAATAGGCGGTATCGGTGGAGGTATCTTAGGTGGAGCAGCAGCCGGAGCAGCAGCAGGTTCTATTATCCCGGGTGCAGGTACATTAGTCGGAGGAGCTATCGGGTTAACTGGTGGTATCATCGGTTCTATCTTCGGTAGCAACATCGGTGAAAGTATCGGTGGATGGTTCGACCCAGAAAAAGGGAAAGAAAAGAGCATTGCACCAGAAGCTCCAAAATCATCTCCATCTAGTGATGTTCCAGCAGCTACGAATACATCTACATCAGGAGCTACACCAATGGCTACTAGTATGGCGTATTCTCCAGACTCACAGATGCCTACTAACATGCCGAACACAGCAGGTAATCCAAACGCTATCAAGGATTTAGTAGACAAGGAGAACACGAATACCAAACAGCGTACTGAAATGAAGAAGACTGACAACTTATCTTATGAAAGAGAGAACTTGACTCTTTATGAGAAAGCGCTTCAAAAGGCGGAGTCTTTACTAGCACAAGCCCGCGCTCAAAACGGTATCATGGGTAATGCAGCAGGTGGTGGAGCAGCAGGTGGAGCTAACGGTATTAATGGTTTCACTGGCGGAGGCTCATTGAAGTTCCTAGCGGATGGTCAGAAGTGGTCAAATAGCAACGTGACACAACATGACTTAGGCTCGACTGATGCGAAGTTAACAGCAGAAGACCTAGATGCTTGGATTAACTCTAAAGCACCGAAAGATTCCATGATGAGAGGTATGGGTGCTACCTTCTTGAAAGCTGGACAAGAGACAGGTCTTGACCCACGTTACTTAGTTGCTCACGCAGCGGAAGAATCTGCTTGGGGTACATCTAAGATTGCCCGCGATAAAGGTAACTTCTTCGGTATTGGCGCGTTCGATGACAGTCCGTACTCAAGTGCATTCGAATTTAAGAATGGTGGAGGTTCCGCAGCAGAGAACGGTATCATGGGTGGAGCTAAGTGGATTGCAGAGAAGTACTACGGAAAAGGGAGAACAACTCTAGATGCAATGCATAAAGCTGGCTACGCTACAAACTCTGACTGGGCTTCTAATATCGCAAGTATCATGAAGGGCGCTCCTACAGGTTCCGGCTCTGGTGCAATGACAGCGACTATCAACGTCAATGTTAAAGGCGATGAGAAAGTATCAGATAAGCTTAAGAGTTCTTCTGATATGAAGAAAGTCGGTAAAGACATGGCGGATATGCTTGGTTTCTATTCTAAAGAGATGGTGATGGCGTAAGCTGTCCCTCTCTTCTTTTTAAATAAGGAGGTTTACAAATGCAAGGTACAAAAGGTGAATGGATTTTCGCATTATTAGTTAGTGTATCTGCTCCGTTCCTAATGGGGATACTCGTTGGTTATATGATATTTAGCTAGAAAGGAGGAACATCATGGTTCAAATTCAAAAAAGGTATCCAACATTTGAAATACAGCTCATCACAGAGGACACGTCCTACGAGCTTACATACGATACCAAGAAGCAATTGTCAAGTGATTCATTCGATAATGCAATCATCTCGTTCAGTTGTAAAAATAGTATGACAGATGATAGCCCGGCATTTGCTCTTATCGTCACAGCAGTAGATAAGTGGGATAAGATTCTAAATGCAAATGACCTTATCAGAATTAAAGTATTCCCGGACGTAACAGATAAAGTACCGGATAATCCGTACATCATGGTTGGTATGATATCTGACATCAAGAAAGATGGGGAATATGCAAACGGTACATTAGTATATCGTATTACTGGACAAGCAATGACAAAAGCACTAATCAACTTCCAAGTAGGAGTTATCCAACAGTTCGCTGCAATCTCACCTAGTTTTGGTTGGTTACCGGATGGAACAGAGCAAGGGTTACATTTCTCAAACAACTCTGCTGCTGGAATTGGTGATGAGCTTATGGATAGATTCCTTTACAAGTATGCTCAATACAAGTTCACAAATGGTAAAGGTTTACAAGATTACTTCACACATAGATTCGAGAGTTGGAAAGAGGATGAATCATTATTAGACCCATCCCCATTCGTAAATTATCAAGGTAGCTTAAGACAGTTCTTAGAAGACATTGTAGCGAAACCGTTTAACGAGCTATTCTTTGAATATACAGTTGATGGTCAATGTGCTGCTGTAATGCGTCCGACTCCGTTTGACCCGGATAAATGGAATGCTCTAGAGACTTACAAGTTTAAGAGTGATACCGTAATCCAAGAATCATTCGGTAAAAACGATAACGAAGCCTTTTCCGTTTATGTGGTACAGGCACCTAACTTACTAGAATACAACAGTTTAGATTTAGGTGTGTTCCCTAGATTCCATCCAGAGCTTATTAAGAAGTATGGATATAAACGATTGGATGCTCAAAACAGATACTTGATGTCTGCGGATAAAGCAATGCAAGGTAATAACGCTGCTAATGGTGGTCTAACGAATTTACCGAACACAGGAGGTACAGGGACTCCAACACCTACACCTAATCCGGGTGGCGGAACAGCTACACCTACTCCTATGGTAATGACAGCACCACAACCAACAACTCGTACTGTAACACAACCAGCATTCGCGGATGTCGATTCGTTTATCAAGAGTAGCAATTATAATGACCCAGAGACGCTTCGTAAGCGCCGTACAGAGGTGGAAGCTGGACTTAAAGCTAAATACCCTAGCATGACGCAATCGATGACTACGAGCATCGTAGATGCCTTAAAAAACGGAACATTTAATGCTGATACATATAGGCAGATTGCGAACTCTGCTACAGGAGATACAAACCAAACAAATAGCTCCGAGAAGAGTGTGGACAACGCTAAGTTAAAAGCATTCACAGACAGACTATATAACTGGTATTGTGAGAATCCTAACTTCTACAGTGGAGACATTCGTGTACTAGGTAACCCGATGTATCGTGTGGGTACTAGAATCTTCTATGAGGATGCAGAACAAGAGACTACATGGGAGTTCTATCTTGAATCGGTACAGCATGAGTTTAGTTTCACAAACGGGTATTCTACTATATTAGGAGTAACAAGAGGTTTACCAGAGAACGGGAAATCTCGTTTCACAAACCTGTGGGGTAAATCAGAAGACTTCAAAGGCGGATACTTAGGTGAAGAAACAATGGCGCAACTTGCAGAGAAAGCAAAACAAGCCCAGCAACAAGCAGGTGGCGGAGCCGGAGGAGCTACAGGTGGTATGGGTTCTGGTGCAGGTTCCGGAGTAGCAATGCAAGCTCTAGGTACTGCAAGAGAAATGACATCTAAGCCATCCGTATATGTGTTCGGTGGTGGACGTTCTGGTAGTAACCCATTCCTAAATTCTCCAATCAAAATCGACTGTTCATCATTCGTCTGGTGGTGCTATAACCTACATGGGGTTCAATTGAATGGTGGCGCTACAGGTATGACAACAGATACGATTGCAAAGGATTCTCGACTACAGGTTATAAGCCCGCGTGGTGGGGATAAGAATGCAGCCTACGCAGCCTTACGTGAAGGAGATATCATTTACTTCGACACATACAAATCTGACGGTCACGTTGGAATCTACTCAGGAAACAGTAAGTTCATAGGTTCCCAGAGTAGCCCGGGTATTCATGAGGAGGACTTGACTACATCGTACTGGAAGAAGGTATTCAATGGACACGTAAGAAGGTTCACAGGCTAATCGTGTTATAATATAAAAAAGGGAGGATGATTATTAATATGTCAGAACATGAATATAGTCCATTATCTGGAATGAGATTCCAGTCACAATTAAGTAAAGAAATGAAACGAGCGTATAAGGAGGGTAACAATATTGTTACCCTTTCTTTTGCGGAAGTTATTAAAGTTAACTATAAATATAATACGGTAGACGTAATTACTACTAAACATAAAAACTCTACAACAAAGAACCCTAACGACAATGGTAAGTACTCTGCTCGTTTACCTATACAATTCGGTGGTAGAACACCACAAGGTAACGTGTACGGTACGAACACACTTGTAACTGTAGGCTCTAGAGTTCTAATCGGATTCGTAGAAGGTAACAAAGATAATCCAATCGTGCTTAACATTTACGGAGCTGTCGATAATCAATCTATGCTTACTAGAACAACTATGACAGGTGGAGACGAGTCTGACGAAGGTGTACAACGTGAACTATGGCAACTATTCAACCTGTACCCATCTATGACATATACAAATGTTGATGGTCGCGGTAATCGTGAAGTTACTTTCTCTGGTAAGAGCTTCTTATACGTTACGGACTCTGACCAAAACAACGAATACGTACAGGACGAAGCTTTTGATTACATGGATTTACCTAGCTCACGTTATGCAAACGGAGAACTAATTGAACCGGAATCACCAAGCTCACCTACAGTACTTTACGTTCATCAGGGCGTATATGAGAAACATAGATTCACAATTTTCATTAAGTCCGATGGTACATTCCGTATGGGTAGCCGTAATGAAAAAGGTCACGGTATTACATACCAACAAATGAACACGGATGGTAGTTTCTCAATTGTCAAGAAAAATGATACGACAAACCCGGAGGAAGAATCATACGACCAGTCTTCTATGGAAATCCTTAAGAATGGTAACGTACTTCTTCAAAACCCAAAACATAAGTTCGAGATTACAGATGATGGAATCCTAGTAGATGGTAAGAAGTTATCGGAGATTGGCGGAGGCGGAAGTGGAGAGAATCCAGAGTACGAAGAAGCTATCCGACAAATCAATAAAACTATCGAAACAATGTCTGTAACAATGAAATCTATTGAGGGCGGTTTAGAAACAAAGGTAGAGAAGAATACATACGAGATTGACCTTGACGAAATCAAAGGCGCACAAGACGCGTTACTTGCAGAAATCAAAGCAATCATCGCAACATTAAAAGTTGCTTTAGAAGACTTACGTACTTTTATCGGTTCTGGTTTCCCGGACGGTGTAGTAACAGATGCTCGTAAGATAGAATTGAACAAAAAAATGCAAACTATCGATGCATCTAAAACAGTACTAGATGGTAAGTATGCAGAGGTTATGGCTGACCCATTCTTATCTGACACACTTAAGAACACGTTAAAAATCTCTAAAGACCGTGTAGATGGATACCACCAAGCATTACATAACGTAATCGACGCATCTATCACAGACGGTACAATCACAGCACAAGAGAAAACAGACATCAACACAGCTATCACAAACTATGTAACTTCTTTAAATAACATAGAACCTGTGTTCACTTCTAGTATCGAAGCATCTATTGTTGAACGAATCAAAGAAGCTGTAGAAAACCCAGTCAACTACACGAATAAAGAGATGAAGAAGCAAAGCGCAATCTTTACGCAACTATTCAATGCTATCTCTATGAAAGTTAGTACAGAGGAATTAACATCTCAAGTGCAAGACTTAGAAGTTAAGATGGCTACGAAGGAGGAGCAGAAAGCGCTTACTGATGAATTAGAACGAGTTGACCAGAAAGTAAATGGCGCTCTATCTAATCTTCCATACCGAGTAGAGGTTACTTCCACAAATGGTACAGTATTCGTCAATGACTTTATCGATTCTGTTGTATCTGCTAGATTTTACAAAGGTGCGGATGACATCACATCAACAGTCGGTATCGGAGATATTATCTGGCTTCGTGTATCGGATGACCAAGCAGGAGATACAGCTTGGAACAATAACCATAAAGGTATTGGTAACTCATTCCGTTTAAGCGTAAATGACGTTAGAGACAGAGCTACATTCTTCTGTTCATACAAGACTCCTCCAGTAGCTACAGGTAGTATTACAGTAGCGAACTTAAAGGACATCTCGGTATCTAAAACAGAACCAACAAACCCACGACAAGGTACAATGTGGTACAACATGACGGACGGTAAGTTATACGTTTACATGGACGGTAAATGGCAATTCTCAGCAGATGGTTTAGACTTCAATATTCGTAACCTACTTACAAACTCACGAGATTGTACAGGTGGCGGTTGGTCGTTCCAAAGTGCTTCAAGAACAAATAGCCAATATCAAGGCACATACATCATCGAAACAGCAGCTAACTGGGGTAGTGCGGATTATGCTTGTTCTGACTTATTCACGCGTGGAGTAGTAGCAGCTAATGATGAGGTTACATTCTGTGTACTCGCTAGATTAACAGGGGCTACAGGTGTTACAAGAAACTTATCATTCTTCTGTGAGCAATCTCCAGCTAGTGGTACAGTGGTAGGCTCAGTAACTACAGAATGGCAACCTTTCTACATCACATTTAAAATGTTAGCGGCAATGAATACAGCAGGGTCTAAAATGAGATTCGAAGTAGGCGACCTGACATCAGCTAACTTGAAGTTACAATTATGTAGCCATATCTTAGTTAAAGGTAACACACAGGTAAACTGGGTTCCAGCTCCGGAGGATACACAACGAGATATCGACAATATCAATAAAGATGTTGGAGACATCCGAACAAACGTAGACTCATTAGGTGACGATAAAAAACTAACTCGTTTCGAAAGAAGTTTAATTCGTTCATACTTAGCGGATATCACTGGTACATACTACAACCCAACAGATGTTCCTATTGCGTTAACAGAGATTGACAAGCCCGCTTACGGAAAAGGTAAGTTGTACTCAATCCGACAACAAGCTCGTAACATCGGTTTAGATACATCTAAGAGTCCTTACTATAAGAAGCTAGGAGACGCTTATACAGCGCTTATAGCTTACCTTAATGGTTTTACACCTAAACCGTGGGATGTAACGTCTAGCGCAATCATAGACATCCCAGACAGAGTAATATGGAACCAGAAGTGGAATGACTACTACAACTTCTATTCTCTTTTCGAAATCGAAGTACAAGATAGACAAAAAGAGTACACGGAACAGCAAGTGCAAGAGATGAAGAAGGATACTATCGCAGCAATCAGTACAGCAGGTAACTACGATACTGTACCATTCGCAAACCCAGTAACAGTTACACCACCTATCGCTACACTAGGTTTACCGGAATTTCAAGGTAACCATCAGGATAGTTGGGACTGGAACGGAAGAAACTACATACTGCAATCAGATGTAGCTTACTCTTGGACAGGAAAGATGAACGATAATGGTTTCTCTACTAAGCAATTAAGCAAAGAGTCCGTTGCTATGTTCGACAAGCAAAGAGTAACAATGTCATTAGCTTATAAATTAACCAACGTTGTATATGGTACTGTAAACCCGTGGGTTGGGATGCAGCTAACAGTAGAATATACAGATGGTACAAAAGAGTATCCTACTTGTATAGGAGGTAAAGCAGACGGGTCACCTACTACTAGTGATTTCGTTCGTAGAGCTGGTACTTACCAGATTAATGCAGCTAAATCAATAAGGAGTCTATCCATAATGTTAGGTGGACGAGACTTAACAGGTACAGTTGAGATTAAGGAGTACAAAATCGAAGTAGCAAACAAAACTGTTGACCAAGTAGTATGGACGCAAGCACCAGAGGATGTTTGGGGTAAAGTCGGAAGACGTATTCGACCAGTAACAAACCCTATGTTTAGCAGCGGAACGAACCTTACTATACTAGGCATGTTCTATGGTAATGGGACAGTTAATGACAAATTCGCTTGGGACACTAGCGGTACACCTGTTAAAACTAGGTACTGGGTTGATGGAGACTTAAATGACAAGCAGAGCTGGACGTATTTCACTAAAGGTTTTAATACGGATAGTGTGAATAAAGTTATTAAAGGTAGCGGTAAGAATGAATACCCTATACTATTTGATGACACGGTAGAGAATAGAATCGGTAGGTCTACTATCGCATTTTTCGACGACTACGTGATACTAACTTGTACAGACGGTTCCGATGCATTCTACCAACTTGGCGATTACAACATGAGCCTTCATGGTTTTAGTTTAGGAGAAACAATTACATTCTCCGCAGATGTTAACTGTGACATTGCCGGAGCATACATGTCTACATGGATTAGTGATGGTACGAATTGGATTGAATCACGCGGAGATGTAGGTGGGCTTAACACATGGCAAAGACTTAAGCATACGTTCACACTCCCGGCAAATACTAAAGGATTATTCTTCCGTATTTACTTCCCTAGAACAGCAAATGCAAACACGAAAAAATTACGTATCAAAAACGTTCAAATAGAGCGCGGAAGTAATTCGACACCGTTCGTTTCTGCAAATAAGCAGACGTTCAAAAAAGTTAAAGCAGATGGAGCAACTTACGCAGCTATTGGAAACATGTCAGAAGTTGTAGTAAAACACGATGGTAAACTGTTATTAAGGGATGGTAATGTTCAAGAAGCCGATAGCATGGGGGCAAACGCTACTACCGGGACATTGTACATAGCTATCGCAGATATTGATAGTGGTTGGGCGGACGCATACACTCCGACAGTAGAAGAGATTAAGGCGTACTTCTTAGGCTGGAGAATGTGTAATGGTCAACTTAACGGGTTATACGTCTCTGGTGGTAAGGTTTGGTACCCTCATGGTGATAAGAACTTAGACCGAGCAGTAACAGGTCGAGCTACAGCACCTACAGAAGCGTCACCTTCTATCAAAGATAACTCTATTAGACCATACCAGTTCCTTTATAGATTAGTAGACCCAATCCAAGAAGAGGTATCGTTCGATGGAATCCTAGAGCTACTTCCAAAGGCTAACGTTGTAACAACATACTACCCAACATGGACATCGCCTATTCTAGCAGGTACCATCAAGTACGGTATAAACTTAGCAACAGTCAATCAGGACACTCGTTATATTGTTCCGACAATGATGAAAAGGATTGCTAGTGCAGAGCAGAAGATAACTGACGAGGCAATCACAAGTACCGTTGTCAACTCTAGGGAGTACACACTTGGTATGAAGAGTAAAGCCGACTCTAGTGACTTAGGTAACTACGCTACTAAAGACGAACTAGCAAACGTAGACAAAGGTGTGAATGACCGTATACAAGGGGAAATCGACAAAATCGACTTCTCACCTTTCGCGGAAAAATCACAACTAGAGCAAACAGCTAGAGACTGGAACGCAAAGTTCTCCGCAGCAAACGGTATGAATACAATCAAGAACTCTATCGGGTTCAGTGGTACAGACTTCTGGGACATGTTCCAAGTTAATACGACTGTCGAAACAATCTCTAACTCCGCACTAGATAGTCTAGGTTTAGGTAGTGGGTTCTACTTTAGAAAGGATGGTAAGAATAAAGGTATCACCCAGAAAGTAAAAGTTATTCCGAACCAACCTTACACACTAGGGTTCTACTTAAACAAAATGACGAAAGGTGCGAAGGGCGACCAAACGTACCGATTCTGGATTCAAGTCATGAATAGTGCCGGGACAATTACGCACCAGATAGACGATAACAGTGATAAGACAACAAACGGTTTAGAGGGTTCATACTTAACATTTACACCTTTAGAGGACGCAGTTACAATCCGTTTCGTATCCTATGCGAACGTTGAAGCTATCGTTTCTGGTATAATGTTAAATATAGGGGATATTCCTTTACAGTGGACACTAGCAACAGGAGAGCTATACAACACAAACGTTCGTATGAACCTAAACGGTTTACGTGTAGCACAGCTAGACGCTAATGGTGCCGAAGTTGGTTATACACAAATCACACCGTCAGAATTTGCCGGGTTCTACAAAAATAGTAACGGTGGATACGAAAAAGTGTTCTACTTAAACGGTGACGAAACTGTAACTAAGAAACTAAAAGCAACACAAGAAATAACATTGGGTAACATCAAGATAATTGACGTTACTAGTACAGACATAACAGGTTGGGCGTTCGTACCAACCGTTAAATAGAATCGACTGGAGGAAAAGTAGAATGGCATCAGGTTCATTTAATACAAGCACAGGCAACCAGTATGTGCAGGGTACTGTAACTTGGGGCAGTACCCCTAACACTGGGGGTAACTATAGTGATGTATGGGTAGAGTGGCGATTCTCTCGTACAAACTCTGGCTATGAAACATATGGTAACGGTACATTCGGGATATATGTAGATGGTCAACAATCAGTAAATACACTTAGATTTAGCTTCACACAAAACTCTAGGACACTAGTAGTAAGTGGTAACTTCCGAGTAAACCATAACTCTGATGGAACGAAAAACTTACGTATAGGTGTATCTGGATACACAGACGTAGTAGCAATTAATGAGGGCGTTGTGTATGTAGACCTAGACCGTATACCACGAGCAAGTAGCATATCATCTAACATAAGTTGGACAGCAGCTATAGAGGGATTACCGCTGTCTATTAGCCGGGCTTCGGGTTCTTTCACACACTCTCTTACTTTACAAATCAAGAACAACGTAAATAACAACTGGGTAAGTGTAGCTACCAGATATAATATTGGGGATTACACTACGATATACTTCGACAAAAACGAAATGACAATCATATACAGAGAGATGGCTCAATGGGAAAATGCCGAAGTTTGGATAAAGCTGGACACGTTTAATGGCGGAACATACATAGGCTCGTCAGAGAAGTATGGTAGAGTTTATGGCGCTACTCCTGCTACTCCGGTTGTATCTGATTTCAACATTGGAACAAAATCAGTAGATGTAACGCTAGACTATTTCTATGACACATTTAACTACACACTAGAGTTCACTTTTGGTAGCTTCAAAAAAGTGTTCCCTAACATGGTGAAGTCTAATAAGATGGAGTTCACAGATGCAGAAGTAATTCAAATGTATCAGCAGGTACCTAACCAGCAAAGCGCACAAGCCAATGTATACGCTAGTACAAAGTATAACGGTATAGAGCTAAATGATAACGTCCCTAAAGACCAAAACAAAAAAATCACATTACGAGTAGTTAATAGTGAACCGCAATACGATGGAGGTTTCACGTATTTAGACTCCAATAGCGCTACAGCAACACTAACAGGAAATAACCAGTACATAATCCAAAGTAAGTCAAATCTGCAAGTTAAACTACCTGTAGCCAAGAAAGCAAAACCGACCAATTACTCTACAATTACTCGTTATGAAGTAGCTGTCAATGGTGCGGTGAAATCAGTAAACTTTTCCGATACAGCAGACTTAACAGTAGATTTCGGCACTATAAATGTAAGCACAAATACAAGTGTTGTAGTGTCCGCAGTAGATAGCCGGGGACTTAAAAAATCCGTATCTTCTGTTATATTAGTATTGCCTTATTCGCTACCAACTTATTCATTTAGTGCAGACCGGGTAAATAACTTCGAAACGACAACTAAATTGAATGTAACAGGTTCCGCATCACCATTGAACGTTAGTAACGTCAACAAGAACAGGATTGTTTCCGCTAAATATAAAACGAAACCAGTGGGCGGAGCATACGGAGGTGAATCTGATTTACCGCTAACCGGTACGTTCCCAGCTTTCATATCTAACAATGCTTCTGTAGAGTTAAACAACACACAAGCATGGGAAGTATCTGTAACAATCACAGACGTTCTAGGTTCAGTAACAACAATCAGTACTGTAGCAGTAGGTACGCCTATCCTGTTCATTGACACAAACAAGAAGTCGATAGGTGTTAATAAATTCCCTACTGGAACTAAAACATTCGAAGTAGCAGGTGATTGGGTAATAGATGGTGTGGTAAATCTAAAAGCTGACCAATGGTGGACAACTAACGGTAAAGCTGCACTAGACCTTAAAAACTCTGATATCATCGGAATGAATGGTTTGTACTTCAATGACGCATCCGATTCTGGCGATGAGGGTCTTAACTTCCTTAAGAGTGGAAAACCCGTAGGTTCTAAAATCCTTGCAGATTATGATAACTTCTGTGTTTTAGATGGCAATTTTAAACTAAATAACAGAAACCTATTCAAGCAAGAAGGTGGTCAAACTTCAAGCAACATCCGTTTGGCTGGTAACCTATACTCACAAACAACAGGCGGAGCCATATTCGACGTGTGGGGTAACATCATGGGTCAACCTACTGCAACAGCAGGTAATACTTGGTCAATCAAAGATGCAGACGATAGAATTCGATTCCTGACTGGTATCGGTAAAGGTTCAACCTCATCTACAGAGATATATGCTTATTCCGGTGGTATTAAGCTCTTTCATGATGGTGCCAACTCTTGGAACTTCTGGCAATCTGGTGGCGGAGCATACTGTCATTTCGATATTGGTGGCGGACGTATGAAGTGGAATGGCGATAACGCTACATTCGAGTTCTTACAAACGAGTGGCGGTTGGGCGAAGATGTCTGGTACATGGGTAACACCTTCTGCACGAGAGTACAAGAAGAACATAGAGAAGTTCGAAGAAAGCGCATTAACTCTTATCACTACTACAGGCACGTACTTATACCACTATCTTGATGAGGATGAGTACAAAGTAAAAAAACATTTAGGGTTAATCGTAGACGAGTCACCGATGGAAATCAGAGGTGAAGATGGTAAAACAATCGATACCTACGCTATGGAAACTTTATTATGGAAAGCGGTACAAGAACTAGCTTTAAAGGTTGACAATATAGACAGAAGAATAACTTTAAGATAGGGGACAAGATACTAATGATGATATATGATACTTTAACACCATATGAGAAAACACTGGTTATGACAGGGTTCGACACAATGTCCGGAGATTACCAAAACGCCTTGATGAATGCCATCTCACGTAAGTCTGGAAAATTACTTTGGCAAATTAAACCAGAAGATACCTTGAATTACCATAAAGATATTAAACTAGCTATGCAGAATGAGTTCTATGAAATAGAAGTTGCTGCGGGGTTCACAGCTCCTAACGGTCACAAGTATCGTTCAAATGCTGATGACCAAACGAACTTCATTGGTAAAATGGTTTACCTATTAATGAACCCAGATATTGCAGAAATTAATTGGAAAGCAGAAGATGTAGACGATTACATTGTACACCCAAAGGATGAGTGGATACAAGTAGCTCTTGCTGGTTTTACTCATAAGGAAGCGACATTAGCTAAGTTCCATGAGAAAACAAAGGCTATAAAGACTGCTACTACACACGAGCAAGTTTTAGCGGTATCTTGGAGCAATACAACCCCTAATAAGTAATTATGATATAATAGAGTTATAGGAGGAATTGGAAAAATGAACACACCACAAGGTACACAGATAAATCCAAAATATGTTCTTTTGGAACAGTCTCAAACAGTACATACATTAACCGATGAGGTTATCAAACTAAGAGCCTACACAGCTCAATTAGAAGAAGAGAATTCCCAGCTAAAAGCTACTATCCAAGCCCGTGAGGAGTCGGAGGTAGACCATAAAAACGAGTAATATGCTTAATTAACTAGAGACGGGGGTTTTCTCCCGTCTTTTCTTGGTATATTAGTAGTTATTTTCATTCTAAATACTATATTAATAGTAGAGTGTTTAGAATCAAGATAACTATGAAAGAACGGAGGAACGCACATGACAATAGCTGATGGTCGTAACAGATTGCAGAAGATTGCGTTCAGTGTTGGCGGTAGAACATTTAAGTTCGCTCTCAACCCAGAGAACATGAATCACAACATGCCTCACCGTACTACGGCATTAAAAACAAAGAGTCGTATTATCATTGAGGATTTCCAAGCTGACATCCCTACTATAACTATCTCCGGTACAACAGGTTTTAACCCTACTGGACGAGCAGAAGATAGAGGGGTAACGAAGATTAAAGAAATGAAAGCGTTTATTGAGGACTACGCGAAGACTGGTGGTAATGGTAAAACATCCGCACAGGATTTTTATTTCCATAACTTTACAAATGATGAGAGCTTTGTAGTTCACTTGGCTCCCGAGGGTATTTCTGTTACACAGGATGCAAACGCCCCATTGCTGTACAGATACGAAATTAAACTAATCATCATTCGTAAATCATCAGACCCAGCGGATGCAGACGTGATTAACCCAGAGATAGGTAACAGATTCCCTTCACTACCTAATACTGGTAACTACAGACCATCCCCAACATATCCGAACTTACCAACTCCTTTACCAAACAGACCCGGTTCAGAGTGGGACATCCCAACAAAAACTCCGAACAGTGGTGTAGGCAATGATATCTATAATAAAGGCACAGGAGGCTCATACAACCCGAATAAAGATGGAACAGTACTAAACCCTCAATCCCCATCTAAAGGCGTGTATCAGTACGGTATGGAAGGATTAGGATTCAATATAGGTTATTACGGAAGGTGGGCATAAAATGATACAACCAAAACCAGCTACATTAGTCTGGTTTATCTCTACCGTAACAGTATTACCAGATGGTACCATTCCGTTTAATACAATGAATGAGGCACCTATGTACGTATCTAAATTGTACAAGCCTACATTTAGTCTTTCTTCTGTAGCAAGACTTGTATTAGACAAGATAGACCAGAATCAAATTCCTACTGTTGACATCGAGATAGACCCGAGAACATTGGTAAGACAGATAATGGAAAGTGATTTAGCTACGTACAACCCGCGTATGTACACGTTGGTTACATCAGTAGTGTTAGAATCCTTTGCATTATTATACAGTATTGAAGAAGAAAGTACAAACTTACAGTACATATCTAAAAAGGACTTCCAAAGAATCCGGGATAATGTAAACTACATTGCTGATTACTTTAGTACAGTTCGTCGATATAGAAAGATTATAGAAGCGCTAAGAATAACAGACGTATCTCTAGGTTACATAGAGAACCAGATAGATGTAATTCTAACAGATAGAATAGAGGTGAGATAGTGGTTAAATACGTAAAGAAAATCATTGCATCAGGAGATACATTACAGTCCATCGCGCAACATCATTTAGGTGATTCGAATAGATGGAGAGAGTTAGCGAAGTTTAATGACCTTAGATATCCTTACATCGTTGATACGGTATCAGAAAAGTTAACGAATCCTTACCACCTTGTTACAACAGGTGACACAATTATGTTCCGTTCCAACGAAGATTCTGATGGTGAACTTATAGCAAACTTAAAAAATAGTTCAGCATATGACCAAGAGGAGATATACGCTCTCACATTAGGTAAGGATTTAAATGTGTTGCCGCAGCCTCGTAACATTGGTTCGCCCGGATGGGATGCAGAAATACTAGAAATGAAGGATAACAATAAAGGTGACCTTGCTACCTTACGCGGTATTGAGAACTTAAAACAATCCCTATTAACTCGTATTCTTACACCAGTAGGAAGCTATCTTAATCACCCTAGATACGGCTCTTACGTGAGTGAATACTTAGGTAAAAAAAATACAGAGGAAAATGCTACATTATTAGTAGTGGAGTTAGAAAGAGCGATTCGAACAGATGGTCGAGTAAGAGCTGTCGAGAAGGTTGGTTACAACATTTACGATAACGAAATCGATGTCGCATTTAAAGTAACATCCATCGCGGTAGAAGAAGCGTTCTTACTTGCCTTAACCGCAAGAGAGAATGGAGATATTTTCCTAAATGATAACTTTGTAAATAATATCCGATAGGCGGTGAAAGCATTGCAATTTAAAGGCATGATGAACATCTACTCAAGATTAGTAGATTACACAATAACAAACACAAACAAGATTAATGACTTCTCAGTAGGTAGTGCTATTCGAGCTTTATACGAAGCAGTAGCAATGGAAGTAGAACAGTTCTACGTACTAACCGAAGAGAACTTAGAAGAAGCTATTCAAGCTGGTGTGTACGAGTCCTTTGGATTTAAACGTAAGGCGCCACAGAAAGCGTATGGTAAGGTTCGAATCACATTCCATAATGCAGTCCAGCAAAACACACCACTACCTCGTGGTACAAGGTTTACATCTAGTTTCCCAGAATACGCGAACATCTATGAAACTGTAGAAGATTATTACATACCCGCAGGTGCAGTAACAGCAGAAGTATTTGTATACTGCATTATGTCTGGAGAGGTAGGTAACGTACCAGCAAACGCGATTGATGTTATGATGACACCTCTATCTAACGTAAAGCTAGTTACTAACCCTGCTGCATTCCAAACTGGGGAAAATGAAGAGCCACTAGAAGCATTAAAATCTAGATTCCGTTCTTACATTGAGTCCTTAAGTAAAGCTACGAAACCTGCATTAGAATACGGTACACGATTAGTACCGGAAGTATCTGGTGTATACATAGATGAGAAGATTGGTCTAGTAGTCGTGTACGCGCACGATAAGAACGGGGAACTTCCTGATTCTGTAAAACTAGCAATCGAAACATCACTTAAACGCTTTAAACCTGCGGGAATCCCGGTAGAAGTGAAACCAGTAACTCGTAAATCTATCGATGTAGAAGTAACAGTTACTATCACAAACAAACCAGCCATTACAAATGCATTACGAGATAGAATCAAGTTTGCTGTAGAAGGATATTTAAACAATATGCAAACATCCCAGAACTTAATTCTAAACGATTTATCTTACGTTATCAAGAGCGTAGATAAGCAGCTTGTATATGATATCCAGTACACAAAACCAACAACCAATGAGGTAGTCAAAGGTAACGAAATCGTGAGAGCTGGTATAATTAAAGTAACACTAGTATAGGAGGAATAATATGGGCTTCATGAAATATTTACATCCTCTATGGAAAACAAGATTAACAAAGGACAGCAATCCCCACAATGTTGTCCTTGCTTCCTTAGATGATATGTTACAAAGTGTGGCTACTGATGCTATAGAGAGCAAAAAAGATGCTCGACTAGAAACAGCTACCGGACAATGGCTAGATGAGTTTGGAGACAAGTTCGGTGTATTCCGTAAGGATAATGAAAGCGATGACACATATAGACAAAGAATTATTAATTTCATTCTTATCGAAAGAGGTACTGTACTTTCTATCGAAGATGCGATTAAGAAATACTTAAATGACCCGACGACGAAGGTTGAGATTTACGAACCTTACAAGAACGTGTTCATCTTGAATAAATCGAAACTAAACGGTGAAGACCACTTACTAGGTAAGTACTACACGACAGCCGTTATCGATGCTAGATTCACAGAGAATGTTCCTTTAGATGTTCTAAGTGAAATCGAAAAGTTCAAACCAGCCGGAGTTAAAGCAAAACTTTCTCGACTACCGAACAGAAAGAACGACGACGCGATTCCGATTGAAAAGAAAATCATTAACAGTCGTAACTTGTTGGTAAAAACGAAAGATTATTCTGGTAATGATGACCCGTGGAGCTACAACCCAGTCAACACACAACTACTTACAAAACGATATATGGGTACAAAAATGGTTCAGACAAACATGAACTGGGGTAGTATTCGTTACAACATCCCTAGTATTATAAATAGAGGTGCAGCTAAAGTAGGTGACACAGTTACTTACTCTCAATCCGTTCGACTAACAAACAACTCTATGGTTAACGGTGATTTTGCTACAGGAGTATTAAGCCCCTTCACCGCATCTTCAACAACAGGTGATAATGTTAAAATCGAGACGGACAGTGTATATGGTAATGTAGCAACACTAAGAGCTTCCGGTATGGATATGAATAGATATGTAGGATTAAGACAAATACTTACAGAAGGTGGACTAGCAAAACTAGTAGCAGGTCAGAAATATAGAATCCGATTCCTCTACAGAGTTAACAGCGACATAGCTATAGATGAAGGTACCGCAGTAGAACTAAAAGGTAAAGATGCGAATGGTGTAGATGTCAACCCTGTTCCTATCATGGAAATAACAGATAAAAATCAAATAGGTAGATGGGTAGAGTTCACTAGAGACGTTACTATAAACACTACAACAGACATACCTCACTTTATAGTATGGCTTCGAAGAAATGGTAGCATCTCTTTCTTTGATATAGAGTTTACTAGGCTCGACACAATTGTACCTATGCCTGTTAAGTTCTTTGCGGACGGTAGTTCAATGGGAGGAACTGTTGTTGGTAACGCTACGGCTAATTGGCAAATGCTTAGTGTAACTTTACCTATCGAGCAGAAGTTACTAGATAACAACGGAAAACTTAGATTCGAAGTAGACCAAGTAACAGGTACAGGAAACTGGTTCCAAACAGCAGCCCAAACATTAGTAAAAGGTGACAAGCCGCTTATGTACACAGAAGCACCAGAGGATAAGGGGTTAAATACCGCTGACTTCGATATCCAAGACAAACTTAAACAGCTATTCGACAGTAAGGACAAAACGTACTTAAGATTAGTAGATTATGATATAATAGGTTATAAGAGGGTTGACAGAATAATACCTGTAAAACCTGTTCTTGGTACACCTGTTAAAACTTATCCTAAACTAGAGTACGGTGGAAAAGCGTACTATATGGTTCCTATTGACAAGATTAAAGCGGAAGATGTAACTATGTTGTATTTCCAAACTACAATTAAAGGCGGTACGTTTGACAACAAACAGTATACACGTAGAGATATATCTGTAGCTCCTGTATTTTCTAATGGGTACAAAGATATACATCTATCCTCCGATTTAACTAAAGAAGGTACCATGCAAATTTTCGAAACATTTAGACCGTTCACAAAAAACAATGTACTACATAGTAGTGCAGTTAACGTATTCCCTCGACTACCTTCTGACAATGACAGAGCGGCTACCGAGACGATTAGAGGAATAAACGTACAAAGTTTCTGGAATCAAGATTACTTAGGGTTGACATGTACAAGATTCAACGACTCTGCGTTCCAATTAGGTTCTTACGATAGCGGTTTACAAGGATTCAAAATAGGAGATAAAGTTACATTCTCCGCAGATGTTAACTGTGACATATCAGGAGCCTACCTATCGTTCTGGTTTAATGATGGCAAGAACTGGATTGAATACTCACGAGATTTCACAACAGAAATAAATAAGTGGGTTCGATTAAATCATACACAAACAATCCCGGCAAACGCCTTGATGTGCATGTGGAGAGCGTACTTCCCTCGTGTAGAGGCATCCTTAAATAAGAACTTACGAATTAAGAATATCTGTATAAACAAAGGCGACCCAATACCATACGAAGAAGGTAATGCGGTACAGAAACGTGGAGACAATTTAGATATCATAGAAGAGTTCATTCTAGATATTAAAAACAAATAATAGGAGTGAAAGCAATTGGCAGATACATTAGACTTATCCAAAGCACCTTACTATGACCGCTTCAACCCAGATAGTGGTCGTAGTAGAATCTTATTCAGAGCTGATAAACCTTTACAACAAGCAGAATTAAACGAAATGCAATCTATCTATGACTTCCATGTAAAACGTATGGGAGATAGTATCTTTGCTGATGGTGCCATTCAAAACGGTATGGCGTTTAACTTCGTATATGTAGACCCTAACGATAAAACAAAGGGGATTAAGGAATTAACTCTAGAGAAAGGTTTCATCTACTTAGGTGGTAAAATCCGAGCTTTCGAAAAGCAAACAATTCCATTTACAGGTAAAGGTAAAGAAGTAATTGGTGTTAAGCTGGTACAAAAAATTGTTACGTTTGAACAAGACCCGACATTACTTGACCCAACACAAGATGTAGCGAACTACTTATCAGAAGGTGCAGACCGATTAGAAGAAAAGGTAGTCATTACATACAATGACCCTTCTGCTCCTAATATCTATGAGTTCAACGATGGTCTGTTATTTAAAGACCCAGACCGACCAGAGTTCTCATTCATTAACGAAGTACTAGCGCAGCGTACAGAGGAAGAATCTGGTTCTTACCAAGTAGAAGGATTCAACTTATGGGTTGACAAAGGGTTGACTAATGATGCTGTAACACTTGTAGTCGATGGCGGCGTAGCGTATGTAAAAGGTTATCGTATTAGTAAACCGACATCCACTCGTATCCAGATTCCAAAAGAGACAGCAGTAAACAGTATTTACCAAGAAACTTCTACTTACGATAATGCGATACAAAAAGTAAAGGTTAACAGTCAGTTCGTTAAACAAGTTAAATTAGTTTTAGGTCGTACTGACAGTCCATCAGAAGCTTCCGGTGGAGTGAGCGTATCGAAAGGCGCAGCAGATGGTAGAGATGCTTTGCCACCTCAATACACTAACGTTGACGCTACTACTGTTAAAGTGTACACAACAAGCCCAGCTTATACATATAAACAAGGTAATGATTACCGTATCGTTCAAGATTCCGGTGTAACTTATATTGATTGGTCTACAGGGCTAAATGGTTTAGAACCTGCTACTGGTACTACATATAAAATCGTATTCGAGTACGAGAGAATTATGAAAGAGAATACAGATTACAAAGTAGTCTCAACACCTAACACAAGTGGAATCGGTAGTGTAACAGAAGTAACGTTCGCTGGTCTAGGAGGAGCAAAACCTAAAGACAAAGGCGTTGTACGTATCGATTATGATTACTATTTATCTCGTGAAGATATTGTAACGTTGGATGCGAAAGGTAACTTCACAGTTATCGCAGGTCAACCAAACCGAGAAGGTCTTGCAATCCCACCACAGAACGTTGACCCATTAACATTCAAGATAGGGGAGATTCATGTATATCCATTCTCTGACAAAGCTGTAGCTAAAAATACTGCTGTTGTTCGATTAAGAATGGACGAGCTACAAATCATGAAAACTCGACTAGAGAACGTTGAGTACAACCAAGCGATTCTCCAGTTAGAAAAGCAAGCTACGAAATCACAAGACCCGTTATCAATGCGCGGAGTATTCGCAGATGCTTTCATTGATTTCAACCGTATCGATAAACAGGAGACAGATGTTTCATTCTCATTCGATGACGCTCATATCACGCTCTCTACATCGACTCCAGATAACCAGAAGGTTAAACCTAAGTTTATGGAGAATCAATCTGTAGCGAAGTCGTGGGGACGTTTAGTAACAGCTCCATTTACAGAGCATGTAGAGATTAACCAGCCATTAGCTACCGATGCTTGGAACGTTAACCCATACATGGTATTCAATAAGCAAGGTGTACTTAAATTAACACCAGAAGCGGATAACTGGATTGATGAGAAGAAAGTAACTCTTTACGAAGAAGACTATGTAACTACGCAACTTAACCGTTGGTGGATGCATCAGGGCGCAGGTGACCCGGGCGGAAAAGTTAGTGACTGGAATAAATGGTTAGTAGATAATGCTAGTTTACAAGGCGGAGTAGAGTGGAACGAATCATCTATCGGATGGAGAGATAAACAGGAAGGTACAATCTGGAGTTCAGCACAAAATACTCGTGAAGAAGTAATTGAGTACATGCGTTCTATCGAGATTAACTTCCAAGCTACAAACTTACAACCAATGTCTAAAGACTTGTATGTAACATTTGATGGTGTCCGTATTAGCTGTACGCCAACTGGTTCTACTACAGCAGGTGTTACAGGAACTATCAATGCAAACAGTCAAGGTATTGCAACAGGTAAGTTCATGATTCCAGCTAACGTTCGTACAGGTACTCGTGAAGTAGTATTACGAAACGATGGTAACATGGCGGTTACAACATTCACAGCACAAGGTACAGCTAAGATTACAACTGATACGATTACACGTACTCACGTAACGTTCCAGTTATATGACCCATTAGCGCAGTCATTCGCAGTACCACAAGCTCGTGTTGTATCATCTGTAGGCGTGTACTTCGCTTCTAAGTCCACTAAAGACAACATCATCATGCAGATTCGTGGATTATCTGATGGAGGTCTTCCTAACCGTACAGTATATGCAGAGCGCGTTTTAACTCCTGCTGACATTGTTACATCAGAAGATGCTACAAAAGAAACGAAGATTGCACTTGATGACCCACTTATGGTTGAAGCAGGTCAAAGCTATTGTGTCGTATTTATCACAGATAGTGCAGACTACACTATGTGGTGCGCGACATGGGGTAAAAACACAATTGGTAATAGCCCGCAAACAGTAATCACACAACCATACGTAAACGGTGTACTATTCAGTTCTTCAAATGCTGTATCATGGACGGTTCACCAAGAGACAGATATGAAGTTCAAAATCTACACAGCAGAGTTCGCAGAGGAAGGTATTATCGAGTTCGACACAATGCGTAATATCGACTCTAACGGTGTCCTGTTAATGGCTTCATTCTTAACACCGGAGAACACAGGTTGTAAGTGGGAAGTTAAAATCGTAGACCAAGCAAACGTTAACACAGTGTCTATCGATTCGGTTCCGTGGTTGCCACTATCAAACTATGCAGGTATTCAAACACCATTCGTAGTTGGATTAGCTAAATTACGAGCAACGTTCAAATCTAACCGCTACATCTCACCAATGTTAGCTCTAGATGACTTACTGTTTGTTAACTTCGTAAGTGCTACTAGTGGTAAGTACACAACTAAGACAATTGACCAAACGGATGCTAAGTTCGATACTATCACAATGTCTTACAGTGAAGCGAAACCAGCAGGTACACGAGTTAAGCCACAGTACTCTTTAAACGGAGGACAGTTATGGAAAGACTTCACAGTTACTCCATCTGTAGTAAAAGAATCGCAAGAGTTTAATAGAATCACATACACAGAGAAAGTTACTTCCGCAGCAACTAACACATCTGTTAAGTATCGTTTGACTCTAGAGGGCGACAACCGATTCCTACGACCTCGTGTTAAAAAGTTAACAGCAGTAACGAAACAGACAGTTTACTAAGGAGGGATTACATGGCTACAGAAAGAAGAGATGGTTCCGGGGCGTTAATATTCGTCCCTTCCGACTCTGAACTAAGAACAGGTCGCGCTATGCAGAACATCGAGCAGAAGTCGGAAGCATTAGATAAAAGCTTAGAAGACGTAGAAAAAATGAAAGCGCAGCTAACAGCTTTAATAGAGCAATATGGAGGAAAGGACATCGTATAGGTGTCCTCTTTTTCTGTTCACTTTTCTAACTATGATATAATTAATATATGAGATATTTTAACAAATAGGAGGAGTTAATATAGATGAAGATTACGGTTGGGATTATGTATACGCATATTGATTTTCAAGGCGATACATTAAAAGCAGAAAAAGTAAGAGGACATATGCATCATAAACTGGGAGTTAAAGAAGAAGGAGTATTCCATTCCAGAGCCTACAAAGCTGGAGTATGGGACGGTATCACCGATTTCTACGATATGAAAGAGGACAAGTTCCCTACTGGTCTACTACAATTATTCCTAGAAGGCGTAAGAGAGATGCAAGAAAAATATGCAAGCCTTACATATGAATTAGATGACACAAGACCCGGAGCATTATTGCATCACGATAGTATGGATAAAGAAATCCAATTAGTAAAGAACGGTGAAACTATTACACTACGTGATTATCAGTATGACTCTGTTAAACAAATTTTAAAAGAACAAGTAGGTATTGTCAATCTAGCAACGAACGCTGGTAAGACAATGACAGCAGCCGGAATCATTAAACAGCTATTCCCCTTAATAGCAAGAGGAGAGCGCATCGCCTTTATGGTTCACTCGAAAGAGATTTTAAGACAGGCGAAAGAAAGTATTTCCGAAGCACTTCAACTTAAGCCACGAGAAATCGGTATGGTTGGTGATGGTAAGTTCGACATAAAGAATAAGAAACTAGTATTCGTTATGATACCTACATTACATAGTGCATTAAAAGACCCGACTAAGGGCGTTACATATACACAAAAAGATAGATTAGTCAAGCAGATGGCGGAGGATATTGCTCCTAAGTTTTTGGACACAGTTAATACGCGAACGCTCATTAAGAATTATTTGAAAAATTGGACACCGAAAACTAAGAATGATTTAGAAATTGAGAATATTCTTACTACTCTTGCTTATGACAACGCTTACACAGATAAGAAGGTACAAATGGTATTGCGAAGTTATAAAGGTGAATTAGAGAAAATTCTGATGAAAAAGAATAAAAAGAATTTTGAGAAATGGAAGACAGCTCACGATTTCGTGGAATCCATTCGAGTATTTATTGGTGATGAGGCTCACCGTTCGAAAGGTGAATCATGGTACTCAACAGCATTACAATGTAGCAACGCACAATATCGTATCGCATTAACAGGTACAGTAAACCAGAAAGATGTAATTCTTTACCAACGTATTCGTGCATTGTTCAGCGGTGTTGTATCTAAAGTATCGAATGATGATATGGTAAAACGAGGCGTATCTTCAAAACCAGTTATCCGTATGATTGAAATTAAAGAGCCACGCGGTATTGAATTAGCAGATAACTATTTAGAAGCTTACAAGATGGGTATCGTTAATAATGAGTATAGAAATAGATTCGCCGTTAAAGTCGGAGCTTCCTTCTATAAACAGAAAAAAGCTGGGGTACTTATTTCCGTTAACCATATTGACCACGGGGAACAGTTAAAAGAACTGATTGAAGCGGAAGGTCATGAATGCGTATTCCTTAAAGGGGAGTTATCATCCGAGGAGCGCCAAGAAGTATTACGACGATTCGGTAGTGGTGAAGTTCCATTTATGATTGGTACAACACTTATCGATGAAGGTTTGGATTTAAACAGTATCGGTTGCTTAATCCTCGCTGGTGCTGGTAAAAGTTTACGTCAAGTATTACAACGTATTGGTCGTGGATTACGTTTAAATGGTATCGATGGTAACCAGACATTAGTACTGGACTTCATTGACCGCACCCATGAAATACTATTGAGCCATAGTAAAGAACGTATGAAAATATACAAGGACGAGAACTTTGATATGAAACTACTTGGGAAATAAGTCCGAGGTAAATTTTAAGGGTTAGTCTATTGACTAGCTCTTTTTTTACTAGTATAATAACCCTTGTACTAATAGTAAAGGAGTTGTAATTAATGGCAAGAGAGGCAATCATTTTAATAGCAGAAGAGGAGACGTACAAGAACCTTGTAACTTTCTCCGATATCGAAGACATGAACGAGACGGTTCGTACATACAAAGATGTAATTAAAAAAGAGGTTAAGCGAAAGGATGTACAAAAAAATCTTCTAAGATTACTAGATTTATTGAAGCGTCATAGCTGTAAGCACTTAGGAGTTAGCTTCCTTAGTAAAAACAGTTTAGCGGACAAGCTGGAATTGAGCTATAAAACAATCCAGCGATTAATGATTCGATTAACTGATTTTGGGTTCATCAAGGAGTACGCAATGAAGCGTCGCTCGAACATGTACCAGACTTCCAACGCTGTGATTATCCAGCCCGTTAAAACGGATTCGTCCAACAAGGAAGAGCCAAAACAGGTTGAAAAAAGTCCTAGTAAAACAACTAATAAAAACCTTAAAACAAATAATATTAATACATATAAAGAACGTACAGTTATACATAATAATACTAATACTGTTAATAACATTAAGAACGCAGAATTTGTAGCACACTGGGTACCAGCACGTTTCACTGAATTATCAAATTCATATTTTTCTAAAGCAAAAGAAGTAGAAGAGCTGTGGAAAGTAGTTCGTCAGAATAATAGACCCGTAAACGGAGAAAAACTATTTACTAAAGCGCAAGAACTAGAAATCGGTTTAACTGCTTTGAAACAATATGTGATGAAATACAAGAACGGTGTGAAAATCAAGAAGTCTATGTTTGCGTACTTTAACGGTATTGTGGATAAGTTGATGACTAAGTTCTACTTCGATTCGGAATTTATGTCAGTAAATTGATTAAATTCTGAAAATATGTTATACTAGAAGTATACACCCTAAGAGCGTGTTTACTAAAACTTATGCAAAGGAGAAGTGGAGTATGACAACAGTATCGGAATTAACGTCGAAAGGAGTCTTTATTGACTATTCGCTAGTTAATATCAACACCAAACTATTAGACGTTTTAACAAATTTGATTAACAAAGCTAAAAACACTGTTGATAACGTGGTTACGTTTAAAAAAACACATTTAGCTAAAGAGCTAGGTAAGGATGTAAAAACTGTATCTAGCCATCTTAAAGAATTACAAACTAGCGGAGTTTTCGAAGTTGGCGGAGAACGCGGAAGAGGTAAAGGTTGCGTTGTGCGCTTTAACGAACTTCTTGTGAAATTCGATACTTCTGAAAAGGCGCTTATTAACTCCGACGACGTTAATACTCTTGATGCGGATATTAAAGATATCGTGAAAAAGGTATATCCTAAAAAGCCGAAGAAAGAGAAACCGAACAAGCGAAATCGTAGAACAAAACAACAAATGCTAGAGGACAAACTATTACGTAGCGAAAAGCAACAACGTGTAGATGACCTTAATGCAGAACTAGCAGAGACTATATTCCCTTCATGGGACTGGTTCCAAAAAACAGATGCTCCAGTACATAACTACAAAGCATACTTAGTGTCACGGATTTATAACCGTTACGCTTATTTATTCGCTAAGAGTACGAACTACTTTTACGATAAATCAGAGGAGAAAGTAGGATACAAAGTACCGGAAGTATTACCGGACTTCGATGTACTCGAAAAAGAATTTATGGGGACAATTAACTGGGAGCATTTTGTCAAATTCGTAGACTTCTGTGAAGAGAATGAAATCAACCCGGCTGTATATTTAACAGCTCAATTCAACCGTTCCACTTATTCCGCAACAATTAAATCCAATGTAAAAAGCGCTAAACCATTCCCTAATGCATTAATGAGTGAGGGAAGCTATGAAGTGTACAAGCGTGAAGAGAGTTTCCAAAAGTCTAAGCACATCATGAAACTGCAAGGTGCAGCACTTAAGAAAGACTTCGCAGACGACCCGATTATTATGTCTCTTGATGACGCTTACAAAACAGCGGACAAAGGTAATGGTATTCTTAGTCATTCCCAAGCATACCGCGAATTATTCCGTACAGCAGAAAGTGATGATACTACATTCGCTTTAGTGGACTTCTACGATTACACGATGGAGAACATGAAGAAACAGGGTGTGTCAAAACAATCACAAACAATTATTAAGAAGTTCATTACGACACAAGCTGTCATGAAATTATACGGTAAATCAGGATTACCAGAGAATGTTATTCTTGGCTCCGAGATGGTACGTATTGCATTAGCAAGTATCCCGCAGCCAACTATTAGCAACCACGAAGTACATATGAAATCAGCTTCATTCTTAGGAGAACTGTTATTACCTAATGCAACAAAGCAAGAGCAATACAACTATGGTGGACGTACTTTCCTACGTTTAACTGATACGATTGACCACCGATTCACTTTACGTTTAATTGAACAGCGTAAAGGCTTACATGTTTCGTTGAAAGAATTACAGGATGCGTTTAAAGAATATGGACGACACAACATCCCATTAAACGATTACTCATTCCTAGATGTAGAACAGATTGAGAAAGTATTCCAATCAGCAAATGAAGTAGCGGATTACGATTTAGAAAAGTTCACAGTAAAGAGCGAGTACAACATGATTCAAGGTGCTTATCATAAGACTACAGAACTAGATGACATCATTGCATCAGAGCTGTAATCTTCTTGACTTTTAGCACAATATTTGATAGAATAGTAATATTCTAAAAAACAAGAGGGGGAATTTATGTAATATGGAAAAACCGATTATGAAAGAAATACTCCGCAAGGCAATTGAATCTCCGGTATTCTCGAAGGAGGTTCTACCAGTAGTACCGATGTCAATCTTTGAAAATGTGGAAATCTATAAAGAGATTACACAGATTGTGCGCCGATACTACCAATCAAATTCTAGTGTCATCACAGAGGGTGCATTAGTAACATTACTAGAAGCGAAACTTGATAGACTTAAGAAAAGTGCAGATGAACAACAGCAGTACTTCAACAAGGTTAGTGAGCTATACCAGATTCGAGACAGCCACGATGATAACTTGATTGATGAAGAAATTGAAAAATACATAAAGAAACAAATGAGATTAGAATTACTTAAGAAAGCTGCATTAAAAATTAACGATGAAGCGTTCCAAGACACATTAGAAGATGAGTTCCGTAAAATCATGTTACTGGATATTTCTGGTCGTAATGACGAGATTATCAACGTAATCGATGACGTGGAGTATAAACGATTAGCGCTATCATCTTTAGATGGTAACACCGTACCAACCGGATTTAAATCTATTGACCTACTGAATAGTGGTGGACTAGCTAAAGGTGAGTTAGGTCTTATTGCGGCTATGTCTGGTACAGGTAAAACGTTAATGATGACCAACTTAGCAACGAACTATGTTAAGCAAGGTTACAACGTATTATTCATTGCTCTAGAGGAATTAAAGAACCGAATGGTCTTAAAACTAGAGCAGTCAATGTTACGACAAACCCGAGGGGACATCTTAGATGGCTCTACACTTAACATGGAGAAATTCGAGAAGAGACAAGCCCTGTATAAGAATAACCGCGCACGATTCGGTAACTTATTCCTAGCTCGTTACTCTCCTCGTAAAGTTACACCAGCTAAGATTGAACAATTAATCTCTGATTTACTAATTCGTCAAGGGGTTAAGATTGATGTAGTTATTGTCGATTACCCGGAACTACTACGTAATCCGCATGCTACAGGTAATGAAGCGGATGATGGCGGTAAGTTATTTGAAGAGATGCGTCGTATTGGACAAGATTTCGACGTAGTAATGTGGACAGCTTCCCAGTTAAACCGTACAGCTTACAACGCATTAATCAGAACATCAGAACATATGGAAGGGTCGCTCCGTAAGAAGAATGCTGCTGAACTTGTTCTAGTAGTCAACCAGACACCGGAAGAGTATAATGCTGGATTCCTGCGGCTATACGCGGATAAGGTACGTAACCCGCCAGAAGGTGCATATGATAAGATGCTAGGATTTAAGGTTATCGGTAATCAGCAAGTAGTGAGAGAGTACATACAAAATTCAAGTGAAGAGAAAGAACATAGAGCTATCTTGGAAGCGGTTGACCAAGCAAGGGACAACCTGTTTAAAGCTAAGAAAGCTGGAGGTAATAGTGGCAAGGTTCCTATGCCGGACTTTAGCCAAGAAATAAATCAAGCAATCAGAGGAGGACAATGATATGAAGAGAAAAGAAATTATACTTAGCCCTGCGGATAAAGCAGAAGTTATGAAAGTAATTGAAAAACCGGGTACAGATGTAGACCTATCGGGATGCCTAAATGTTCTATTTACGATAGACGATTACGAAGAAGATAGCTGCAATAGTGAACTAAGCGTAGCCTTTTCTAAAGAAGGGGCAAAGAATATGATTGAACTGCTGCAAGAGTTTGTATACGGTAAATCAGTAAAAGTAGAAGTGGAAGGTATCTTAGAAGAAGCAGAGAAGCTATATGATGAGTGTATTGACCCAGATGAATTTAACTATATAGCAGGACAAAGATACGCATATGAAACTGTACTAGGTATTATTGAGGGGGAAACTAAATGATATTTCCAGATATTTATGTAACGTCAGATACACACTTCGGGCATAAGAATATTATTAAGTACGAAGACAGACCATTCAAAGATGTAGAAGAAATGAATGAAAAGCTCATTGAAAATTGGAATAAGGTAGTTAAGCCGCACGATTTAATTATCCATGTAGGTGACCTGTTTCTTTGTGGAGCTACGAAAGCAGAAGAAATCGCTAAACGGCTTAATGGTCGTAAGATTCTTGTTGATGGGAATCACGATTCGTTCAGCAAAGCGAAATATGCTAAGATGGGATTTGACTTAAGGAAATACCTATACTTAGACGGTTACTTATTCTCACACTACCCGCTTAATGCTACGATGCTTAGAACTATGGAGTCACACACCGAATTTGTTGCTAACATTCATGGACACGTCCATAGCATGACTCAAAACCTTGATAGGGACGTTCATATCTGTGTTTGTACAGAACATACGGATTACACACCTATAGCGTTCTGGGAACTGAAAGACTTACATAATGCTGGTACATACTTAGAAAGAGGAGAATATGAATATGCGTACTAAGTACATAGTTTTCTCCGACTTCCATTGGCATAACTTCGACAACTTTGCGAAGCCTATAACACATACATACAAAGGTAAAGAGATTCAAATTACCGATAGACTACTAGCGCAATTAAACACACTTAATAGAGTGTTTAGACTTGCACATGAAAACAAAGCGGACATTCTATTTAACGGGGATTATTTTCATGCAAGGAACCGCATTACAACTCTAGTGTATAATCTAGGGTTCAATGTAATCTACGATAACATGATGAAGTACCCGGATGTCAAACTATACATGATTGTAGGTAACCATGACCAAGCAGACTCCAGTGACTTCCCGGAGCATAGCTTAGAGAATTTCAAAGCGATTCCGCGTGTAACAGTTATGGATGACTTCGAACCTGTATACACTGGTTCTTGTATGCTGTACCCGATATCTTACTCTGATAACGTAGAGTTCGTAAAAGGTAAAATTCACCGATTCATGCAGCATGCAGCGCAAGAGGATGAGCCTACAATTTTAATGGCGCATATAGGGGTGGACGGAAGTGAAACAGGACAACATTCACATCGGCTTGGTGGAGCGTTTAACATTAGTGAACTTTACCCTGATGTATTTGACTATGTAACATTAGGTCACTACCATAAGCGACAGTTCTTAGGTGGACTAGACAACGCGTTCTACGCTGGTAACACAATCCAAGAAAGTTTCTCCGATGAGGGACAAGATAAAGGTGTATTCCTAATTGACTTAGCTAAAAGAGGCAAACCGGAGTTTATTCCAATCGAGAATAAGAAGTTTGTCACGATAACGAAAATCGATGAGAACACACAAGAGATTGTGGATAACAACTATGTACGAATGATTATTCCGCAGGAACTAGCAACAGAGGTAGAAATATTTAAAGAATCGTCCGACAATATTCGAGTAGAAGTACAAAAAGAATACAAAGCAGACTTACGTATTAACATCGAAGTAGGTTCCAGTGAATCAGATATTGTCAAGGAGTACACGAATAAGTTCTACACAAACGTACAGGATAAGGCTCTAGCAGTCTTAAAAGAGGCACAAACAATAAATGTTTAAGAGACTATTACTAGTCTCTTTTTTTATTGACAAACATATGGTATCATGGTAAGATTTACTTATTAATAGAAGAGGAGGAATATGATATTGAAGTGGAACAAGTTAATAGTTCAGAACTTTCTAGCAATTAATGATGCAGAAGTTGATTTAGATAATCAAGGTCTTATCTTAATTGAAGGAGAGAATACTAGTGACGAGAAGTTTGCTAGTAATGGGGCTGGTAAGTCATCATTAATTCCGGAATCAATTACATGGTGTTTATACAACATGACATCTAAAGGAGTTAAAGGTGATGCAGTAGTCAATAACAAAACAAAGAAGAACACAATGGTTGCCTTAATTGGTGAGCAAGATGGAGATACATACCGAATTGAACGATACCGTAAGCACAGCCTACACGCGAATAAGGTTAGGTTGTTCAGAAATGACATAGATATTACAGCTAAATCTAATGATGATACGAATGCAGAAATTGAAAAGATATTAAAAATCTCACACTTAACATTCATCAACAGTATCTTATTTGCTCAAGGCGAAGGGTTAGGTGCTTTCGCATCTCTAACGGATTCAAAAAAGAAAGAAATTTTAGATAGCTTACTAAACTTGGACATTTATTCTCTAGCACAAGAGGTAGCTAAGAAGAAGGTAAAAGAAAGTATCGCTAAGATTGACGAGAAGAATCGTGAAATCGAGCGACTTAACTGGGACTTAGAACAGGTGGACAAGCTAGAAGAACAAGATAACAAGAACTATGAATCTACGAAGCACATGTTACAAGAAGAGCAGAAGAGACTAGCAGATGTTATTAAGTTACTGAATGACTACCCTGCTAAGTACTTCGGCTTTGTGGAACAGAAGAGAGACAACATTGAAGCTCTGAATAAGAAGCTCGACGAGATTTCTAACATAGATATGTCTACGGAAGAGGCGGAATTTAATGCAGCACACCGAGCGCTGAACGAAGTTGAGAACCAGCAACGCGATTTAGACAGACAGAAAACTGACTTAGTTAAGCGATACAAGAGCCTAAGTTTTAGTGATAACTGTCCAGTATGCGGTACGCCAATGGATAATAGTCATAAGATTGCAGAGCAGGATAACATAAAAAATGAATTAAGACCTATCATGCTTGGTTTGCAACAGATAGAACAAACGAAACAACCGTACATAGATGCTGTTAATGAAGCTAGAGAACGTTACGATGCTAAATTAGAAGAGCAGAAAACAGTCGTTCAAAGACAGCGTGAAATCACAACAGAGGTTAAACGAGACGAAGATTATATACGTACATATGAAGTCAACCTTAGACAACTTAAGAATAATGTAGAAGTTGTTAAGAATACAATTCAGAAGCTCCAGAACGTTCCTGAGCCTATTTCCAGAGATAAGGATAGGGAAAGCATTAACGAGTCAATTAAAGCTGCTAAGAAGGAGCTAGTAGCCTTAGAATTAGCGAAGAAAGAAGATGAAGACGTAGTAAAGGTTTACTCGAACGAAGGAGTTAAATCACACGTACTTGACTTCATTACACCGGAGCTTAACCAAAGAGGTAACAAATACTTAAAACAATTAGCTGGAGAAAATATGGAGCTAGTGTTTAGTACGAGAACGAAGAAGAAAGATGGTACATACTCTGATAAATTTGATGTACAGCTTATCAATACCGTAGGTGGCGACGATTATAAAGCGCAATCCGGTGGAGAAAAGAAACGAGCAGACTTATCTATCTCTCTAGCATTACAAGATTTAATTCTAGAGAATACGAACTTCATTGTTTATGATGAGGTATTCGATGCATTAGATGAGACAGGCGTAGAATCTGTTATCGAATTGTTAAAAGAACGAGTAAAAACTATCGGAACAATTTTCGTCATTACACAAAGTAGCCATTTCAAAGCGCTATTCGAGAAAGTTATTACAATTACAAAAGACCATAATGGAATTTCAAATATCAAAAGGGGGAAAAACATTGCATGAAAGTAGTGAAATTTAGTGAAGAGGAAGTTCTAGTCATCCTAGAAACAACATCACAAGACAAAGAAGAAACGAAAGAGATTTTATTACCATACCGGGAGCTATTAAAGTGGTACCCACTAAACATTAATTATACATACAAGTATTCAACATCTAAAGATATTATGTATCTAGTAAAGGATAGTACATACGATAAAGACTTATATGATGTAAAGTCAACGAAGCAAGCGAAAGCGCTTCCATTAAAAAAAGGCGTTCCGTATAACAAGACAGTACATAACCGTAACACGAAGATTGTCCAGTGGGCGCAAGAGAATAATTTAATCGAAGTTAGTAAAGATAAAGTACTACTAACAGACCCGAAGGTTGGTATCTGTCGTGTACTGGAAACGATTGAGTCGATTAAGCAGCACTTAGTTAAAAAATACATATTTGAAGAAGGACAGAATGACGACTTCGACATCGATGAGAATTTAGGATTTCCGAAGTTTACAGACGAGCTAGTATATAAGTATGCTACAACAACAGAATTATACCAACTTGAACTACTAGGAGAGGTTTACACTCTACTTAACTTATATAGACGATTAGAAGAGTGAGGGATTTAAATGTTTCTAGATTTACTTTATCAGGAGCTAGGAGACAATAAACCAGCATCCGGAGGAGAGACACGATTCAATTGTCAGTTCTGTGGAAATACAAAGTACAAGTTTTATGTGCATGATGAGACAGGCTTATGGCAATGTAAAGTATGCGGAGAGAAAGGTAACCCAGTCTCCTTCGTAATGAAGCATTTCCAAGTTACATTCCCGGATGCGAAAGACATACTCGAAACATATGACTATGAGGTTGGAGATTACAACAGCCAAACCTTATCACATCAAAAGTATGGAGCGCATTTAACAGAAGAAGAGCAGCTATACATGTACATTATGAATCAAGGAGACGTTCCGGAGGAGGAGGTAAAGGTAAAATATACTTGCCCTTACCCACCTTCTAATTGTAAGTCACTCATAGAGAACTTTAACAATCCGGAAGCGTTTCCTTTCTTTGCTTACTTGAATGGTCGTGGCATTACACTAGAACAGATTAAGCAACATAACATTTCATACGTAGTAGATGGGATAGCTAGATTATCAGATGATAAAGAACTACGACTAATCAATCATTTAGTATTCTTTGCGTTTGACCCACGTAGGAAAGCCATCTACTGGAATACAAGGTCGATAGACCCTAAACCATTCATAAAGAGTTTGAACGCACCAGCGAAGCCGACAGAGTACTCAAAATCGACGGTAGTGATGAATCTCAACAACGCATGGAAACAAGATAAGATTGTTATCGTAGAAGGATTCTTTAACATGACGACATTAGGTGATTGTGCAGTTGTTACATACGGTAAGCAAGTATCGAATCAGCAGATTAAAACGATACTGGAAGCAACCGATAAAAAGAAACAACCTATCTACATTTACTTGGATAGAGATGGTTGGGGAGAATCAATTAAAGTAGCTGCTAAGATACATAGTTTTGAACCGAATAGAGCTGTCTACTATGTGTACAGCGAAGATGACAAAGATGCGAATGATTTAGGATATGAGGAAGCTTGGAAACGAATTAATAGTGCGATTCCGGCGGATACAGAAGGAGAAACTATTTTTAGAATGTTACATTTATAAGGAGGATAAACATGACTAAAGTAGAAGCACAAATTTTAGCGGATGAACTAGAAGATATTATGTGGGAAACTACAGATTGTAGTTCATATGCTAGGTTAAAAAAGATAGTAGACGATTTATGGGAAAAGTATGAATTACCTGTTGACATATCGGAAAGTAAATGATATATTAATAGATGTAGAAAAGAGAAAGAGGAGGAAAATACATAATGACAGATTCATTGCAAGTACCAGAGTTAGAGATTAACCCTTACCCGGAACAACTTAAAGTAAACATCGTTATCGATGGTGGTTACTTACCGGAGAACGCACATGGTAACGACTTCTGCGACGACGTTAGAGCAGCGGAAGGGCGATTGGTTCCACCTAGTACATTTGCATCTGTACTAGTTCCTACAGGGATTAAAACAGCATTCAGTGACCAATACGGAATGAAAGCTAATACACGAAGTGGTTCTGCATATCATACGCCTATCATCTTATCGAATTGTACAGGCATTATCGAAGGTACATATCGTGGGTACTTAGGTATCCTATTACGAAACACATTCATCGACTCTTCAATGGTAGATTTCGTTTTCGATTCGAAAGGTAAACGTATTCCTTTATCAGAGGTACCGAAAGAAGTTCTAGAAAACGCTCGTGAGTTCTACGAAACTGACTCTATTACACTAGGCTATGACAAACCTAAAACGATGGAAGATTTCAATAAAGAACTACTAGCTTGGAAGAAACGCAAAGATGCGGGAGAGTTTGACTTACATAGATTAGCTGCGATTAATAAAAAGATTCAAGCTGGGCAACAGCTATCACTTAGAGAAAATGACACATGGTTAGACAGAAGCGCTCCACAACCAACAGTTCAACACAGAGCGTTTGTAGATGTAGTACCTCGTGGGACTGTGTACATCGAAAAAGGTGAACGAGTAGCGCAGATTCATTATCAAAACCGAATTCAAGCTAACTACAATGTAGTGGACGAGCTAGATGACACGACACGCGGCGAAGGTGGATACGGAAGTACGGGTAGCAAGTAGTGATTACACTTGGGATTATAGCTTATATTATAATTTCGATAAGAATGTATTACTCATACAAGAAGGATAACTATAGCGAATTTACAGGAGAATGGGATTACGGTCAATCTAAGAAATTAGGTATGGTATACGGATTCTCATTCGTTCCTATAGTAGCCGTATCAATGGCTATACTAATGGGGGTTCTATACGTACTACTTAACATCGTAATGGGTATCCTATGGATTGTACTATGGATTGCTACTAACATGCCGTAAAGGGGGATTGGAATGGAAGCTAAATTCGTTATTCTTTACCATAAATATGTTGAAGATAAGATTTACACCGGAGGAGACTGGAGAACAGTATTCAAAGGTAACAAAGTTATACATGAGTCTGAACCAATGAGTCACTATCCGATGGACTCTAAACTAGAGATGTTTTTAGAAAAAAACAAACCGATGTGGAATAAGGAAAAACCGATGGAGTACGACTTTGTTACAGTAGAAAAGAGATACTACCATGCAAAGTAAGATTACCGATTACATAGAACAGATTGTTACAGCTAAACTAAATCGAGATGGTGAAATGATTCTACGTCTTCAACAGGACTACACGAATGAAGTGGTAGACCTAAAGGACGTAGGAGATGCTATCATTAATGCTATGGATGATTTAATTTTACATATAGATACATCACAAGCAATCACGGAAGCTAGATTACGAGCTATTGTAAACTGCTTACCGGATGAAATACAAGAGAATATTTATTACGACTTCGATGCACATGAAGACGAATTATTTAAATAAAAGGAGACTAAAAACATATGGCAACGAAAACAAAGAAAGAATTAGAATCAGAAATTTTACTAGTAGCAGAGGCGGTAGACGCGTTACGAAAAGAAACACAGACACCGCTACGCATTGAAACTATGAAAGTATTAATGGACTACTTATTAAGTGGACAAGTTACTAGCGAAGAACATGCAGAGCAGATTAAAGATATCACTTCTCTTAGCGCTACAATCTCTGATACTATTCTTATCTCTCGATTATCTTTAACACAAATCATGGATGAGCTTAACGAGAAGTTAACGCGCGTTATGCAAGAAGTATCTATTCAAGGCGAAGTACTAGAAAAACTTGGTGCTACAGAAGAGATGTTCCAAGAAGCTGCGGAGGCTTACAATAAGAAAGTAGAAGAAGTATTAGCGGCGCATACAAGTAAAAAGGAGGAAGTTGATGAAGCTACACTGTAGGTGTTTCCCGGAGGATTATGGTCACATCTGTAAAAACACAGACGGTTCGTTATACATAGAAGTTACGAACGACATCAGTGGAGATATCGAAACAGCCAGTCTAAACATCGACCCGCAAACATTATACAAATGGTTAACAACAGAGTACGATATTAAAACGTTACAAGGAGAAGCAGAGGAGAAATAATTCTCTGCTCTTTCTTCATAAGGAGGGTAATATGAATAAGTTACTTTTAGAAGTAGAATTTCTAGAAGATATTTATAAGTATGATGAAGTGAATATCATTGTAGGAAAGCGATACCCTGTAGAAATTGTTAACGAATATGAGTTCGAATTTGATAGTGAAAAAGTAGCATGGGATGACGGGTTGTACTCTGTTCCATTAACAGTACCGTATGACTATGACCCAGAAGTATGTAGAATTATTTGTAAAGGAGTGAAGCGTATTGGGAAAAATGAGTAAGACAAAAGGAGCAGGATACGAAAATAAGATTGCTAAAGAGCTTTCTGATATGTGGGGAGGTAAATTCTCACGCGTACCTGCTTCTGGTGGATTACACTGGGGTAGCGACCAACGTGTAGCTGGAGATATCATTCCACCGCTAGGTATGAAGTTCCCGTTTGTAGTAGAGTGTAAGAAACGGGAAGGGTTCGATTTATCACACCTGTTCAAAAATATCGGTCAAATTAAAGAGTGGTGGCAACAGGTGGTCATGGATTCTCGTAGATTAAAAGTACATGGCGTATCGCCTCTATTAATCTTTTCGAAGAACCGTGAAATTAGTTACATCTTACTTCCATATAGTGATGAAGTATACGATAAGTTAAACAAGCACTTCCCAGTATCAAGACAAACAGTTAGTTTCTTGGATATCCGTGAAGAGGAAAACTACTTCGATACATTGCTAACTACGATGGATGGTTTCAAGTCATTAGACTTAACTTTCTTATGGGAAACTTATCATGAGTTCCCGTGGGATATTCAAAATCCACAATAAACATTAAAATACATAAAGTTTTGATATATTATAACTTGTATACATTTAACACATGAGGGAAGAGGGGATTTAAAGGCATGACATTAATTACAAAAGATAGAGGCACCTACACACAAGAAATTAGATTCGTTAGAGAACGATTTAACTACTTTGTAGACAGCATCTTAGAAGAAACAAATAATAAAGAAGCAATTGAAGCATCCGATATTGAAGAGATTAAGGATGCAGTAATCAGTATGGTAGAAGCGAAGAAAGAAGTAGAAGCGGACAAGCTGTTTACATTCTTAATTCGAGAAACACAATCTCGTATTAAATTATCGAACCTACCATTAGCTAATTTCGCATCTGCGGTATACTTACGACAGCTATACAAACAAGCTAGTAAACTACGTGGATTCGATTACAAAGAAGGATACGGAGACTACGCTTCACACGTAACAGCAATGGTAGAGCGTGGAAAGTATTCAGAAGTATTACTAGATATTTATACACGAGAAGAGCTACAAGAAGCTGGTAAGCTAATCAATAAAGATAGTGACCGCAAGTTTAGTTATAGCGGACTTCAAACTTTAACAAAAACATACTTAGCTAAGAATGATAAAGGACTAGTAATGGAGCTTCCCCAAGAGCGATTCCTTACAGTAGCTTTATACTTAATGAGTATTGAGAAGAAGAAAGACCGTATGAAGTACGTTAAGAAAGCATACTGGGCTTTACTAAATCATTACATCGGATTAGCAACACCAACACTTAAAAATGCAGGTGCGCCACATGGTTCGTTATCTTCTTGTCATATCTTAACAATGGATGACACGATTGACAGTATCTTCGATGTAGCGAAACAAGTAGCTATCTTCTCGAAAAATGGTTCTGGTATTGGAGTATTCGCTGGATTCTTACGCGCCCGTGGTTCTCGTATCCGTGGAGTTAAAGTACAGAACAATGGTGTTATTCACCCGGCACGATTACTATCTGTATTAGCAGAGTATGTAGACCAAACAGGAACACGTAAAGCTGGAGTATCCATCTACTTACCTGTATGGCATGCAGATATTAAAGACTTCTTAGAACTAAGATTAAAAACTGGTTCACAAGAGAAGCGCGCTCATTCTGTTACAACAGCAGTAACTATTCCGGATGAGTTTATGAGACGATTACATAACAAGGAACTATTCACTATCTTCGACCCGACAGAAGTTAAGAAGAAGTTAGGCGTGGACTTAAACATGCAATATGATAAGAAACGTTTACAAGATGGTGAAGAGCCTAATGAGAAAGACCACGCATTTACATACTGGTACCGTAAAGCAGAAGAACTAGACTTAGAGATTAAAGAAGTAGTAAAAGCTACTGACATCTACAAATCTATCTTCGTTAGCCGTAAAACAGGCGGTACACCTTACATGTACTGGAGCGATACATCAGCACGTCAGAACCCTAATGGACACGTTGGTATGCCATTCGCATCAAATCTTTGCACAGAGATTATTCAGAACATGGAATATGACGAGATTGTTGAAAACGGTTTAGATGAGAACGGATACATCGTACTAAAACTTAAAGGTGATGGGTTAGTAACTTGTAACTTAAGTTCTTTAGTCGGTCATAACACACACGACCTAGACGAAGAGACGTACCAAGAAGTAGTAGACATCCAGTTCCGTATGCTAGATAACGTAATATCGATGGGACGTTTATCGGTTCATCAGGCGAAACAAACCAACGACTTATACCGAGCTGTAGGTGCCGGATACTTAGGTATGGCAACCTTAATGACAGATAAAGGTATTCCGTGGGAATCAGAAAAAGCAACTGAGTTTGTAGGAGAAGAATTTAAACGCTACTTGAAAGCGCAAATTAAGGCTTCACATAAGTTAGCTGTAGAGAAAGGCTCTTATCCACTGTATGAGGGGTCTGACTGGGCGACAGGAGCGTTCTTCGATAAAAGAGGTCTAGTTGGGTCTGAATGGGAAGAAATACGTTCTATGGCTTCGGTAGGCATGCGAAATGGTTACACGGCTGCGGTAGCTCCTACAGCATCGAACAGTATCATCATGAATGGTTCTCCATCTATGGATGCACCTTACGATGTGGCGTACACAGAGAATAAATCTGGTATGAACGTTCTAATTGTTCCACCAAACTACAATAACAGAACAAAATGGTTCTATAAATCTGGTTTCGAGATGGATGAAATGTGGTCTATCAATCATGTAGCAGAAGCGCAGAAATATATTGACCAAGCTGTTTCACATAACATGCACGTATCATCGAACATCAAAGGTTCAGAACTATTACGTTTAGATATGGCTGCATGGGATAAGGGTTTAAAAACAATCTACTATACTCATACAGAGGATAGAGAGAAACCAGAAGATTGCATTATGTGTGCAGGTTAATATGAAACACTTACTAGTCTCTACGTACTTCTGGGTAGATGAGTTACACCATAGATTTCATAAGTGGATGAGAGAAAAAGTGTTTAAAGGTTGGTATTGAAAATCTAGTAAAATTTAATTGACAAAAAATACAGAATAGTGTATAGTATTACTTGTAAGAGTGAGTCCTTTATAGTAATATCTTACACTATTTTTATTTATAAGGAGGAAAATGGTTGGAAGAGAAAGTAAAGCTGACGGGTAAGTTTGTTGTAGTAGAAGTCTTAAAGAAAACTAGTGCCAAAGGATTTAAAAATGTAAAGGTAGATGACGTACTTTATTTCGAATGGGATTTAGATGGACACTACAAAGGAGCGCCATACGTAGATTGCTATGTTGTTGGAGAATTTGTAGATAGAAAAAGTGGAATGATAGTTAAAACTCTACTTCATGAGAATTTCTTAGTAGAGGAGACAAGCTAATGATACATAACAAAGATGATGTGAAAGCAGTTATAGAGGAATTAGAAGTTTCTGACCATATGGACATCGTTGGTTTCGTTAACATCTGGTCTAATGGTGTTAAGATTCGTCGATATCAAGGACAGGACAAGCTTAAATACATAGAAACAAGTAAAGACAAAGGCTACAAAAAGATGGTAGCTATTTTAGTAGAGGTAGAAGAAGAAGATTTATTTTAAAACAAACGGAGGAGGAAAAGAATGAGATATTATTCATGGAATAATGAAGAAGTCGAGATGGAGGAATTAAAAGGTAAAACGTTTACTCGTATTGATAAAAACGGTTCTGACCAACTAGTATTCTACGATACAGATGGTGAAGTATACTTAATGTTCCATAATCAAGATTGCTGCGAGACAGTAGATATTGAGGATATCGAAGGAGATTTAGAGGACTTATTACATAGCCCGATTTTAATGGCGGAAGAAGTAACTAATCAGGGTAATACTCGATGGGGTTCACAAACTTGGACGTTCTACAAATTCTCTACAATCAAAGGTACAGTAGTATTACGCTGGTTAGGTGAATCGAACGGGTACTATTCAGAGTCAGTAGACTTCCTTAAGTTATTAGGCGAAGACAAAAAAAGATTCGTAAAACCAGCAGAACCTAAAAAGCTAGAAAAAGATTCTAAAGAAGTTTACTTTATGGTAGATGGAGTACCAATCGCTAAAGTACAATCAATCAGCGCAGAGGCTTCATACTCGAATTTAAAATCACTAAATTAAAAAGGAGACAAGCTATATATGTTCAATAAAGTAACAACAGAAAAACCATTCCGCATCTATAATGCGATGCACCCTAATCGTGCTACTAAGTTATTCGGTGGCGTGGCTAGTGGGATTCGTAACTGGGATGACCAACTAGTAGATACATGGCTGGATTACCAGAAAGCTCTATTCGCTGAGTACTGGGTTCCAGAAGAGGTTCGAATGGGTAAAGACATCGAACAATACAAACAAGAATTAACAGCAGCAGAACGAGTAGCGTATGAGCGCGTATCAGGCGCATTGAACTGGTTAGATTCAATGGCTAGTGATATCGTAACAATGCTCTTCTTAACTACATCAGACCCGGCTCTACGAACGGTATTAACATTGATTGCATCATTCGAAACTATGCATAACGTATCATACGAACATATGACATCGACTGTAATCGGTTTTGAAGAGAAGCAGAAAGAGTTTGCGAAAGTACGCGAGTTACCATTACTAGCGAAACGTAATGACTTCATCTTAAAAGAGTTAGAAGAAATGGTAGACATGCTACGAGGTAAACTAGCGCAAGGAGGTACAATCACATTTACAGAAGAGGAAATCACGGTTCTATTTAAAGGCTTAGTAGCTTACCAGATTCTAGAAGGTGAATTTTTCTCTGGTGGGTTCGTATACTTTCACTCATTAGCTCGTGACAATAAGATGATTGAGTCCAATAACCTAATCAACTTAATCAAAGCAGATGAGAACCAACACTCTGAAATCTTCGGATTAATCATTAAAGTGTTAGTGACAGAGAATCCTCATTTAAACAACCCGGAGTTAATGGATTGGGCAATGAACTATATCCGTAAAGCCGTAGAACTAGAGAAAGAATGGACAGCTTGGTTGTATCAGGATATCGACACATTATCCGTTGCAGAGTACCATGATTACGCTGAGTATCTAGCTAACTTAATTTGCCGTAATGCTGGATTACAAGAACCATTCCCTAGCAATTCGGAGCTTAAGTCTAAATGGATTGTTACATACGGTAGTAAGTCTAAAGGTGCAGGAGAAATCGCTCCTAAATCAGACTTCTTACAAGGAAATGCAATTAACTACAAACACGAGGATGGGGACGACTTTGACCTCTAAAAAGAAAGCTACTATGTTTGTATATTCTAAGAAGGGGAATACCACTGGTATTCTCGAACTCTTAGATGAGAGTTATTTTGAGTACATATTTGAAGTTAATAATAAAACGGTTCCAGCAGAAGTAGAACGAGCATTTTCCGACAGCGACGTACTTTTCATCGGGGTTCCTACTTATTTCCCTACCTACCAGAAAGAGCCTAACTACCCTGCTTACTTGCATGTTTTTGAGTATGTAATCAAGTACTTAGAAGGTAAAACGATTGTAGTATTCGGTAGTGGAAGAAGTGAGTATGCGTTGTTCTGTGGAGCTGTAGATTACTTAGGTGATTATCTTAGTGTAAAGAATAAAGTATATAAATTTAAGTTCGAGGGTTACCCAAAAGTTTCTGAACAAAAATACTTTAAATGGATGGTGAACGAACTTTTATATGGAAGACAAATTATTGAATGATAAGGTTATGGGTGAAGTAGCTAACATATGTAAAGAACTTAATGACCGTCTTGAAATGTTACGTAGCATGACTCCAGAGGAAAGTGAAGACTACAACACCAAAAGATATGTAGAACAGTATCTCACTTTCTTCAAAGATGTATATGGAGAGAATCCAGAGTACACATACACACGAGATGGGAACCAGATAAATGTAACTGTTTATCCGTACATGCCTTTGAATTATATTACTGTAGATATTAAACTTTAAGGAGAATGAAAATGAAGAAATTAGTTAAATTTGAACAACCGGGTTGCGCTCCTTGTGCAATGGTAAGTAATTATTTAAAAGAAGAGTTAAACGTACCACATGAATCGATTGATGTTACAGTACATCCGGAGTTCGCAGCACATTATGAATTAGCTTCTGTACCAACTGTATTACTATTAGAAGTAGGTAAACAGGAAGACGTAATCGGTGAAGAACTTGGTCGCTCTATTAAATTCAACCCAGAAGAGTTAGATGAATTAGTAGCGAAGTTACGAGGTTAACATGCACACATTAAGCAGTATAGCTGACGTAGCTATGAAAGAGTTTGACGTTAAGTACATAAGAGTGTTCGACAACATGGGGAAAATATCTTTCCACTTTAAAAAGAAAGATTACAAAAGAATAACGAAGGAAATGATAACGAAATTTGAATACAAATGTAGACCTGCTGGGGTTTACTTTACTTATGAGGGGGAAAGTAAATGGACTGTAATAACAAATACTGCGTTTGGAACATGTTTGACCAATGCTGTCCGGACAGTGAAGAGCGGTTTAATGAAGCTACTCCGAATGAATTAGATTGTCCATCATCAATACGAGAGGATTTACAAGCGGGGGTTTACCATCTATACTACCGTATTTTAGATTCTATTGACGATATGGCTTATGACGACAGACTTAAAATTTTAATTTTTATGTTGAACCAACGAGACGAAGGTATAGATTTACATAAAGAGTTGAAAATAGTTTCTCCCGGTACTTTAATATATATGTATGCGGGGAGAAGAAAACTAAGCGAGTTATTGGAAATCAATAAATACATAGATAACATGTACCAACCAATTGAACGTCCGTGGACTGTAGAACTTCCTGATGATAACGAAAACCTTAAAAGTGTACCCGGAGTACGACCTTCGTTAAGTGAAGTAACAAAGGAGGATATGCAGAAGTGGAAATCAAAACAAAAGTAGAAGGAGATTTGTTTATTTGTTACTGCGATGACGCTGGAGCCGAGTTTGATATTTACATCGACATCAACACAGCTAAAGTAGATTCTGTGGGTGTGGGTGATTTAACAGTAGCGAACCTTATTACTGCAACGAAGAAAGCGAAGAAGCTATTCGTAAACTATCTTATCGATACAAGAAGTGAGAGCTTCTTCGGATGAGTGACTTCTGGTTCCTAGTCATTTACATGAGTCCTATCATTCTTGGGTGGGTAATATGGGTAGCAGCAGAGATATACTGGGCAATAACCGGAGAGTTCGACTATTAACAAAACCCCACTAAGTAGAGGAGCATTTAGCCTCTACTTTTTTGTTTATGGTATAATTAAGATAGAGGAAATAAAATATAAGGAGTTAAACAAATGTCTAGAAAAAGAATTTTGAATGTTTACAATACTGACCGCTCTAAGAATGTGAACTTGACAACAGCACAAAAAGAAGGAGATGCAATTAAGGTCACACGGTTAAACGAAGAAGAATTGGAAGCTGCTATGACAGAACTAGAAAATAAATCAGAATTATTCCCAGTACGTGACGACAATAAGTATCTAGTATTTAAACAGAAGTACGGCAATGATACATTACAAGATAAGATTTTTAAACACGGTGGATTCGTACAATACTACAGCACAGGAAAAGCTCCTGTACCTGTTATCACTTCACTAGCGCAAGTACCACAATCGGAAATCATTTATGCTTGTCAAAAGGAGCATACATTAGAAGATGTAAAGAATGTGCAGCTATCGTCAATGGCTACTAGTGTTGTAATCGATGTACCAATTGTATTACCGGATATCAATGTATATGATTACTTATTCTCTTTATACCCATTACGTTACCACGTAGATAAGGTTCGTGTGTCATTCCCGGCATTAGCGAAAGAGGAGATTCAAGACCGTCACAAGAAGTACTATAGACTTCGTAATGGTAAGTACTATATGAAGCCGGAATACAAGTACGAATGCTTCTGTCATTTACAAGACCCATTATCGACATGGAAGATGAATATCTGGTTAGTATGTGATGATGAGAGAGATAAAAAGAAAGTGGATGAATTAATAGAAAAGGATAATAAGAAGTTTAAGTACACGAACCACGTATCTCTCATGGAGGGTTGCTGATGAGTAAATTAGTCAACCGTGAAGAGATTGCTAGACGTGTAGCGATTACAGGCGGTTACACGAAAGGTGAGATGGAGGAGGTTATCAAAACAATAGAGGATGTTATCGAAGAAGCAATAGAGAACGGAGAGACTGTGAAGTTTGGGAAGCTTTACAAGCTCTTCCTGCACGATTTACCCTATAAGAAGTGTTGGGATAACCTTAACCAAAGATACGTCATCAGGGAGCCTAAGAAAGTCCCTAAATTTGAACTACTATCACGATTAAAGAAGATAGAGATTCCTATTAAAAAGGAGAATGCGGATGAGTAGTTGTAAGTGCTTCTGTCCCCGGTGTCACCACGACTTAACTAGAAATGGTAGTTTTAAATCTGATACTGACGAAGGTGTAAGATATACGTGTACTACCTGCGGTTTAAAGACCTTATGGTACTTCGATGCACCTGTTCCGATACTAGTAAAAGAAGAGAAATAAAAAATCTCTTCTTTTTTTATTTTTATTGTTGACTTTTAGAATAGTAGAGTGTAATATAAAGACATAAGATAACAACACAAAAACAAGGAGGTGCAAAAATGAAACAAGAATGTCCCCAGTGTAAAGGAGAAGGATATGTGAGAGTAAGTCTGGATGGGGCAATGAAATGTGGAGCCTGTCAGGGTTCGGGTTGCAAAGAAGAAGAGAAAGATGAAGTGTTCCTAGTAATACTAGAAAATGATTTTGGTAGGGATACTGTAGTAGCTGTAAGGAAAGACAGACAAGTAGCTATAGATTTAATGAATGAAAAAGATGACTACTGTAAGGATAATGGTTTTCCATACGGACACCGAGTAGAAAGGCATGATGTAAAATGAGTAGTTATGCTAGAGATATGGTAGAAGCGCATGAAACGTATGCTAGACAAATTCAATCTTTTATGTGGGAAGGTAAACCTAATAAAAGCAACAAGAAAGTACATACTGTAGAAGAGTTAGAAGAGTTTTTAGAAAACTTGAGAAAAGATGCTTGGAGTAACTATGATAACGGAGCATACTCGTTAGGGTGGAGGGGTTAAAATGCCAAAAGTACATAAGGTTACACTATATGTTGTAGATTTAAATGGTGATTACGATAACTACACAGAGGAAGAGGTTGCAGAAGAAGTTAAGCAACATGTAGACTTGCAACTAGATACTATGAGCCATGTAGGTAAAATAGAGTCATCAGAAGAGTTCGAGTGGGATGATGAATTAAAAATCAACTACACAAACGCTACAACGAAGGACTATGAAGAGTATTTTAAAAAGGAGGGGAAATAAATGGCTATTAAAAAAGAAGTATTCGTAATGTCGGTTGTATTCGATACACGAGATACATACGGTGAATCCGCATTAGAGTCCATCGAACATGAGATGTATAACCTAGATGGTTTTATCGAATGGGATTCTAAAATCAAGAAAGTAGAAACACTGGAAGTTAAAGAAGAGGATTTAGAGGAGGGAGAATAGTGAAAAAAGTAAGTATTAACTTAACTTTAGAAGATAATGAATTATTCGAGAAAAGTATTAAGGATGCGCTGATTTCACAAGCGAAACAAATTTCTAGAGAAGAAATCGATAAAGCTCTTACATATGAAATAAATAGAGTGGCGACAGCTAGGGTTAATGAATTAAAGAATGGAGGGTATTGGAACTATACGCAAACAGAAATTACAAAAAATATCGCAAAACGATTGGAAAAAGAAATAACAATCGACAGAGATGCGCTAACTGCTCTTCTAGAAGAAAAAGTAAATAAGTATTTAGACGACAAAATCCATTTATTCGGCGGAATAGACAAGTATGTGCAAAACTATATCAACAATGCTATCGCTGATTTATTAACAAATAAACGGTAGATTTTAGAGGAGGGAGAATAATGTACTCTCTATTAGTAGGAATTATAATGTTATTAATCTTATTCGCTGGTCTTTGGGTATTAGCAGGTAAGAAAGGTATTTTTGAATACATTGGCGGTTTAGTAGAAAAATTTATTAATCTATTTAAAAATTAGGAGGAAAATACTATGAATTTATCAAAAAGCACATGGAACATGAAAAAGGTAGTAGGAGCATCAGTATTAGGAGTAATGATTTTAGGTGGCGGTATTTTTACTGCGATGAGTGTTACAAGTATTGAACAAGGTCATGTAGGCGTAGTTTACAACCGTGGATATGGTATCGAGAAAGAAACATTAGGTCAAGGCTGGCATTGGGTCGCACCGTGGAAACGAGTTACTGCATACCCGATTTCTACAGCAACAGTAAATGTGGACAAGTTTAACGTACAAACGAAAGATGGTAAACCATTAACAGTTAGTTTATCTTATGACTACGCGAATGATGTGGACAAGTTACCAGCAATCTACAATAAGTTTAAAGGACAAGCTCCGGATGTAACAGAGAATGGTTGGTTACAAACTCGTATCAAGAAAGCTACACTAAATGTATTCTCTAACTATTCAGTTCTAGAAGTGTTCCAGCATCAAGGAGACATTAACGCTAAAATTGAAAAAGAGTTTAAAGCAATGGTAACTAACACAGGATTCTTAGTGGACTCTGTAACGTTAGAAGCGCCTAAACCAGATGCAAACACAGCTAAAGCGATTCAAGGCGTAGTAGATGCTCAACAGAACTTAGAAAAAGCGGAAATTGAAAAGAAACAAGCTACAATTACTGCTGAGAAGTTAATTGAAGAAGCTCGTGGTAAAGCGGAGTCTAACCGTATCGTCAAAGAATCATTAACACCAGAACTTCTTGAATCTAAGAAAATTGAGAAATGGAACGGGGAAGTACCGAAGGTACAAGGCTCTGGAGGTAACATGTTACAATTACCTGCTGACATCCTAAAATAATTTAGTATAACATAAGAGGGGCATATTTGTCTCTCTTTTTTATTGTTTATTAATAGAGTTTGTGATATAATAGAGAGAGAAGGAGGAGATAGGTTGAAGATATTATTCGCACAGGAATACCTAAGAGAAAACCACATGAAGAAGATGGAAGATGGAAGTCTTAAAAATGTGTTTCTCTCTACTAGAGGCGGGAAGTTATTAAAAAATCTTATTACAGATGGATTAGGACTAGACAACAAAGATTTTTACATCGATTACGCCTATTATGCAGTACCGCAAGTTATTGGTAGGGATAAGAGTGGACGAGCCGTTAAATATAAGCAGCCCGCCCAGAAAGACGCAAACCCATTGCATGAAGAGTTTAGAGCGCGTATCGTAAAAGAAAGACCTGATATTATCGTTCCTTCTGGTAATCTAGGTTGTAAAGCTCTTTTGGGTAAAGCATCTATTTCTACGATGCGTGGGGTACCGCAAAAAGTTACATTTTCCGTAGAGGAAGACGTATTCATTGAAAGTATTAACATCGATGGTGACGATGAATCAGGTTGGACTAAAGAAACCAAACGTCATACCTGCTGGGTTCTACCGATGTACTCGATGGAATATATGCTGGTAAATCCGAAGATTCAGAATTTAGTAGAAGCGGATTTTGGTACACTTAAGAAATTTGTGGATGATGGTGAGGATGCATTCGTAGCTAAGAAAGTTAAATACGAAGATGTAACCACTATCGAACGCGCACGAGAGATATTCACAAAGATTGTACATGAAGCTCCAGTAGTCGCATGGGATTTAGAGACTAACACTTTAAGCCCAGAACGAATAGGTGCCAAGCCTCTAGTAATCTCCTTATGTTGGAAAGAAGGTACTGGTGTTACTATCCCGCTAGAACATAAGGACTTCATGTGGCTCCCGGGACATCTAGCAGAGATTTATAAATACATAGAAGAGTTTGTAGGAAATGAAAATATCATAAAAGTAGGACACAACATAAAGTATGACCAAAAATTCCTACGACTAACAAGAAATATTACACGATTTAAAAATAACCGTGATACGAAGACAATGTACTACTTACTTGTCAATCAGGATGTAAAAGGTTCATTACGATTATCAGACCTAACATATGAATTTACAGATATGGGTGGATATGATAAAGCACTAGAAGACTACAAGAAACAATACATAGAAGATTACAAAGCAAGTGAAAAAGCTCGTATCGAAAAGCAAAAAGCAGAGTGGAAAGCGAAATGCGATGCAGAACGTGAACAAGCTAGTAACGCGATAAAAGAAATGAAAGCGGATATCAACGCTGCAATCAAGGAACTTCGTTCTGAGTTGAAGGTTGTCAATAAGACGATTAAGAAGCTAGAGAAAGATGAACAACCTCTTACAGAGTTCTTAGCTGGTAGACCGGATTACTTAACAAACCGAATTGAAGAGCTTAAACAACTACGTGATAGACAAGCGCAAGAGTGGAAGTATGAGAAACCAGAAACTCCGAAGTGGGATGAAGTAAAAGCTCCTGTTAATGAGGTAGATGGTGGAGACTTCAACTATGAATGGATTCCTTTATGGGAAATGCTTTCTCCTTACGCTTCTGGTGACGTTGACGCGTGTTTACGCATCTATAACCAATTAGCTGCTAGATGCACGAAGAAAGGTCTAAAGAAGATACAAGACCTTTATACAGGTCATTATCCGGAGCTTGTGAACGTTCTAGCTAAGATTGAAGCTACAGGTATCAAAACGGATATCCCGTACATCAAGAGCCTTGTAAAAGCTTATACGAAAGAAGAAAACAGACTTATTGCTCTTATGCGTAAGTTTCCTGAGATTAAGAAGCTAAAAGAGGAAAAAGAAGAGCTGTACCGCAAGGGACTAGAAGAGAAGATGAAGCCTGTTAAGTTCCGTGATACGGAAATAGCGAAGTTACGTGACAAGTATAAGGATGAAGCGGACAGGGAGTTTAACCCGAACTCATCCGATGACAAGCAAAAAGTCATGTTCAAGTATACAGGTATTAAGCTTCCGTTCAACCGAGAGCATCTAGTAGATTCTGCTGTAGAGAACAACTTAGAAGAGGACGAAATCGAATGGTACCATTACAAGTCTAACTCCGCTAACATGAAGTATATAGCGCAGCACTACCCAGAGATGAAAGAACTAGCAGAGTTACTGGTAGAGTTCTCACTGGTTAAGACTCGTAAACAGAACTTCACATATAAGTTCTTAAGTATGGTAGACCATAATGATATCTTGCATGGTTCATTCAACAGTGAAGGGACAGAGACAAGCCGTTTATCATCAGCGAATCCTAATATGCAAAATATGCCCCGTAAATCAGGGGACGTATACCGATTCGATTATAAACATCCAATCAAACGTATGTTTATTTCTAGGTTCGAAGGTGGAGCATTAATCCAGCTCGATTACAGCTCATTAGAGTCTCGTGTAATGGCTTTAGATGCAATGGATATGGATATGATTAAGTCGTTCTTCGATGGCGAGGATATCCATAGACAGACCGCAGCCTTAACATTCCGTAAGCCACCAGAGGATGTTACAGACGATGAACGTACAAAAGCGAAAGCCGTATCGTTCGGTTTAGCGTATGGTGAGGTTCCGTTCTCATTCGCACCTAAACATAACATGACTGTAGATGAAGCGGAAAAGCTATTTAAAGACTTCTTCGCAGGGAAACCGCGACTAGAACAGTACATAGAAGAGAATAAAGGAATCGCAATGAAAGCTGGTAGTATCTCGTGTCTACAAGGCTACACTCGTAATCTACGAGATGTGTATTCACAAGATAAACAGAAACGTAACGGTGCATTACGTCAGGCTACCAATACGCGTATACAGGGTTCTGGTGCGTTCCTAACGAATAACTCATTAATCTACATCAATAACCTGATTGAGAAAATGAACTTACGCTCTCGTATTGTACTAACGGTACACGATAGTATCGTAATTGACTGTCCACCAGAAGAGATTAAGTTAATGGCTCATATCGGTAAGAAGGTCATGGAAAACCTACCTATCGATTGGTTATGGATTGACTGGGAAGGGGAAAGAAGAAGATTCCCTATCACGGCTGATGTCGAGATTGGTGTTACATACAATGACATGGTAGATTACAACCCAGACGACTTAGATACATTCGATTCTGTAGCTGGTTACTGTAAGTACCACGGAGACTTAAAGAACGTTAAGAACTATAAGAACTCTAAGGCGATTACAGAAGAGAAGTATGATGAACTAGTAGAAGTAATTAAGTCAAATAAACCGCAATACCAAAAAATAGCTTAAGGAGGACTTATGGTGGGTATAAAAATATTTACAGAAGAAGAATTAGATGCAATGGAATGGCATGACTTATTAGAATTGCATCTAGTTCTATCAGAAAATCTAGACAAAGTAAACATAGAAATCAACAATAGAATTTAATAAAAGGGAGAGATTTTAATGGAGAAGAAAGCAAAATGGATTTTTATTGGAGAGTCTGGCGAGTTCTTTACAAAGAGCAAGTTTTACCCGGAGATTGATAGAGCATCTACCGATTGGGGTGGGATTTCAGAAGAGGCGTTTATCGACATTATCAATAACGAGTTCGAAGTAGAACACCCAATCGATGAAAATTATAAGTTCTTTATCGATAATGAGGGCGAACCGCATCTAATGGACAAAGAGTTTTGGCAAATTAATTTCTATAGACTATAAGGAGGGAAATACATATGTATATTAGCGAATTAAACTATGAAGAGAATGACTGGGTAGGTAGAGAATGCTACTTACCTAACTATTTACTAGGTTTGGAAATAGAAGGAGTTATGTACACAATTTGTCGCGTAGCTTATATTGACGAAGTTACCGAGACTGTCTATGTACTCTATACGCATCCGGACGATGTAGGAGGTGAAGAAGGAACAGCAACCCAGCGATACGCATACATCCCTAAAGCTGACTTTGCTCAAAACGCTATGTGGACATAAAAATAAAAAAGTTTAAGAGAAGGGGTTGACCCTTCTCTTTTTTGATGGTATTCTTTACTTACAGGCAACAACAAAAGGAGATGAGAGCATGACTACAGAGGAAATACTAGAAAGTATTAGAGGTACAGAGGTGACAATTGATTTAGTATTCTTCACTGGAATATCAACAGGAGACTTAGTAGCGCATACTGTACCGCACACATTTGTTATTGGAGAAGAAAAGGAGATGAGAGAATGATTAAAGTATACACGATATGGGATTGGGACAATGGACAACCATTAACAATGGTATATGACGAAGATGGTCATAAGATTTTACAGATTAATGAAAAGTTTGAAGCGGATTTCGATACTGTTTACTTGTTCGGTGATAAGCTTTACACACTAGAAAGTATAAAAGATGATGGTAAGTACTTCATATTTGACGAGTACAACAAAGGAATGAAAGGTCTTATAACTAAAACGGAGGTGGATTTTAAATGAACTATAACATGTTTTATAAAGGAACGTACATAGGGTATGTATCAGATAAAGATGTGTTTTTGGAATCAGAAGGGGTTACATTTGAAGAACGAGTAGAAAAAGAGGAACCGCCATTTAGTATAGCTATCGAAGTGTTTGGGATTGATAAACCTAGTTGGCAATTGGTGGATATGGATGATGTTATTTTAGAATCAGGTATGGGTAGCCCGGATTATGACTACGGAAAAACTTATGAGTACAAAGGATGCGTGTATGTACTCGAAGACCATGACCATTGCTTCGGTCACTCTAGGTTTGACCTTATTAAACTAGTGGATGAAAATAGAAGAAGTTTACTACCGGAGGTGCAGAATGATTAGTAAAAAAGATTACAAACGGTTCATTGATAACTTCGATAGTGCGTTTGAAGATATAGAGGTAGCTTTGGAGTCTATGGTGCATAAGACTATTATGATGCAGGTGTGCGATTTAACAGGAGATGAGAATGGTAAAGGGGTATTCGTAGAAGTAACAATTATGGATTATGAACTAGATGGGTTTATGGTAACAGTAGGGTTCATTGACCCATTAAACAATAACGTACCTGATGTAAGATACTTAACGATTAATGATATTGCTAGAGAGGGGGAATGGTAATGGCTAAAGTCAACTTACTAAATATTAAAAAAGAAGTGGACAAGCTTGTAAAGTTGTGTAACAGCTTAAAAGGTCACTACTGTACCTTACCCGCAGATATATTAGAAATGGGGTGGCTAGGAAATCTACAAGTAAAATGTAAGATTAGAGAAGTGGATTTATTTGAAGGGTATGTAGGTGTACTATTTATAGACCCTGACCCAGACCCGAATGAAAAAGCTTATGGACTAATCGAATACGTAGACATTGACAAGTTCCAAGAAAATGTAGGGTGGGGATGGGACACTGAGGAGGAATTATAATGGCGGCTGCATCGGTAACAGTTAGTACAAACGTAGGTGGCTACAAAGAATGGCGTGTGTATGGTGGTAATAGATTAGATGTAAGATGGATGAAAAGCGTTTACGAGAAAGCAGATTTTGAATGGATTAAAACAAAACATCCTAAGATGACACTAGAAGAGTGGAGAACTTTAAAATTGTCTTTAAATTTAAATAAGGGGTGAAGTTAAATGGAGACAGGAAGAGTTTATTACGAAGGGGATTTTGAATATAAGTGGAATGGCATCTGTTATGTGTATCGACACAAGAACGAATTTGATTGGGGTTTAGTTAGAACTACTAGTTTTCATATGGAAGTTATTAGACAGTTAGAACATGACTATCACGAGGAGGATATATTTTGATTAAATTCTTTACGCAGCTATTTTGTCCACATGACTATGAAGGTGGGTATGAAACAATTGCATCAGTAAGAGATGGAAACGACAATTTAGTAATTACAACAACTAGGTATAAGTGTAAGAAATGTGAAGATGTTATACATAAAGAAAAGATAGACAGAGTAGAAAAAGAATGGTATAAACAAAAGGAGGAAGAATAAAATGCGTATTATCATAAACGAACCAGCTAAAGTTGAAAATTACCAAGTAGGTGATATTATTATCCTAAAGAGTGGTACATATACTATCACCAAAACTCCAGCGCAAGATGAATACTATCTTCTCTGCGATAATCATAAAGACTGGGCTAACGGCGCATGGAGTAGTATTAACGACATGATTAAGAACGTCAAAGGCAACCCGCACTTCAAACACTACTCTAAAGATTCGTTCCAGCTAAGACTTGTTAAAAAAATAAATAAACTTTAAAAAAGTAGTTGCATTATTAATAGAATAGTGGTATTATAATTAGAGAAGATGATAGTTGTCTTCTCTATTCTATTTAAAAGGAGGAGAATGCCGTTTGATAGACATCAATGTGGACAACCTTGATTTTCAAAATTTACGTATAAAGGACGAGTCTGGACAAGAACTAATCTTCGATATGCGTAATGAATTAAAAATCAACGAGTCTATTTTGCAGCAGGAAATGTTGGAACAACCGTCGAAGTATATATACTGGTCTTCTTTACTAGAGAAGCTACGTTACTATCAAGAGATGGAAGATTTAAAGTTAGAAGTTGAATGGTCACGGTTAGATGGGGAAGCACGAGTACATATTACCGCACAAGGCGGAAAAGCAACGAAAGACCAAGTGGAAGCATACATAAAGCAACAAGAGTCGTATTTAAAACAGAAGAAAGTTTGCGTACACTATACTCATGTTATTGGGCGTTTGCAACGTATTGTGAAAGCGTTTGAGCAACGTAAAGACATGTTACAGTCGTATGGTAAACAAGTAGCTAACGACCTGTCGTATGGTCAAGGAGCAGGTAGTAAGTTTATGCAAGATGAACAAGCTTACTATAATTACACGCAACAACAAGTCAATCCCCAGATAGGAAGGGGATACTAATGAAGACTCGTGAAGAGATTATGGTAGTGTTTAACGAGACTTTGGAGACAGATAAAGAAGTAAGAGAAGCGTGGAAAAATAGAGAAATTAGTTACGAGGATTACAAAAGTTACCTTACTCAAAATAGATGCTATCGATTAGCCCTTGAATGGGTTTTAGGAGAGGCTGATAGATTCGACTAATAAATTTTCAGAAAATTCAAAAAATTAGTTGACATCCTATTCGTAACATGGTATTATAATAGAGTACCAGTTAAGAGAGGAGGACAAAGAAAGTGAAAGGTAGCAACGTCACTTAGTTTTTGGGAAGTACATAGAATACATAATAAAATTTAAAAACAATTAGGAGGAAAATACATATATGAATTTTGCTGATATTATTGCACAGGAACAGAAGAACCTAGAACAACAAGGTGGCGGTGACCATCCGAAGGTAGTTTACCCGGAGACAAAACATCAACGCTTGTTCTTCGAGAAAGGGCAAACGGAATTAATGATTCAATTATTACCATCTGGTGATTTAGTAAGCCCGTTCTTCGCGCATACTCGTAAGATTTTCCTAAGTGCTAAAACATCTAAAGGTAAAGAGTTAAATGTTAACTTCACTTTAGATAGCCAAGTAAACGAAGGTTCATTACTAGATAACAAGATTGCAGAGTGGACAGATAAAGGAATGATTCCTACGCCATTCGGTGGACAACAAAAACCTAAGAATCTTTACCTAGTAAACGTGGTTCGTGTATTCCCGCACCCGCAGAACCCACAACAATTATACCAAGAGCGCGATGAGCATGGCAACCTAGTAGTTCGACTATTCGAAATGCCACAAACAGCGTTCAAAACGATTCTTAAGAATCTACAAGACCCATTCTTATCTGGAGGACGTGAATTATCATTCATCGACCCTAACGGCGCATTCCCTATTAAAATCGCTAAACCAGCTAAAGGTCAAATGGAGTACCCAGTAACAGTTTACCAAACAAACTTACCACCATTAGGGCAAGGGTGGGAAACACAGTTAGAAAACTTACCCGCACATGCGGTACCGACTGAGCGCTTAGAGAATGGTTACCAATGGGTAGAAACATTCATCAGCATCAAAGAAGGTAAACCACAAGGTCAGGCTCAACAACAGCCACAAGGACAAGCCATACAGCAAAATCCTTACGGACAACAAGCTAACCCTTATGGACAAGCTCCGGCTTTAGGACAGAATCCTTACGGACAGACAGCTAATACATACCAAGCACCGCCAGCAGCTAATACATATGCACAACAAAATCCATACCAAGCACCACCAGCAGCACCTAACTATGGTCAACCAGCAGGTAATGGATACCAAGCACCACCAGCGTATCAACCACCTGCATACCAGCCACCAGCAGAGCCTAACATTCAGTTACCATCAGGCATGAATGAACCAGACCCGTTTGACATCGGAGTATCTACTGATTTGTCACAAAATGGCGGAGTGGGCGCACCAGTAACAACAGCACCTCCAGCTCCACCAGCACAACAACCAGTAGGTACGGTACAACAGACAGCCCCACAAGGGCAACCTGACTTAACTAAAGTAGCTACAAACGATGCGGGATTCCCTGATATCGACGCTATGATTGCTGATGAGCTTAAGTAAGATGTAAGTCCTACCCTCCGGGGTAGGTTATCTTTATTAAAAATAGGAGGTAAATAATGACTAATTATATGAAATTAGAACACGAATTACTAGATGGTGAGTATACAGAGGTATGGTGTGATGAACCAAAACCAGATTATGTCCATCACGCACCACATAAGTTCCAAGTAGTTGCTACAGAAGACCGTGACACATTAGCTCTTATCCGATTCCAAGAAGGGGCAATTAAAGAACACGGTGTAAACGGTGTCACAAACGAAGATTTAATTCTTATGATTATGAAACGTTTAGAATGCTTCCAAGAAACGAAGTATGCTTGTCACGATAATGAAGAAGCTTTAAATGGCTTACATAAAGCGTTGTACCATTTAACAGCTCGTACACGCGAACGTAAAGCTAGAGGCGTTGAAGGAACGCATAAGGTATGAAGATACCTGTCATAACTGTCGGGGAGTTACAAGACTTTTTGGAGGGTTTTGATAGAGATAAAGAAGTGCTATTAAGTGTTGACGAGTTCATGGGAGAACAGATATGGACTTACCACATGCATCGTATCGTCGGAGATAGACCGCTAATATGTGGGTTATCAACTAAGTTTAAAGAGTACATAGAAAAACCAGCTAGTGACCCAACAAAGATGATTAACATTCCTACACTAGCGTATGATTACCGCACACCAGATTGGGTAGTGGGTATCGATAAAGGGGAAAGTAAGTAGTACATAGGAGGAATTATTAATATATGGCAAAAAAACAAACTAAAGTATCAGCAGCTCCACTAGACTTAGACTTATCTATTTTAGCAGACGAGAGTATGGGATTAGTACTTTTACAAGATTCTGATTATGCAGAAGTACTAGATAGATTACCATTATTCTTACCGCGCATCGATAAAATTTTAGGTGGAGGATTACCTTTTGGTCGTATGATTGAGGTTGCAGGTGTACCATCTGGTGGTAAGTCTACATTTACCCATCACGTATTACGCGTAGCTTCTCTACTAGGTTGCATTTGTGTACTGATTGACGTAGAGGGTACGAGCGATAAGCAACGTCTAGCATCACTAGGTATTGATATTTCTAAAGTACTAGTTAAGCAGCCTGACTTAAGCAAAGGTCGCGCATTAACAGTTGAAGAAGTAGGTTCTACTATCGAACAGACTTTAGAAATCTTCAAAGCGAAATACCCGAACACGCCTGTTGTTTATGTATGGGATTCTGTAGGACAAACTCCTTCGGATGTAGAGTTAGATAAAGACTTCGGTGAACAGAACGTCGGCGCAAGAGCGAAAGCGATTACACAGTTCGTAACAAAAGTAACACCAATGATTTCGCACAGTAAATCTTTATTCGTAGGTATCAACCAAGTACGTGACGATATCGGTGGAAATCCAATGTTCAAACAGTACAAAGTACCGGGCGGTAAAGCTTGGGAACATGCTGCAACATTACGATTAGAGATTAAAAAGAAATCAGCTATCAAAAAAGGTTCTGGAGCTACAGCAGAACACTTAGGGCATACAATGGGTGTTAAAACTCGTAAGTCTAAAGTATCTCCACCATTACAAGAAGCAGAAGCAGCGTTACTATCACTTACGGGTATTGACTACGAATACAACATTGCTAAGATGTCAGAAGATGAAAAGATTCTAGGAACTACTGGACAAAGTTATGAGTACACAGATGCTACAGGTGAGTATCACAAAATGAAGAAAGAGAACTTCATTGAATGGCTACGAGAAGACGGGTCTTATGTTCGTCAAGAACTATTAAACAAGTTAATCGTAGCTTCTTATGGTGACGCTCCGTATCCGGCATTAAATAACGCAACATTATCGATTGATGGTTGGATTGACCAAGTAGAAGAGGTAACACCAGAAATCGAATTACATAAGGAACCAGTTAAAAGCGAAGACGACTTAGTAAATGAGGTTTTAAAAGGTTAGGGTAATCCCCTTTCCTTTTTCTCTATTACGCTCGTACATCAGAGGGAGGAATTTATTTGGCACAATGGAAAGAAACTAGAACGGATATTATTTCCGGGACACTAGATTGTTATAGAGAGAGAACGATTACTGATGACTCGTCTACACCATTATCATATACACTAATCCGTGAGAAGATTCGTAATATTATCAAAAAGGATAAAAAAGTATTATTAGAGATTAAAGATTCCTATAGTACACAGACAGTTGTTATCCAGTTTGAAAAAGCATATGACCGCTGGGCAATGGGAACTTCTATTTGCTACTTCGAAGGTGAGGAGCTACGCGTCCCTTACACAGTCCACTATTCTGATATCCTCTGTAAAAAGATTGGTGTAAAAACCATTATGGAGGGGATGAATCCTATTGGTTAGAAACGTAGAAAAAGAAAAGGACATTATGCTAAATGGAAATAGGTTTTTAACGAACACAGACGCTCATACAGGTGTTTTTTTACGAGATGTAGATAAACTATTCGTACAATATAAAAACCTCCGTATGAGCGTGTATAACCAGTATAAAGGCTACTTGCCGGATGCCGCTACTCGTGCAGAGTTATGGAGCTATATTTCTGAACAGTTTGTAAGACTTGTGAAAGAGTACGAGATTAATGGTGCTGTAGACTTCCCGGGGTACATCCTAAAGAAGCTCACACTACGAGTAAAGAACAGTTTCATCAAAGGTAACTATCGTGATAGAAATCGTGTATTCGTTACCAAGAATGAAGTTGACGTTACGAACCTTCTAGAACGTGTGGAAGTGTCTGATACAGAATTAGATTACTATGAGACACTAGAGTACGTTTTACAAGGCGTGTCCTTCGATGAGATGGAGAAAGACATCTTGTACTTATTAATACAAGAACATAAAGATACCTACATAGAACAAACATTACGAGCGAAGTACAGTAAGCAAGGAATAACAGTTACGATTATCCGGGAGAAAATAGCGGATGTACAGGAGTTCGTAAAACTAAAACTAGAAGCTGCATTGGAGGGTTAGTATGAAAGTAGAGCTAAAGTTATCTATGGATGAGTACCCAGACCTTAGTAACCAGAACAAAGCAGACTTGTTACAAGAGATTATCGAGCATATGAATCATACATACTCATTAGGTATGTCGGTTATGGTGATTGAATCAGAAGAATAAACAGTACTTTGTGCTATAGAGAGGTGAAATGGTAGTTGGCAAGATATAAAGACTTAACAGGGCATACTACCGATAGACTTACCGTAGTTAAATACACAGGTAAAAATGAAAAGGGAGAACACACTTGGGAGTGTTCTTGCTCCTGTGGAAACACTAGAGTACTTCCTGCGAAATATGCAAATAGGTACAAAAGTTGCGGATGCTTACTACAGTGTAACAATAAAAATAAGTACACAGGTACAAAATTATATGCTGTATGGAGTAACATGAAAACTCGCGTACTAAACCCTAAACATCCGCAGTACAAGGACTACGGAGGTAGAGGAATAAAAATATGCGATGACTGGTTAAATGAAGATAGCGGCTCCACTAACTTCTGTAAGTGGGCGGAGAGTAATGGTTATGAAGAAGGGTTAACACTTGATAGAATAGATGTTGATGGTAATTATGAACCTAGTAACTGTACATGGAGTACTATGCAAGAACAATGTTTCAATAGACGTAGTAATGTTAAGTATACGTTGAACGGTGAAACGAAAACCGCTACAGAGTGGTCTAGGTTACTAGGAGGAAGTAAAGACTTAGTAGGTGTTAGGATTAAAAAAGGTTGGTCTGTTGAACGAGCTATAACGGAGCCTGTCCATAGAGAGAACCAACGTAAAACCACCACTGAAAAGTGAGTCAAAGTGTTATATTAGTACTGTGATAACTAAGGAGAGGTGAATAGTAAATGGAAAATCAAGATAAACACGAAGTATTTGTACCACAGGAGGCACCACCAATCGCACCGGGTACTATTGTGCGCTTTATTGTGTTCTTAGTGGCGTTAGTAAATGCGGGGGCTGCTATGTTCGGACATGAGCTAGGTTTAAAAGTAGACCAGAACACATTGTATGATGTATTATCTGCATTATTCTTAATGGGTTCAAGCTTACATATGGCATGGAAGAACAACAATATTACTAAACAAGCTCGTATCAAGGCACACGCTACCGAGCAAATTACACTAGATAAAAAAGGAGACAAGTAATTATGGCAAAGAAATTAGCAGACGTATTAAAATTAGCAACAGTAAAATTGAATCCGGGGGACTTCTTAGCGACAGTATCTCGTTCAGAAGGTTACCTACCATCTCGTAAGGACACTATCTCGTTAGCACTAGGTAAATACTTATTCAAAGTAGTTGACAAAGACGGTGCGCGTTTAATCGTTCCGATGAAGTTAGCTCCAGATAATAAGAGTCTTGTAGAAGTTTTAGACCGCCCTGTTATCGTAGCGAAAGGCACAGAACTTACATACACAGTAGGACGTAACCACCCAACATTCCGTGACGGTTATCAAGGTCGTGGATTCGAAAAGGTTAAAGGTATCGCTGCTGACAAAATGGATAAAGAAATCGTGCTTGCATTCATTGAGTTCGCTAACACAGAGTTCTCATTAGGTGTAAACGACTTCCGACTAGGTGGAGACGAGTTACTAGATGTTGGCGTTGTAACTCCATAAGTGAATAAATAACAAAGAGTAGAAGGTGTAAAAACCTTCTATTTTTTTATGCAAAAAACTATTGACTATTAGTAGATTAACTGGTAGAATATTCTTATGATGAAGAAAGGAGGAGTATGTTTGGAGAAAGAAATCTTAAAAGTGTTTGTTCCACCATCATTTGAAGGAGTCACAGGTGTAGCGGTTCTAGAAGAATTATTTCTGAACAGCAATATCGATGTGGAGGTGGAATATACAAAATCTCTCGACTTCCGAGATGTTAGTAGATTTAGAGGGTACAACAACATTATTGTACTAGGTATTTCGTATATGGGTGGAAATTTACCAGTAGAATTTACTATCGAACTAAACAACCCGTTTACGAACTTCATTCATGTAGCTACATATGGTGAAGAACTACCGGGCGAACATATTATATCAAGAGTGGTAGAAGACAAAGACCCGATTCTAGATGTCTACGAAATTCTACAGACGAGTAATATGTTCCCGTACATAGCGTATGAGGGAGATTGGGAATCAGGGAAAGCGAAACAGTTAGCTTTAGTAGCTAATAAATACCGTACTTGGGCATGGTATGATGATAAGGTAACAAAGTACTTACTAGCTATGTACAATGCAATGGGTAAATACATGCCTACCGCACTAGAAGGTAAGACAATACAACAAGCGGTAACAGAGAATAAGTGCGTAATAGCCGGGCAATTAATGGCTATGTCAGAATACATAAAAGATAAAATTGAACAAACAAAGACAGCAGATGTCGTAATTAACAATGTACCTTGTAAGTTAAATGTTGTCTTTGCGGACAGATACATAAATGAAATTGCAAATAGATTACTAGAAGTTGGTTATCAAGAAGCACCTACGGTTGTATGTGTAGGACGAGCTACGAAAGGTACTGATATGTTCTCTGTACGTACTAAAGGCGTAGATGCTAGAGAGTTCATCAAAGGTGTTAGCGGAAAAGCTACAGGTAAAGAGAATGTAGGAAGTCTATTTGTACAAATTAACTATGCAGAATTGATGAAAAACTCGATGGTTACATTACTCAACGGTGATATTTAAAGGAGGAAACAATTTGACGAACAAGAAAGACACAAGAGAAGTAGTAGGTTACATGGGTGCCTCTGCTGTCGTGATGGGTTACCTAAAACGAGAGCGCGGACAAATACCTACATCAGCTTTCAATAAGATAATTAAAGAGCTGGGTTACGAAGGTATGCACTTAAAAGAAATGCAGACAGTAGCTTCGGATATTAACAAGGACAAAGCGTTATCTTACTTATATGACTTAGCGGTTAAAGGAGAAATCAGTTTGGATGTTATCCAACCGCCCGGAAAAGAAGATAAGGTACTAACTGAGAAAGACGTATTCCCGATGGTAACACCATACATAACAGAAAAAGAAAATAATACGGCAAACCTTCGTGAGTTCCGCAAGATGCAGCGTGACGGTACTGCAATGAAGTTACTATTCGATAGCCTTAAAACAGAGCTTGTTGAGGAGCTTAAAGACCTACCTAAATCTAAATACATTACTTCGGTGAAGAAAGCGCCACAGCAGGGCGATAAGAGCCTTATTCTTTGTTTTAGTGATTGGCATGTAGGAATGTATGTCATTAACGAGTCAACAGGCGGATACAACTTCGATATGCTTACACAATACGTAGATAATATCGTAGCAGAAGTATTGAAGATGGTTAAAGAGCAGAACATCAAACACCTATACGTGTACAACTTAGGAGATATTACGGAACACATTAACATGCGTAATGTAAACCAAGCGTTTGATGCAGAAATGCACTTATCAAAACAGATTGCAACTTCTACTCGATTAACTGTAGATGTACTAAGTAAGTTATCTAAACATTTGCACGTTACATATACTCAAATTGCAGGTAACCATGATAGAATGCAAGTTTCAAAGAATGACGTAATCAGTGGTGACAGTACTGCATACGTATTACTTTCTACTTTAATTATGCTGCAAGAGGATTTAGGACAACTACCTAATGTTACTGTAGTAGATAACCGCGAATCTATGTATGCTTATACACAAGATATTGCCGGGCTAACAGTAAAAGCAGTACACGGTGACAAAGAGAAGAAAGGTCTACATAACGTAATCGGAAAGCACGTTAAAACGAAGAACATTGATTTAATTATTATGGGTCACTTCCACTCTACTTTAATCCAACAAGAGGATTACGCACGGTATAAAGTGGTTGTAGGTAGCCCGCAAGGAGAGAATGATTTCTCTAAGGATAACAACATGTCTTCAAGTTATGGCTCCCAGATGATTATTGTCCTTGAGGAAGGTCGTAAGTCCCCAGTATTTTACCCATTAATGTTAAAAGAAGGAGAGATTATCTAATATGAATATAAAAATGGATACAGACGGAATCAAGATAATAGAGGTTGGGACAGTAACAGGAGAGAGCGCTAGTACTTCTTACGAACTAACTCTAGTATTACCGGGTAAGGTCTCACAACTTAAATTCGGTGAGAAACCAAAGGAAGAGCTAGTCAAACAGTTAATCGAACTTACAGGCGCTTACAAAGCCACGTTACAAGAAGTTAAGACGACTACAACCGAATACAAAGGGAAAACGGATATCTTGTTCCATGTAAAAAACCCCGAAGTATGGAAAACAGGGTGGATGCTGGAAAACGCGGAAACTATTAAAGGGGGATTTATAAATGGAAACTAATAACGAGAAAGTATTAGCGAAATGGTATAAGACTCTTGAAGTAAAACACGAGTTAATTATACAGAAAGGTGGGACTAACAAGTTGGTTCTACCTGTAATGAGCTACCCTACTGACTCTGATATCGAAGCAGCATTACGATTATTCGGAGGACATCATGCAGAGATAGTAACTACAACAGTGGAGAGAAAACCGTATAGTTTAATTTCCGCTAATGACGTGGATGAGTTTTACGGGTACAATGATGAGTTAAAAGCAGAAACAGGACATATCTTCCAAACAAGTGAGATTCGTAAAGCTGTGCTTGCACGTATGAAGGAGGACATGGAGTGACATTATCAGCTACATATCTAGTACTCTTAGCTTGTCTAGGAGCAAGTATTATCATTAAGTACACCGAAAACCTTTTAGGATTAATCCAAGAGGTTAAGGCAATCAAAGCGAAAGGAGAAACACCATTAACATTCCAAACTGCAAGTTGTATTGCTTTAGGCTTTGCAGTTGAGTTAGGAACATCTACATTACTAGTAATGATACTAAATGATAGATGGGAGTTACCTGCTAACTTGTGGGCTGTTGGCTTATTTATTGGAATTTACGCGATTCGAAACTTAGCTGCTTACCTTGTTGTATGGGGGTATTGGGCTGTTATTGTTAAAATGGGTACGAAAAAAGTGAAACAAGAATTACTAGAAGAAATTGGAGAAGAGGAGCAATAACCTCTTCTTTTTCTTGTTGACAAGCAGTAAATAGAATGCTAGTATTACATTATACTATGAGAGGGGGAATTATATGTTTAGTTTCTTTAAAAGAAAACGGTGTAAACAGTGTGGTGAAGAGTTGAAAATGTTTACGAATGTCGATTACTGTACGTTATACTGCTCATTCAAATTTAACTACCCGAACGGTATAGATAACCCGTGGATGGCTGATGAACTTTCACACGATACATACTGTGCTTTAAGTGATATTTTATACGAGATACATAAGAGGATACCCACAAAACTAGAAATCGCTAACAGTTATATGCTTCTACCCGAGTATCTACTTAACGAAGCAGATGAATGGGGATGGGACACAGAAGTTAGAGATAAATGTTACGTATACTTGAAGGGAGAAATAGAAGATGCAAACAATGGATAAGGTAATGGAACTAAGTAAGAATAACAAGAAGAGTGTAGAACAGATTGTAATGAAGATGGCGGAAGAAACAGGAGAAGTTTCCCAAGCTGCATTATCGTATTTAAATGCTAACGGTAGCTCATATAAAGGACTAGACGCAGACGATGTAATGGAAGAATGTACGGATGTTATAATAGTGGCACTATCTCTTGTCTTCAAATTAGGAGGAGATAAAGAATACCTCGAACAAATGATGAAGAAAAAGGTAGCTAAATGGGAAGAAAAATCTAAACAGTAGGGAGATTCGAAGTATGAGAGATAATCAAGATATATTCACTCTGACGAACAAGCATTTAACGTATTACAAACGTGGTTGTTTAACAGTGAATGGAGAACCCGTTTATATTGTCGAATTGGTGAAAGAGCCGGGTACAGCTCTATACGCAGTTGTATATGACGTACATACCCCTCATCCAGTGGGACAGGGTATTAAACCGAAGAAGAAAGCTAGAAAGGTAACAACTAGAGTTAACACATTTAGTACAAAAACAGTATTAGGTAGGATTGCCAATAGTGTGATTCCATCTAAGAAGCAAGATACATGGGTAGAAGAGCCTTGTTTGTTTATCGCGCCAATCGTACCTAATGGGATATCTACTTTAACAGGTAAGCGTGAAGATGGGTTCTTTGAACGCGAGAGAGACACACAACGTAGTATCGGTGGAGAGATGAAGTGGGAACGCGGTTCGAATACCGGAGTATTTATTGGTCTATCATCGGTTACGTGGTTTGAAGACCTATCTATCCCGGTGGAATCTATCATAAAAGCTATCATTAAAGAGCAACAAGAACAAAGCGATTTCTTCGATTTAACAGGAAACAACGAGGATAAGTCAAATCCACTATCAAGATATTATAAAAGTTTAGATTAAAGTTGTTGACTTTTAGGAAATAATAGTTTAATATAAAAGCATAGAGAAGTTAAGGGGGAACAAAAATGGATTTATTAGGATTTTTAAAGAAGCGACTATACCGTAGGGAGGAACAAATCGATATCCCATTCAGAGGATATGTATTCCTACCAGAAGGTAACTATCCAGCAGATGTATTTGTTGTAACAGTAAAAGAGAAGACTAAACTATTTGGGAAAGAACAGCAATTTGTAGAGTATCGCGTTTTCCCTGATGAGGGCATTCCGGTACCATCTAAAGAAAATGGGCACTTACCTACAAAAATCTGGTCAGAAACAGTACGAGCTGGTAGCTATAAAGAAGCTCTAAGCCGATTAGCGAATCATGTAGAGTGGAGACGTATGATGGAAGGTAAAGATGGATGGGATAGTAGTATTACATACAAGAAAGTAGAATTTGATAAGCCGCTATTCGGAGCGGACATGGAGTGATTTAATGGCAAATCGTAACAAAGGGTTAGATAGAGTAGGTGAAACTAGAATTAGTAGGGAAGGTTACATAATGGAATGCGTAGCTTACAATGATGCTAACAATATTGTAGTTAAATTTGACAACGGGTACGCTACCTCTACTAGTTGGCAATCATTCAATATGGGTACTGTAAAAAATCCGTACCATGCCAGTGTACATGGGGTCGGATACATGGGGGTAGGTAAATACACAAGCAAGGATGAAAACGGCGAGTACAGAGCGAGTTATAAAACGTGGAAGAACATGTTAAACCGCTGCTATAACAACAACGAGGCTTACACAGGTTGTGGAGTTACCAGTGAATGGCTTAATTACCAGAACTTCTCTGAGTGGTACGATAAACACTATTATTACATAGGAGAAAGTTTACATCTAGATAAGGATATACTAGTTAAAGGTAACAAGTTATATTCTCCATATACATGTGTATTCGTACCTCAAATATTCAACAAATGCTTCACCAAGAGAGAAAGTTGTAGAGGTAGTTATCCTATAGGTATAACGTATAAGAGAGGTAAGTTCCACGTTCAAATAACAATGAAAGGTTCTACTACACACATAGGAGTTTTCACTAGTGTTGACGAAGCATTCACGGCATACAAAAGGAACAAGGAACAATACATAAAAGAGTTAGCGCATGAATATAGAGACAAGATACCTACTAGACTATTCGAAGCGTTAATGAATTATGAAGTAGAGGTTACAGATTGAGGTGAGATTATGGTTAAACGCTTTTACGAGCAGGATATTAAGGAACTTATTCTTAATAAACGTCACGTATTTATAAAGGACAAGTCTACAAAGTCAATCGTGTTATTTGAAAAAGCAATCGATATCGGTAGCTGCATCGCGGACTGTCTTATCTTTACTGAGAACGAGTTAATCGGGGTAGAGATTAAGACAGAGCGAGATAGTACAAAGCGGTTGAATAATCAGTTAAAAAGTTACAGTACTATTTGTGACCGGGTTTATGTTCTGGTACATGACAAGCATGTAGAAAAGACAGAAGAGATTCTAGAGCGTAATGGTCACGGTCATGTAGGGATTGTAAGCTACACAGAGTTCCGTGAAGAGCCTGTAGTTGGTATCTATAAGGAAAGTTATAAGTCACCTAAGAAGAACGTATACACGATGTACCACTCGTTACTATGGAAAGATGAAGTAAATCAGCTCTTAGGTTCCATGAAGCGACAGGTGGCTACTCTAGAGGAGTTTGGATACAACGTGTCTACAGCAGATAGCCGTAACGAGAAAGGGCTTAACGGTCTTCTAGTACAGTCTATGGCTAGTAAACGTCTTCGTAAAGGTGACATGATTAAAATGATTATAGGTAGATTAGGAGAAACGAAATCAAATTCGCTCCTATGCAATATATACATAAACAAGAAGCTACACATTGAGAAGAATCTAAGATATTATCATTTCAAAAACTAAGGGGGAAGTATAATGGCGTTATCAGCAGAATTAGAGACAATCTTTATGCTGGAAGATGTAGCGAATAACACTGGGTTAAACATGGACGATGTTGTTAGTGTAGTTAAAGAGTGGGAGAAACAAAAAGAGAAGAATAAAAAGAATCATGGGGAGGAATTTTAATGTTAGGTGTATTCAAAATGAATGATTATGATTGGGTGTGCGCTCCATCAGAAAGACAAGCGAAACGATTCTACATTAATGAAACGGGTGTTCCTAGAGAAGACATGGAAGAAGACTACTTTGGTGAAGTACCTTTAACGGACACCATGTTATTCCATGAGGAAGACGTACCAGAGCTAGATGAAAAGATGTACAAGTTTACTAAAGAGGTTTGGTATGGGGAAGAATATTATCGTGTACCTTTCTGGTGGGTTATTCTTCAAATGGGTACAAACGAATCATATATTATCGCTAGTACAGAAGCGTGAGGAGGAGAAATACTAATGGGATTATCTGAACAGTTAACAACGTTAATGAGATTAGAAGAAGTGTCTTCGTTTACAGGGGTAAAAATGGATGAAGTGGTATTGGTAATTACCGAGTGGGAAAAGATAAAAGAACGAGATAAAAATATAGAAGCGTTCGAAGAAAAGGAGAATAAAAAGGAAGTAGAGTTCGATGGATTAACAAAGTCACCTGCTGCGGAGGAACTTCCACCATCTCCTATGCCTGATGTACACCGGATAGGTGAAGATTACATAGTAGCTTACTCTGAATGGGACGCAGTAACTCTCGTAATAAAAGAAGAAGAAAAAGGGTATACAGAGGTAAAAAAAAGGTATAAAGATACTTGTACACCACTAAACGCTCATGAGGCGCTGTTTAATTCGAGTTATATCGGAGAAAAGTTTCTTGAAGTAATAAAACGTACATATCCTGCGGGTGTACTTGCAGATTGGATTGAAGGGCAAAGTTTTTATAGACTACCTTTCGACTTTGTTATTACACACATGGACACTAAAGACCCGATGTTCTTCGCGTATATTGATAAAACCAATGGACATGACCGAGTATTCTATCGTCATTATATCGGTAGTAAGGTAGAGGAGTATTTAAGTGGCAAAGGAGAATAGCGCCCGTAGAAGTATATCCCGTGGAGTTAATGCCCGAGGGGATGGAACCAAGAATCTTAATAATAACGGTGCAGACGCATATAATAACGCTCTAAAGAAGAAAGAGGGTAAATACAAACCCTCTTTTGTAGAGCCTTATGACAATCTGACAGAGCGTGAATTAGGTTTAAAGCTAGAATATGCCAAAGACTTACTTTCTAAGCATCTGGGAGTCACCAGAGAGCTTATTAAGCTAGAAACAAAGCGCAGTAAGAAAGTAAATACATTAACTAGTCTTGATGAAGTGTACTATGTGAAAGTCGGTACTACTATTTTAGGTAAGATGTCTATACGTACACAGCGTACATGGAAATCTACAAGTCTATTATTCGTGTATCAAGAGAAACAGGTTATGGCGCAAGAAGGTAAAGGAGCATTCAGTAAAACGAATGTTAAAACGAAATCAAAAGGAGTTATCGGACATGACAAAAGAAAATCCTACAACAAAAATAAGAGAAAATGAACGACTGGAACAACTAAAAGAGTTGCTAGAAAGTGAAACGAAGAAGGTACATGGTATCTCTTACTTTAATGACTTCTTTTCAAAGAACCATTTAGTTCGTTCTCACATCTTTAAAGGTGATGCAGTACTAGAAGATAATGAGCTTCGTATCGGATTCTTCATGCGAGTTGATTATAATTCATTTACAGAGCTAGATAACACATTAGAATGGTTAGTAATGAATGAAGCTGGAGATATTCCGGGATATATTGCAGAAGGTGATGTACTAGACAAGCCACATCTAGAAGAGAAGGTATCAGAGGGGTTAAGCTTATTCACAGCAGATGTCGTATTAAACATCAAAGAACCTAATATTGTATTTGAAACCGTTACAATCGGTGGAGAAGAGTTTGTAATTGCTAGAGTATGGAATAAGATGCCACTAGGTGAGGACGACTTTGTAGAGCAGTCAGTTAATCTACTATTCGGTGATGCTGATAAGTTTAGCTTCCTATCTCATCTTGTAGGGAAAGAACTTACAATCGATGATGGACTAGCAGTATTAGACCTTATTGAAGAAGCTAACTTACTAGGTAAAGCGGTACAGGGTGCTTCCTTTACAATGAATGGTGCAGATACATGGATTGGCTCTCACTCTGAGATGATTCAAGTATCCCGTTTATGGAGTGGTGGTTACTACTTCCGTTCAGATGCGTCTACTCTTCAACTTGATAAACACTTATTAGAATCATTAGATTTTTCAGTAGATATTGAAAAGATGTCACAGTCACATCGATTAGTATTTAAAAATGATGAAGTGACGCTTGCAATCTACTTAGAAATCTAATAGTTTTACATTATAAAAGTCTCACTACTTAGTGGGGCTTTTTAGTTTGCGCTAAACAGGTTTCTGTTGACTAATCGTAAACAAAAAGTTTCTGTACAAGATACTAAATATTCTGTAAAATAGAAAGTAACACTACCTAGTGGAGTTTTCTGTCTTTTTCGTTTTATTTAGGAAATTGCTAATAGATTTATTATATTATAGATAGAGTGCAAAAAAGCCTATGATAACCGCATTCTTAGGAGGTAACTACCTCGTTTAATATATAGCAATATTCAAAAGGGTTAGAAAATAAAACGATGAAAAGGTGGAAAAATTAATGTCGAAAGATAAGAAAACTTTAAACACAGGTAGCGTATTAGTTCAATTGTATAAGGATAAGAAGCTCTGCACAAAAGTAGATAACATGCTAGATGAGGGTAAAACATACGACTACATTATTGAATTCTGTAAGGAACAAGGTTTAAGTATCTCTAAAGCCTCTCTTACAAACTATAAAAAGAAGAGAGAGGAATCTATCGAGACGGGCGTACCATTGCTACAGCTCCTTGATAAGCGCTCTAAAGACAACGTAACGTACATATCTGATAAACGTGTAGAAATGTTTAACGAACAAGAGAAAGAAAGCTACAATCCAATCGGAGCTATTGATAAAGTAGAGAAAGTATTTAATGATATCGAGTTCCTTGACGAAGTTATCCATAAAGGCTTTAAAGGATTAGCTTCATTCGATATCGTGGATATCCCTCTTGCGATGAAAGCGATGGAAATTAAAGCTAAAATCACCAATAACGCATTAGGTGGATTGAGTGTGTCAGCATTAAAAGAAATGGCAATCAAAGTACGATGTAAAGAATCTGCTCTTACAGAAGTAGTCATGAAATATGTACCTGTAGAGCAACACGAACAACTATTTGAAGACTTAGCAGAAGCGGAGCAAGAGTTCTATGACAACTTAGACTTAACTGAGATGGACAAGAAAACGAAAGAGGCAATGCAAGCTTTTGGTTTGTAGACTAGGGAGGGATTACATTGACGATACCGATTACAGAAGTAGCGGACTGGAAAGAGTTGAAGTACGAAGTGTATGGGACGCTGGAAGAAAAAGTTCTAGCGTTACTTCACGGGGAGATTATCTATATCAAAAACTACGAAAAGAACACAGGTACAAGTGTATTAGCTAGGTTAGTAGTAGAAAGAGGTTTTACGATACCGCAGATTACATACGACATATATGATACGAATGAAGCGGATAGATACTGGTTGCGATTTAATATCGGTTTAACCGACTTATCTCTATTGGATGTATACAAAGTCACTGATACGAGTATCTTCCTTAAACCGAATAAATTCAAAGTAGGTGACAACGTAAGTTATACTTCTACAGATGGCACATTCGATGCGGCTTACGTTATAGCAGTCTACGAAAGAAAAGAAAATGAATTTGCTTATAAACTATCCCGGGAGCCAAACGTACTATACGAAGAAAACCTATTAGTATCAAGTAAATTCAAGCTTTAGAACAAGATGAAAAATTCTTGTTCTTTTTTTATGGAATAGTGTTGACTTAAAGTGAATACGATGATAAGATGTAATCAAGATAACGAAAGGGAGTTGAAGAAATGGAACTTAAAACAGTTTACGCGGTGTATACGATAGATTCGATGGAAGAACCTGAGTTAGAACTTGTATTCGAACATAAACCAGATGCAGAGAGGTATAGAGATTTAAAGAATAAAAACAGCAATGGTATTGTTTTTAGAATCGTTGAACCAGTTAAATTCAAACCAAGAGAAATCTGGTAAATTAAAAGGAGGAAAATATAATGATTGATTTAAAGAATGATTTAGTAGAGGACAAGCTAGTAATTGTAGAGGAAAAGGTAAAAGCACCGAAAGGTTCTAAGAACCCATTAACACCGGAGCAAGAAGCTGGAGTAGCTAGAATGTACCTTAGAGGAGAAAGAGTAGTAGACATTATTGCGAAGTACAAAATTGCAGCAGGTCGTATCTATCGTATCTTATCTCGTAACGGAATTGAAAAGCGCTCACCAGAGTATAATCGAGAAGGTAAGGCTCGAACGTTGTCACTGAGTAAATACGAGAAAGATAGAATCGTAGATGATTACATACGAGAAGTACCAATCCGAGACATCTTAGCGAAGTACGGTTTGAATAAGTACGGGCTATACACGATTCTAGATGAAAGAAAGATTACTCGTCTAACAGAAAAAGAAGATAAAAAACCTGTGACAGTACATAATAAGATTCAAGTTAAATCAGAAGCATACATACAAGATAAAGTAGCATACGTAAAGATTCATAAAGATGGTAATGAAATTGAACAAATCCGTGTTGACTATATTTAGTCACACGGGTTTGTTAAAGGGGGAGTTATAATGGAAAGAACAGGATGGGAACATTATGATTTACAGAAAGAAATGGCAGGGGCTAGTGTAGCTAGGTTACTGGACATGTACAAACGCGAGAAGAAAAAAGCTTTAGATTCTTGTGGAGAGTTTTTAAAGTTAACTGGTAGCTTAACAGATGACGGAGCAAAAGAATATGAAGATAAATGCAAGCTACTAGTAGAAGGTACTAAACTTATAGCGGAACGTCTTGCGGAAAAATTAGCGGAGGACGAGTAATATGAACTTGTATAGAGAAATTTCTATAGATGAACTTGACAAAATTAGAGAAGAGTTTATGGAAAGGTATTTTGGAGGATGGCACAAAGCTACATGTGAGTTCCATCAATCACTTGTAGAAGGTAGAAAGGGTGTCGCTAAGAAGATATTGGACTTAGAATGTAACGGGTTTAACATGATGCGAGAGTTTAAGGAGATAGACCGTATCTACCGAGCTATTAATTTAATCGATAACGGTCAGAAAGTATACACGGATTTATAAAAAAAGTTTTTAAAAGTTGTTGACTTAAAGTAAACAAGGTGATAATATAAAGATAACGAAAGGGGATGAGAAAGTGGTAAACAAAATAGAAGAGCTAAGAAAATTCGTGGAGGATAAAGCGGAAAACTTTAATAGTCTAAATGACTCATCTGATGTAATCGTAATGATAGTACTAAATGACATCCTAGACAAGATTGATGAACTGCAAAATGGTAAGCCAATGTACATTGTTCAATACCAAGACTTAAAAGGTGAGAATACATACGAAGATTACTCACGATATAAATCAGCATCAGAAATTTACTACTACCAGATTAAATCGGTAGCGAAGAGCGTAAAGATGTTAATGGAAGTTGATGGAATCAGAGTAACTATTCTAGATTCGGAGGGTGACAAAGATGAGAATTGAACGTTGGATTTATGAAGTAAAGTATACATTAAAGGATTGTCCGATGCTTACACGTACATTACCAGATTTATACGAAGAAGAGGTTATTGCAGAGGTTGTAGCGGAGAAGTTAAAGTTAGAGTTAGGTGACACATACGCAGTAGTTAAAGTAGCACCAAGAAAGTTAGTTTCTAATGAATATAGGTATGGAGGTAGATGGGCATGAGTTTAGAAGACAAGATTAAACAACAAAACGCACTTGAAGATGGCATAGCAATGTCTCAAGATTTATCGTATGAGCTAGGACAGCAGATATATAAGGAGTTTGAATCTTTACCAGAAGATAAAATTCTAGAATATTACAATATGATGAATAGAGAGAACAACAGTATTATCCGGTACAAGATTTTCTGTGACTTCATATACGGAAATGTAGCATTGCTAGGGAGGTTTGAAAAATGAAACTGGACTATGGTTCGGGAAGACAACCAAAAGAAGGTTATATGTCTTCTGACTTCATCGGAACACCGAATTACGATTTCTTCATTAAAGATTACTTAGTAATGGACACAGAAGACCATATGTTTGATGCGATTCACTGTCGTAACGTAATACATCATATCCCGGAGCAAGACTTACATACCTTATTTGCAGAGTTTGATAGATTGCTAAAACCAGATGGAGAGCTTATCATTTCAGAGCCACGAGAAGAGTTTCATGAGCAAAATAAGTTTATAGATTGGATATGGTATCGCTGGATTACAAACGATACGAACATCATGGTTCCAGATGAGTATGTAGATTATAAAAAGTATTTAGTTGATTTCGACATTGTTAGCACCGTAGACCACTACAATAATGAAGTTCTCACGTTAAAGAAAAAACAAATAATGGCACAAGCCGTATAAGGAGAGTTTAATTATGATAACAATGGTACAAGCACCAACACCAGATAGACCGGAAGAGAAGTTAGTTAAGTTTATGACGGATAACAGTTTTTCGAAAGCGGACATCTATGAAGCTCTAAATAATATTGAAGAAGCCAAGTTAACACTACATAATAAAACTTGGGGACTAACGCACCAATCAAACTATGTATTTGTGAAAGGGGAGCTAATGCAATGAACAACTTATCTAAGATTGCAAGTTTAAAAGCAGAACTGGAAAAATTAGAAAAAGAGCAAGAAGAATTTAACGCCTTATCAGAGGACAAGCAGTTAGCTATCACACTCCATGAGTTAATGTGTAATTGGAATCACACAGATGGTTGTGGATGGGGCTATGAAACTAACGGAGGAACACATAACTGGGATGGGTACGCGCATAAAAAGTGGCTAGAGCATGCGCAACAACTTATTAAACTATGTGCTTGGGATAATGTGGATTTATCGACAGCGGTAGAAATCTTAAAAATGGGGAAGGGGTTTTAATTATGACAAACCAAACATTTTACATTATCGAAACAGGTATTGATGAGCTAGGAGTCGGATACCAGCTTTGTAGAGAGGTACCGGAATGGTGGACTATGGAAGATATTGATGACGATATTCAAGATGATGCAGATACAAATATCGGTGCTGAGTTCAAAGAGTGGGAATTCCGTTTATCTACGACACCTGTAAAAGAATATGGACTATGGTTATAAGAAAGGGAGGAGAATGAATTATGCCGTACACAAATAAAATCGAAGGTATAAAGCATCAAATATCATTATTAGAGCGCGAGTTAGATAGACTGGAAGATATGCAAAAAGCAGAAGAGGACAAGCAAGCTATTTTTATTATCGAGACAGGTATATGCGACTTAGGTAAACCGTACCTAGTATGTGAACAATTACCTTTATGGTACGACTTAGACGATATTGATGGTGAAATTAGGGATGCTATTGAGGTCAACGAACACATGAAGTTAAAAGAATGGTCATTCCGTTTAGCGAATGAACCAGAGGAACCACACGGTTTAGACTATGACGACGACCATGAGTTAATGCACCAATAAAAAAGTTTTAAAAAAGATGTTTACTTTTAGTAAAAGATAGGCTATAATAAAGTTAACAAATAACGAGGGGGAAACGAAAATGACAAAAACACGTAAAGCTACAGGTAAGAGAGAACCAAAAGGCGCAATGGAGAAAGCATGGGCAGTATCAGATAAGTTAGACCAACAATTATTCGGAGATGAAAAGGGAGCGGTTAAAATGACGAAAGCTATGTTAATCAATGCAGTATCAAATGAAGAGGTATTTGTTGAAATCAATAAGGACGACCTAGTAGTAGTTACTCGACAAGACGTAGGCTCTACAGTTTATAATAAACGTTACACAGTTGAAAAAGTAGTTGAACAATTTACATCAGAGGGTTGGATTAACGTAACTGAGCAAAACCAAGTAATGAAAAATGTAGAAGCTCCATTACAAGAACAACCAGAGATTATGGTTATTGAAGAAATCAAACCATTAGAAACAATTGAAGAAGAGGTTGATGAGAAAACAGTTATGATTGCGGAAGTAGATGCATACACAGAGTTACACGCAGAAATCGCAGCGCTTAATAAAGAATTAGAGAAAAAGAAAAAAGCGATTCGTACATATATGGATGAAAACAAATTGAAAGTATTAACTGGTACAAAAGGTAAAGAAATCTATCTTCAAACGAACAAAGCGACTAACTCTTCATCTGAGTACACAACTTACGATGTAAACATGATTAAAGACATCTTATCAGTAGAACAGTACAGCGAAGTTACAGAAGTACGTGTATCAGCTTCATTGCTTAAAAAGAAAATTACAGACAGTGAGTTTTCTGATGGTGAGTTAAAAGCTATCGAACGTGCTGAGTTCTACAAATTGAATGCTCCTAAGTTTACAGTACGTAAAGTAAAGGAAGAAAAATAATGGGAGGTACTTATGCAGGTGCTTACAGCGGTAATTCCGGCTGGGGCATCTGTACCTGTCTAGATAACGAAGTAAATGATTACTGCTTTTGGCATGGTAAAATGAAAGAGATTTATGTCGATGGTCAATACAAAAAGGTAGACATGAACAGCGCAGAATACCAGCTCTGGAAAAGACAAGTAGAAGAAAAATCCAAGAAATACGAAGGGACGGATATTTATGACTGGTAATGTACTAGAAATTGAATCTAAAATTTTAGAGAATATCGTTAAAGGAGAGACGGACAGTTCACCACATAAGGTGTCTGTCTCTATCTTAACTGACTTAGCCTGTGAACAGATTTTAGCAGCATCTAGAGGAGCTTTACATATCGAAGAAGTCATTAATCGCTATGGAGACGAAGAAGACGAACAAGACCCAACATCTTGTGTATGGCAAGATGTAGAAGGGCTAGATTACGGATGGATGTGGTTACGCTATCGTGAGGAACATATGAAAGAAATGATGATTGCTTATATCAGCGGGACTGTACGAGCTTATCAGAAGCGTATGGACGATGGAGAAGAGTTTACATTAGTTACAACTATAGTGGACGAATACAAAGATACAGTGACATACCACCTTTTAGATGTTAAAGAGAATCGAGATGTTTATGTTTGGACATTCTCCAATAAAGATACGTATCTAGCATAGAGCGACATTGTTCGCTCTTTTTTTAATTTCATTGTTGACTTTTGGTACAGCACATGTTAAGATATTAATAGATAAACAAAGAGGAGGAGTTAACAATGCTCACAGTAGCAGAGAAAAAAATTAAAAACTACGATTTACTTGTACAAGCTAAAGAAGGTTCCGAAGATGCGATGGAGCAGTTAATTAAAAACTACGATAAGTTTCTACATAAGGAAGTAGACAAGATAACGAAGGTAGCGCATAAGAAACAAGACCTGTACCAAGTAGGTGCTATGACTCTTGTTGAATCAGTACATAAGTTTGACTTGGATAGTGGATACGAATTTTTATCATATTTATATATGCAGGTTAGAGGTCATATGCTCAATTCTCTTCGGGATATCCGAGTAGCAAAGACACCTACTAAACTAGTTGACCTTAGTAGTAAGATTAAAAAGAGAGGGCTATCAGACGAACCAGCCGACCATATAAGTAAAGTTCTCGAAGAACCTGTAGAAAAGGTGTACGACGCGCTCATTTACCTTAGAAACGAAATTCCTCTTAGTACGAATGCACAAGTGGAGGGTGGAGAGAAAAAAAGTAATAACGCGTCTACAGGAACGCTAGGGGATATGATTGAAAAAGATATAAATGGTGACGATTGGGAAGAAATGTCTGAACTACAATACTACATAGATAAATTACCAGAGAAAGAACGTTTCGTTATCACAGAACGATACATAAATGACAAGAAGCAGAGTACAGTTGGACAAGCTCTGAATATTAAGCAGCAAAGTGTAGCGAGAATTGAGAAGTACGCTCTAGACAACCTTAGAAGTCTTATGAGTGGTAATGGTCTTATCATTAGAGAAGACAACAGAGGTAAGGGCAGAAAGAATGTAAAAGGGAACCAAGAGTTAGCGAAGGAACTAGTGATGAAAGGTAAGCTTAAACAAGCAGAGATTCATAGACTAACTGGTGTACCATCCGGTACTATCGCGTATTGGGTATCTCGACTTAAAAAAGGTGAAAAAATTTAATAAAACTTGTTGACTTTAAGTGAAACCCGGTATATAATGGTAATTACAAGGAGGTGAGACAAGTGAAAGCTAAGGAACTAACAGTAACGGTACTAGCCATTATCGGGATGTTATCGATAATGAACTACATCATCTTAGTAGCTCCCGGCATCATCAACTTACTGTTCTGGGTTGTAGTTATCATTGTAAGCGTGTTATCTTATAGTCACTTTGCAAACAAGAAGAAAAATAAAGACAAAGACGCAGGAAAGTAATGGCACCTATTTTAAGGAGGTGAACACGAAATGTCAGTAGAAAATAACGTTTACGAAATCACTAAATTATTAGCAGAGTACAAAGAGGGAAAGGGTAAGTAAATTGAACGATACAGCACTAGAGAAAATCAGATATGCTAAAGAACACTTAGAGAGAGCTGAGAGAGCGTTAGTAACTGGGGATATACAGCTTTCTCTAGGTAACTTAGACAAAGTGGAATTTGATGTAGAAGGAGCCAAGTGGCTGCTAAGAGATGATATAAAACAGAGGAGGAATTGTAATGAGTGAGTATACTGATAGAATGTATGCGAATATGGAGAAGGAATTTGATTTCCGAGGAGAAAGACTTACATACAACAAGTTAAAAGAAGGTTTAAAGCAAGATAACGTACTAAAGGTGTACGTAGATACTTCTCGATTCGAACGTAAGTTAATGAAGTCTCCAGAAGGACAGATGTTCTTATATGAATACGAAGAAGAGATGGGATTCCCGAACGACAGAATTACTGAGCTATTCGTTCTCGTTTCATCTGAGGAAGATGCGGACAAGGTTAATCGAGACAACTACCCTCACTTCGGAAGACAACATATTTATGTAGGCGAAGCTTGCGCTGTAAGTGTACGAGGTTAATAGGATGCACATCGAATTTACAATACCAGAATGGTTAGTAGGGGTTTTAGGTGCAGTAACGATTATCCCTCTACTAGTAATAATAGGGTGTATGATTTACGCTTACTGGGCGTTTAAAAATTAAGGGGGAACTTAAATGTTGCGATTAACAAATTTATTAACGATATTCTTTTTAAGCTTATGGACAGGTTTCTGTATCATGTCTTTTTATCACTCTACTTTTGGAGAGTTAACGGAGTTTAAAGATATAGGTAGATTCTTAGGAATCATGGGTCTAGGTCAGTTGGCTCTTATCGTTTACAACTTAGTGGAACTATGGAAGGAACGTTACAATGACTAAACCATACGGGTTACGAAAACGTCTACAGTCAAAGAGATTCGATAAGGTAGCTTTACTTGAATATGACAACTACATGTTAAATGAAGAGAAGAAGTTACTTGAAGAGTTCCAATGGGACGCTATCAAGGTATTAACTTACTATTATCACAATAGACCTACAGAAGCACATTGTATGACGCAAGAACTTAAAGCTAAACATGAATGTTACATACTTACTATACCACCAAAGGAGGACAAGCCTTGCTACAGTTTATAGGACGCGGAAGCGCGTTCAACACATTAGAAGGAAACAACAGCGCATATTGCATTCACGAAGGAGAGTTATTCCTGATTGACTGTGGTAGCAACGTATTCGAAAGACTAGACCATTCCGGTGTTCTAGGAGTAGTAAAAAATATTAAAGTACTAATCACACATACTCACGATGACCATATCGGTTCATTAGGAGGACTCATCTTCCACTCATACTTCAATATGGGTACAATGGGAGAGAAAAACATTACGGTGTACGCACCATATACATTAAAGGTTCCTAAGATTCTAGATTTAATGGGAGTAACCAATAAGTATTATCATATTAAACAATTCGAATCACATGTTGAGTTAGAGTACGCAAATGAACCTGTATTTGTACAAGCTGTACCTAATCATCATGTAGAAGAAATTTTGTCTTACGGGTACTTGCTAGACATTAAAGGTAAATGCGTGTACTACAGCGGAGATTCGAATAATATTCACCCATACATATTAGGAAGATTAGAAAGCGGAATCATCGATTACTTTTATCAAGATACATGTAAAGCTGATTACGAAGGTAATGTACATTTATCCATAAATAAGTTGTGTGAACTAGTAGGTAAGAATCGAGACAAGATTTACTGCATGCACTTAGATAAAGGATTCCCGGTACAGTGGGTAAAAACACTAGGGTTTAACGTTGTAGAATCAGTTTTCTAGATACATAGAAGGAGCAATAGAATGGAAGAATATCGTTATGCTGTGGTATATCGCAGTAACCCAAAAGTAAGACTATCCAAGACGTTTACACGAAAAGGTGATGCGAAAGCATTTCGAGACAAACGATTCAATGGGGATAAGGAAACATATAAGATAGCGAAATATAAACTTACATTAGTTGAGGAGGATTAACGTGTCAGAACCTAAATACAAATATAAACACCCGGTTACACTTGATGTAAAAGTATTCGACCCTGTACTATTCAGTGTAGGCTCTCCGGTTGTTATGCAAATAGAGACAAGTGATTGGGAACGAATGTACTGGAGAGAAGAATATGGTATTGTAGAAGCCTACAATGAAACTGAGTTACATATCCTTATGGTAGACTACAACGGACAACCAGAAACAAAAGTTGTACAGATGAGGTTCTTGGATGATAGGTTTAATGTCATCCCATTAAAAGAATTAATTAAAGGATTACAGGAGGAACTAGATGCAAAGTAAATTATTTATGCCAAAAACATTAAATGTCGGGTATCAAAACAGACAAGGGACTTATACGGGTAGCCTAGCCTATATCATTTATTATGATGAAACTGGTAAACTACGAAAAGAAAAGTCATGGGAAAGCTGGAGAGATACGAAGATTCCTAACCAAGAATTTGAGAATGAGCCGACAGAAGGATTCGTATTCAATAAGACAGGCGGAGGGCGACCATCATGGAGTGACCGTAAAGCATTCTGTCGAGTATACGACCCACGAGGATTCGAATTTGAAATTGACATGGCTAACCTGATGTACATTCTAGAGTGCTGCGATGTAATGAAAGGTAAAGGTATCGTGGGAGAGCTGGTATACGCATGGGAAGGTACAGAACTTGTTCTAGTTCCTGTAAACTCCGAGACATATACAGAGTCTAAGAGATACACAGATGTGTTAATGAATAAAGAACACATTAAAGGTAAAGATTTAAAAGTTGGTTATACATACATCGATAAAGATGAAGAGAAATACATTTACTTAGGTAAGTTCCACGAGTATGATTACCGAACAGACTACAGTGATTCGAACCGAAGACAGAAGGTTACGAAGTCTAAAGCTAAGAAGTTCTTCTTTGCAGAGGAATGTCGCTGGTCTAGTAATAAGGACTTCCCGTGGAGAATTAAAGCAATCAGCTCTTTAGGTAAGAAATTTATCAAAGAGTTAGAGGTAGGGTGCGTACAAGACTTCACACCGTTTCAAAGCATGCTAGAACATTCTCAATACTACTCACCAGTTGATGAAAGTAAAGATGAGTTATACCCAATCGACCCAGAGTTCATTATTAACACAGTTCTAGACAAGGATATAAGTGAGTGGAAAAGACGAGTAGGGTTCTACACAAAATTTTATGGTGACGCTCGTAAGTTCGATATCACAATGGAGAACAAATACGATAGACCGTACAGTTGGATGGATAGCCGTAGACACGATAGAAAAGTCATCGGTGTTGAAGCTGTAGTTACATCTAGGAATGGAGAGTATGGTAGAGATAGTGAAGTGTATCGTGGTTCATTAGAAGGGTTCTTTGAACGATTCACTGGAGACATGGAGCCTTGCTTCATTAAGAGATACCTAGAAAACGGGAAGTTCTACTCATACAAAGGTTCAGTACCGGAATCACAAATAAGTAAAGATGATAAGGAGCAAGAATAATGACAAACTCAAATGATGCAGTAGTATTACAATTACAGGTAAAGGTTGAAGAGAAGAAAAAGAAATTAGCAGCTTTAAAGAAAGGTCGCCACACATCTACAACAAAATGTATGCTTGAATGGGAAGGTAAGAACATTAACTTTAACGTAGCCGGGAAGGACGAGCTTACATTCTTGTTAGTTAAGATTCACGCATTGTTCGTAGCTGCGGATGATTTACTATTAGAAGACTTCGGAGATACAAAAGTACAGGGACACTCATTGGATGAATGGATTCAAGATATCAAAGGTAAAATTAAAGAGAAAGATATTCTAAACGAAGAGCAGCAAGTTAAAGCGATTGAGAAGAAACTCGATACTATGCTTTCTACAGAGAAAAAAACTGAATTAGAATTAGCTAAGTTCGCGGAACTATTAAAATAGTACACTGACACGGGATAACCTCTCGTGTCTTTTTTAATGTGTAAAAGTAACACTTCTTATAACTTTTTAAACTTTTTTCTAACTTTTTATGATTTTGTGGTATCAATTAGGCGAATGCTCCATATGATGTATTAAGAAATGACAAAGGGGGAAAACAAAATGGCAAAGAAATGGCAAGGAACAAACGTAGGATTATCTGTAGGTGCAGTAGATGATGGGTTCGGAGATGTGAAATGTGACAACAACGGTCACCCGTTCTTAATCCCTTCATTCGTAACTAGCTTTAAACCAAAACCATCTACAGAGTTTTCAGTGGAAGGTAAGCAGCTAGAATATATCGCTTGCGAGATTGATGACAAGAAATGGGTAGTCGGAGATTATGCTACAAAGTTAGACCCGGATATTGAATGGACTGGAGGGGAAAATAAACATAATGATAGTAAGTTTCCGATTATTATGAAAACTGTTCTAGGACTCATGAGCAAGGGTACAAATGAAACCATCTACACACTTATGATGAACCTACCAATCAAGAACGATACACCGGAGCGTAGAGAACAACTTACACAACTTGTAAAAGGAACACATGAGATGAAAATCTCTTACGACGGAAATAACTGGATAGAAAGAACAGTCACAGTCGAAGATGTATGTATAAAGAAACAACCGTTCGGTAGCTTGTGCGACCTAATGCTAGACAATAACGGGGAGATTGTAGACCACAACATCGCAAAAGGATTTAACGTATTAGCAGATATTGGAGCAAGAACATTGAATGTTCTGACATTGGATTCATTAGAAGAGCAGCCGGAACTTACTACACACACAAACATGGGGATGTTTAGTAGCTACCTACAAATCGGGAAATACCTAGAGAACCATCTAGGAGCTACAATCCCGGACGGAAAGCTACCAATGATTATCCAGAACAAAGAAATAAAAGGTATGGACATCACACCAGTAATCAATCAGGCTTACGAAAATCATGCGAATACTATCCTTAATACTCTGGACAGAATACTAATTAATAGCTGGGCTTTTGTAGATACACTTATCTTCACTGGTGGAGGCTCTGAACTACTTAAACAATACTTGTCAGAACGCTTCGCTGCTAGAGGAGTTAAAGTAATGTTCCTAGATAGATACGCAAATGTACGTGGTTTAAGGAAGTACGGGACTCGTATGGCTTCTAAAGCTAAAAAGAGTACTGTTACTATCAAAGTCGGCACACAGCCGTACATCAGCAAGTGAGGTGCCTTAGATGCGTAAATCAGTCTACTTACGAGATAAGATGGATGACGACATCCTAGAAGTAGTAAAGCCTCTCCTAAAGAACCATAGCTTCGCTCACGTCATGAGAGAGCTTGCAAGAGATGGAATCAAATACAGGAAAGGCGGAGGAGGTGTTGTGTCACACAAAATCATACAAAGTATTACACCAGAACAACCAGCTCCAATCCTTGATATCAAATTGAATAAAAAGGAAGCATCTGATAACGATATTGCAAGCCGATTAGATAACTTTTAGGTTCGAAATTCCGTTTTTCCTTAATTCCGTTTTTCCCGGGAATTTCAATAATTCCCTGCTAAATTCCCACATTTATAGAGGGTTTATAGCGACTAATTCACTATCCCGTAGTCATGCAAAACTTTAAGAATCTGCTCTAATTCTTCCATACTAATATCTACATTTCTATCCTTGTTGATGTCGTGAAGAACTAAATGATTTACTTTCTGCATTTGTCTCTCATACTGAGCTAAAGAATCTGTGAACCAAGACATATAATCATCGTCCTCTCTTGTTTGATAATCCTATCATTACCAAAATAAAATCATTTATACATGAAGGAGGAAAAAATTATGGGTATCGCTGCTGTTAGTGCTGGAATCGCATTAGTTTGTACGACTGGATTGGCTTTGTCAACGGTGTTTAAGTTTCTCCATTCATTCGAAATGGAAGTAGGAGTGAAGAAAGAGAAACGCAATCGTAGAGATGCGAACGAAGAACGTTTTGATAACATGGCTAACCGTTCAAGATTAAACAAATAAAAGGGGATGTTAACGATGATTATAAATTACGATGCTAAAGGTAAAGCTGCTTGGGTTGAGTACACACCATTTACGAAGGTTCCAATGGAAGATGAGTCGGTTTTTATGTACCAAAATATAAAGGAGGAGATAATGAGCGCAAAGGGAATGCAGAAGCTCAAAAAAATAAAGCAAGCAAAAAAGATAATCAAAATGTCACTATCAATCTTAGGAGCAAGTGCAAGTCTTACAACCAGAACATTTGCAAGCGGAGTGACGGGAAATACTCCTCTACTCAATCCACTGAATCCGGGAATCATGGTGGAGTACGGACTACAGATAGCATTTATCGCGGTGGGGGTAGCAGTAGCGCTAAGTATAGTCCTATTGGTAATAGCGGGAACACTAAGAATGTTCAGAAAGAGTCACGAAGCGAATGTATGGACACAAGATATCATAAAGGGGATAACGCAAGTACTGATAAGCGTTCCAAGTATCTACATCATTTACCGAGTAGCAAGCTACCTATTCAGAAATTTAAACTTCTTAAGTCTAGGCTTCTAAAAATTCTGAAAATTTCCACAGTACCCGCAGCAGTCATTTCTACATTAACTTTTACAACTATGGGAGACACAGCATACGCGGAAACGGTAGATACATCATCAGTCCTTGAGAAGAGTACGGGAATCTTATCTGCAATCGTAAAGGGCGGAGTATCAAGTGCATTACCTACTCCAGTACAAGAGATAATAAACTGGTTGGGAGAGTTTGTGACCATCATCAAGACTATACCTACAAATGTAGCGAAGATGTCCGCAGATTTATTAGCTTGGATATATGAATTATGTACTGGGCTTATCCTACAAACTCCTTTATTCCTATTTGATAATGAATGGTTTACGACTATGAGTTTAGGATTTAGTGGAGTAGCGGTAGGGATTGTAGTGGTGCTTACAATTATAGAATGCATTAAGCGTATGTTATCTGGAGCAAGTAAAAAGATACGACCAATGGAGTTTACAACAATCATGAAGCGTTGGTCTTTAGTAGCGGGTGTCACTTCGGTAACGCCATTCTTATTCAAATCAGCTTTTAGAGTATTGAATTTCATCTCTGGCAAACTTACAAGTATGGGTAGCGACATCATGACAGCTAGTGCCTTGACTACTACATTTAGTACGATTGATATTATCACATTGTTAGTATTCGATGCGATATTGATTTCTACAGTTATTCCGATGTTATGGACGAATGGAAGAAGGTTTTTCGACCTATTGGTATTAGGCGTAGTAGCTCCTGTTGCATTATCTTGCTGGGTGTTCGATTCTCACAGACATTTCTTCCAACAGTGGTGGAGCAATGTAAAACATTTATCTCTGGTGCAAGTCTATCATTCTCTATTCTTACTAATCATTGGGTTATTCATCTTCGGTATCCCGTTCCCAATGACATTTACAGGAACCGCAGTTAAGTTGCTCGTTGTAATCGGAGGCTTTGCCCGGATGCAGAACCCACCTAAAATCATTGCAAACAAATTAGATAATGGAAAGGGATTAGACGAAGTAATGAAGAGTAATGTAAAAGAGACATCTAAGAAGTTAATTAAGAACTTCGCAATGTCTAAGTCTACACTATTAAGTCCGTTAACTTTATGGAACAAACTTAAAAAATAGGGAGATGTTCTTATGAGCGTAACAACATTGGTTTTGTTAAACACAACTATGCTTTTGGCTACGGCTTCTGTGAACGCGATACAGTGTCTCATTATTATGAAGGAGTTGAAGCGACGTGAAGAGTAAAGGATACAAGAACATATCAAACTACTTCTCACAAGTGGAGGATGTGTCAGGAGCCTTTAAAACCACCTTAGAACAGGAGACAGACGGTGTATTCGGTGTAGAGCTGGAGATGTATAAAGGTGGGCGTAATATTACAGTGGTTACGCCTCCTCATATCCGCTTTAGTGAAACGAATGTTCTACCTTATCGTTTAACGTTAGTAGCGCGTCATACAGACGACTTACATGCTTATGAAGGTTATCTATCTAAACCTAGCTTCTTACCTCTGTACGAGGGCATGAGCGGCTTATTCTTACGTGAATTGTTGGAGATACAAGTAGGAGAGGACGAAGCGCTAGAAATCCAATGGCTCTTCAAAAGATACATTGATAATTGGCTCCTTACTTCTATAGATAGGTATAAAAGTTATTTGAGCGGGAATGAGTATCCGGCTGGTTCTAAGATAGGGAGAACATTTCAAGATAAAATCCTACATGCAATCAATAAGTTATCATCGTTTGATATGGCTCGAACATATAGTGAGAAAGTGGAACAGAAGATTGTCGGTAAGGTGTATAAGTTTAAACTAGGGATTACCATTCGTTCTAAGGAGCCTAAGAGACTGCTGGAGCAGATTGAATCTATACTACGTAAATACGATTCACATAATACGGTAAGCCTGTACAAGAGGAAGTTAAAGGGCTTAAAAGATGAGTGCGAAGAAAGATTAGTTATGAACGGAGAGAATGTATTGAGTGACAGTGAAATTGTATCCTTATTCGGTGGAACAGTAGTAGCTCCCCAAGAAGTTGAATCCGTTCAATCTGCTACTACTGAACCGAATAAAGTTAGAACACCTAGAAAGGATATCGGAGGTCTAGTCTCGTTGTTGCCTACATATCCAAGAGAAGAAGTGAAAGTGGATGCGAACATTGTGAGCTACCTAGCCGAAGCTATGAAGCGTGTAGGTCTGATTCCAACAGCGAGACTAGCGAATAGTACTGTTACAGCGGGTGCGCGGTTGACTGTTATTCAATGTGATATACCTAAGAAGAAGAACTTAAGTCATCTTATTTCAAAGGCTTCCGATATCCAAGCAGCACTAGGAGTTCCTTCGCTTAGTATAGAACAAGGTGAGGAACCTGATACTGTCAAATTTACCCTACCAAATGAAGAAGCAGCTATCATCAGTTTACGGGAACTTATAGAGAGTCCGTCGTTCCAAGAGTACGCGAGTGAACATGCACTACCTTTTATAGTAGGTGTTGATGAAGTGGATACTCCTATCTATCTAGACTTGACAAAGCTCGTACATCTTATGATTGCGGGTACTACGGGTTCTGGTAAATCTGTATTCATGAATACGCTTATCATTTGTCTTATGGCTACGAACTCACCAGAGATGCTACGATTCGTCATGATTGACCCTAAGATAGTAGAACTGGCTCAATATGAAGATATGGCGCATGTAGATGACATTGTAACGGATATGGAGAAAGCGGGTACATCATTAAATAAGCTCGTAGAGGAAATGGAGAAGCGCTACGAAACATTTAAAGATGCCGGGGTTAAAAATATAAAGGTCTACAATGAAGTAGCAGACTGTAAATTGCCTTATATCGTATGTGTGATTGATGAATACGCAGACCTGCACGATACAAACCCACATGTAGAAGAATATGTTACACGATTAGGACAGAAAGCTCGTGCCGCTGGAATCCATTTAGTTATCGCTACACAAAGACCGGATTCAAAGGTAATCAGTGGGCGTATTAAAGCGAACGTACAGAATGCAATCAGTTTCAATTTAAATAGTAATGTGGATTATAAAACAGTATTCGGTAAAGGTATAGGCAATACGACTCTTCTGGGTCGCGGAGATGGTGTCATGAGGATAGTAGCGCACCCCAAAGAGTTCCAGCGGTTCCAGAGTGCTATGGTGTCCCCTAATGAGGTGGAGGAGAGCAAGGTGTATCAAGGTATTCGAGACTACTTCAATGAGGTTAATCCAGAAACACTTAATATGGATGATTTATATAAAGAGGTAGCCGAGGAACCATTGATAAAACTGAAAAAGATTATTGCTAGTACGAGGGAGACAAAGGTAGGTAAGCTAAGAGAACTCATGGGAATCAAAGCAGAGGCATTGACAGAACTCATGGGACAGTTAGTAGAAGAAGGTTGGCTCGTTAAGCATGCTTCTAAGACAAAAGGATATGAATTAATCATTCCAGAAGAGATGTTAAACGAATATAAAGGTGATTGGTAAAAATATTTTAAAAATAGGTATAAAAGTTGTTGACTAACAGTAAAGGAGGTGGTATGATGTAATCAAGATAAAGAAATGGGGTTGTTAGTCATGAGAAACAAATGGGAAAAGATTGGTGAGCAAGTAATAATCTATATGAATGGTAGCAAAGCTGATAAATGTTATACGGACGAAGAAGGATTAAAAATACTACTTAACTATGATTGCACTTGGTACGCTAAAGAAATGAAAGGGTTATGCTACGCATTCGCTAAGATGAAAGGTAAACAGTATGCAATGAGTAGATTGCTAATGGACGCGAAAAAAGGTCAGATGGTTGACTTCATAGACGGAAATACATTAAACAATGCAATGAGTAATCTTGTTTTTACTAATAAAAGAGGTTGTAAGCTAAACTCTGCGAAACATAGTAATGTACGGTTCCTTAAAGATAAAGACAGAGTACACCTGACTAAGCCTTATGCGGTTCATTTCACTATAGATGGTAAGTTTAAATACTTCGGTTACTACGCTACAGAAGAGGAAGCTCTTGAACGTGCTAATGAAGTAAGAGAAAAACTTTCTAAAGAAAATTATAAAAAATAAGAATAAAATGTGTTGACTAACAGTAAACATAGTAGTAAGATAAGAGTAAGAAAACGAAAGGGAGCTAACTAAAATGTGCAAATACTGTGAAATAACTGAACTTCATAACGCAGAACCTATCGAAGCAGAGTGGATTGAAATTAAAGTAATCGGGAATACACTCAACTTAGACTACTCCGCTTACTCTTGTGACTCAAGTTTTGAAGAGGCGGTTAAAATTAACTTCTGTCCAATATGTGGCAAGGAACTGGTAGAATTACCTGCCATAGAAGAAGAAGAGGAGGAGGAGGAAGAAGAAGATGAATGAAAGGGGTGTTGCTTAACGGTTTTATAATAAAAGTAGAGTCCGAGATTGATAGTGGAGTTGGGTTAGTCAAACAAAACATAATCTGGGGAGGAATTTATAATGAAAAACAATACAAAGAAATTCGCAATTGGTGGGGCTTTAATCGCATCTTTACTAGTAGGAGCTGTTGGTGGAGTGGGCGCAAGCAATTACTTAAATGATAATACACAGGACTTAGTTAAATTCAAAGCATGGAGCAATGAGTTAACTGACAAAGTTGTATCTAAAACACAAGCCAACAAAGAACTACAAGCTTCTATCGCTAACCTAGAAAAAGCAAACAAAGAGTTGCAGGATGCAAACCAACAAAAAGATGCGGAAATTGCAAAGTTAAATAATGAAATCTCTATCTTCGTAGCACAAACACAAGCGCTACAGAAAGAAATCGAGGATAAAAACGCTACAATTGAAGACCTTACTAAAAAGGTAACGGCTCTAGAGTCACAGGTTAAGGGTCTTCAAGATAAAATCAATGGTCTAGAGAAAACAAATGCAGAACAACAAGCTACTATTAAAAACCTACAGGATACTTTAACTGCTACGCAACAAGCATTAAAGAACACACAAGTCATCTTAGATGCAACGAAGAAAGAGTTAGATAAAGCGAACGCATCAGGTAAAGAGAAAGATAAAGAAATCGCAGAACTTAAAGCGAAGTTAAAAGAGTACCATGATGAAGTGGCTACACTTAAACCTTTACAGCAACAACAGGAAAAGAAAGTTAAAGATTCTGAGAAGTAAGTTAGGGAGGGGAGCTTTCGGGTTCCTCTTTTATAAAAATAGTTGTTGACTTTAAGTAAATGATAGTGTAATATAAAAGTATAAGATAAACAAGGAGCTGTTGAAAGTGAAACATAAAAAGAAAATAATGGGTGCATGTGTAGCGACTATGTGTGCTTGTAGTTTTGGTCTAGGTTGGGGGTATAACCAAGTACAGCATGAACGTAAAGAAGAGGTGAGAAATGAGGCAATCAAGAATACACCGAGAAATGTTGAGTATGAAGTAGCTTCAATAGAAGGGGATGAGTACTTAGCTATAGGTAACGAATTCGATAAATATGGTATGCGACAAGGTATAAAGCTAACACCTCAACAAGTAGGGAAGCGTCTAGAAATTGGGGATAAAGTTGTAGGTGTATGGGAAGGTAAAAACTTAGTTAATGTAATTGCAAAATAAAGGAGAGGGTTAAAGTGAAAGTTAAAAAGAAATCAGGCAAACCGTTTAAGTCAGGGAATAAGGTTAATACAGTTATAGGCATTATTCACCATCCAGAAGTTAAAGGAGAGAAAGCATACATCTTTAAAGAGGATGCTTCTTATGTGAGTGTAGCGATGTGCGAAGAATTGGAGGAGGGTGATACAGTTGAAGAATAGAAAACCAGCTATCATCGGTTTAGCTGTCGTAGGTCTGTTCACAGGATATCATACGTTCTTTGGTAAAGCTAAAACTGTTACGAATGTAGCGAGTATGCCGTACACTGAGATGGATAAACGAGCTAACCAGTATCAGATTGATGAATTGAAGTACGAAAAGAATAAAGCAGACTTTATTGAAATTTTAGACTATTTAGTATCATTCGAAAATATGGGTTATTTTAATATGAAATGGGATATCCCGGATAAGTACACGGTAGTTGTATCATTAGATATTGACAATGCGGCTAGAGTCCATAATGGTACTGCTGTACAGGTGTATGAAATTGTGAGAGCGAATAAAGATAACTTCGGATATTATTTACAGGCTTTTAATAATACGTTCTATAATGGGAAAGCTAAAGAAGGGGACTTAACTCTCATCATAACAAACAAACAGGGTAAAGAGATTGCTCGTACACAAAAGCTATTAGAATCGGGCGCTCGACAGTAAGGAGACAATGCTATGGTATATATGGATTCTCACACAGGGATGGTTATAATGGCGATAGGAGTCATTATAATGGGGTACTTAATGTTCTGGTTCCTCAACAAAATGAAATGACGTGTGAGATTTTTTTAAAAATAGTTGTTGACTTTAAGTAAATGGTGTAATATTATTAAGGTAACGAGAGGGAGAATACAAATGAGTAATAAAGGTGGACTGTATAAGTATGAGTTTTACGACCCAGAAGTAGAAATAAATGGGCTACTACTAGCTAAAAACGATGAAGATGCACAAAAGAAAGCTAACGCGCTGTTGTACATCACACATCCCGATGAAAAAGAAACATTACCAATAGTAGAACATGTACTGGATATGGATAAGTTCGAAACTTTAGTTGTAACAGGTTCAGTTGAGACTTATTATGATGACTGGGACTGAAAAAGTTTAAAAATAGTTGTTGACTTTAAGTAAATAGTATGATAAGATAAAGACAGTTAAGAAAAACAATTACTAGGAGGAAATACAAATGAATAAAGAAGATTGGTGTCATAACTGCGACAATCACTTTGATGACTGCGAGTGCTGGGAATGTGAAGAGTGCGGAGATGTAGTAGAAGACGGAGAAACTTTATGCGATAACTGCAAGGAGGAAGAAGACGATGAGTAAACCAAAAGCATGTAGTGAAGTAAAAGAGTGTATCCTTTGTTTTAACGCAAATAAAGATGAAATCGAAAAGGTTCCAGTATTTACAGATAGAGATGGTAACGAAGGTGAGTTTGTAGAGTGGATGTGTAAAGAAGGAGAGGGGTGCTGCTAATGTTGAAGCTTAATAAAACAGAGAAGTTCACTGTAGTAGGGCTTATAATCGGATTATCTCTTATGATTAGTGGGTTAGGTTGGGTGATGTTAGAGTTCGCTAAATATGTTGGAGGAATCAACTAATATAAAATTAATGAGAGGAGGTGCTGTCCGTGAAACTTACGGATAGAGAGTTATACTTAAATCAAAGTGCAGTAACACCTTTAGGTAAAACACAGGTGACTTCGGTTGACATCACATTCATCACATACACGAAAGAACAGGTTCTAGATAGGATTGACAGATTCGTTGATGTGTTCACAATGAACAGTGAGTTCTTAGGGCTTACAGATGTAAAACACTGGTTAACAGATTATGATGTAACGAAAGGGGAAAACTAAAATGTCAAATATTAATGTAAACATCACATATGTAATAACAGGTTATGATGAGTTAAATGGTTCTACTCCTGTATTATACGCAGGTCACGACGAACAGTTAGCAGAGGGTTCGGTCAAGAATTCTATCCTGTGCGACTTTGAAAAAGAAGTATGGCACAACGGGCAGAAAGTACAGATGTTATCTAAGTCTAGAATTGAAGACAAGTGGGGTTTAAGAGAGGACAAGCTTAAAAAGATGTTAGACGATGCGTTAGAGGCTTCTTGTGAGATGGTGAGGCAACTAGATAAGTTTGGGAATGTAAAGCAGTTATTATGCAACCAAGATAACCCAAACCATAACGCAGATAAGCTTAGAGATATCTCTAACAACATAAATACACTTACACACATCATGGAGGACTTATATGTGCAATCGTGAGATGGCAAATAACGGTACAGGCGGTTGTATCACTTGTCCGTTCGCTTATACGGATGATTCTGAACAGGCACAGAACTACGGGTGCTTACCTTGTGAGTATGACATTATCAAGATGAAAGAAGAGACAGGACATAACTGGGCATGTCATTATGATGAAACGATTATGTGTGGTGGATTCATTACAGAGGTTAAGAAACGTAAACCCGACTCAGACTTGACTAAAGGTGGACTAATCTCGTATGATACATGGTATAAGGAAGGACAAGAAGCAGCTATTAAAGAAGCGGAGGAGAAGTTAAATGAAAAGATATCTAATATTCGGGTTTGACCATTACTATCCTTGCGGTGGGTTTGACGACTTACAGGTGGTTACAGATGATTTAACAAAAGGTATTGAGTACATTAAGGAGCATCATGCGGATTTAGTTGAAGGGTACATGTCAAGTAAGTGGGACAACTTTTATGTGTTCGACAGTGTAGAGAATCAATGGTATGTATCTCGTGTGGAACTATCGACAGAGACAGTTTACTTAGAAGAACAAGAGTTAGACTATAAAGTATTATAGGAGGGAACACAATGGGAGTAAAAGAGATTAAAGAAATGATGAGTAGCCCGGAAGCGAAAATTCACTTTGGACAAGTAGCAGAGAGAACTAAAGAAAATAAGATTCTTTTCTGCTACTATGTAGCTAGATTACTAGATGAAGAGGTTGAGTGTCCATTCGAGGATATGTTACCGGAGAACTTACAAAAGGCTTATGAGTATTGTGTAGAGAAGGAATATAAATTCTTGAACGAGTAGGAGGAATTATAATGTTAAAATACATAAAAGATTTCGTTCGGTTCTGGTGGTACATAAACTTATGGGGTGGCGGTATCACACAAACAGAGCTTAGAAGTACACGCGAGTTAGCGAAAGCAGCTAACCCCTCGTATAGAGCTACAATAGGAGGTACGTGGGAGCGTGTAGTACACACAGCGCATAAAGGGTACGGTAATCGGTCTTTCTGGGTTCGTAAAGGTTACAGAGCGCCATCTGAGAGACTACTAGAAAGAGAAGTATATATAGATGGGGAACTTTACAAGGTACAAAAGCAAGCTGATGAGCGATTAGGCGGAAACAGAATGGTTACTGAATACATTAAATAATCGGGGGAATTATAATGGAGAATATTATCTATGTTGGAGTAGTTAGAGATGATGATTGGAAAAAGAAGAATTTTTACATCGGTTCGGACTTTGAACGAGCTAAAGATATCGTACTTGCTGAGAGAAAAAGCGGTGTAGCTATCGTAGAACTTTGGGTAGGACAAGCAGTTATTCAATCATTCCGTTACAACACGTATCACAAGGAGTGGGTTGAAGAAATTAACCTAGAGAGCCAATCTATTAGTAATGCGAAAGATGCTATAGATAAACTTACAGATAGTTTAGGTAATTTAGGTATTGTTAGCGATGCTATTAACGGACTAGAAGACCATGAATCTATTAGTATTCTTCTAGGTTCATTGAATAACCTTAGAGAAGCTTGCCTAGACCTATCAGTAAAAGCAAATGAGAAAGCAGCGAAGAAAGCAGATGGAGGTTTTTACATTGGCAAAGACTAAGATTAGTAGCCCGGTAGATTTTGAGAAACTAGACACAGCGACATTATTTCAATATGCGTACTTGTATAAGAGTAGGTTGAAATACGGTAGCCCGATGATTGATTACTATACTAATATGCTAGAGTTGGTTAACTTTGAGATTGGTAGAAGAGCAGAATTATTTGAAAAGAGTTATAAATAAGTTGTTGACTTTAAGTGAATAATAGTTTAATATAAAAGTATAGAAAATAACAAGGAGGAAGTTAAAATGAATAAAGGAATATTAATCGGAGGCTTTGCAGCAGTATTAGTAGGCGGAGTACTTATCAGTAATGGTCACACAGTTTTAGGAGGACTGGCTACGGTGCTAGGAGCCAACATGACAGGTTGGCTTGCTGGAGTTAATAACTGCATCAGCCACTTAGCTAGAGAAGGACACCTAACAGACGACTGGCATGCTAAGTATAGCAAAAAATAATGATATAAGTGTTGCAAAGTGTTGTACACTGTTGGTTAATGTGGTACACTAGACTCATATCTAATAAGGAGTTGATAGTATGACTACGGTAGTACATAGAAGAAGCGGAATTAAAAGAGGTAAACCATTCAGAGGTATTGATGTATTAGCAGAAATGAAGTTTAAGTGGATAACAACTAGAGAAGCAGACTACGCTTATAGAATCATTAGTGGGAAGATGCTTAGAAAAGAGATTCCTAAGGATGGTGTAGGGTTCGATAGAAAAGGAGCTTTCAAAGTAGATACACCATTAAACTTCTTTCTTGAAAATGAATTTTATGAATATGTATAGGAGGAGAGAATATGAGTATTTACTGGATTGGAGAAGAGATAAGTACATCGGGTATGTACCCGCAAGCACTTGAAGACCAGAATGAGTTATTTGTAAGAGTAGCGGAACCAGCCACGCCGAACCTATATAAGTTTATTTCTAGGTTCGGTCAGGTGGTATACATATCAGATTATTACACAATAGGAAGTATTAGAGAGTTAGTCAGAGAGAAAGACTACAAAGGTTTATATACATTCTTGTATGAACTACTAATAGGTCAAATTGGAATGATAGAGTTCTTACATAGTATTCACCTACACACAGCGCAAGAACGAAGTAGTAGTTATTCAGAAGGTAGACAAAGAGCGCAGAAAGATATAAGAGAAGCTTTAGGACTAGAGGAGGATTGATATGTTCAAGAATATTATTATCGAACTTCACGATGGAACTAAGTTAATTAATAACCCGTACACAGGACTTAACCAGATGACTATTGAAGGATTAAGTCGTTGCTTGGAACACACAAAAAGGTATTATGTTTACAAAGATGAACACAACTACGATTTTATACTAGATAGAGAGATAGCAGATATCTACTATGAGGAGGACAAGCTATGAGCAAGAATATTATTATCGAACTAATCAACGGGGATAGATACGTAAATGACCCGGAACTAGGGATGAACTTAGATTCACCGGAGGAAATCGCTGAGAACTTATATGAAGAAGGTAAGTATGAGTTATATAGAGAAGGTTATGGTTACTACTATATCAGTAATCGTGACTTCGCAAGAGCTTACTACGAAGAGACACAACCTATCACAATAGTAGATGGAGGTCACAAATATGTTAAGCTGCAACATGTCTTTGAACTTATGAAACATGCAGAGAACATGTGGAGTCTACCATACTATGAATTTGATGCTCTAGGTAAAACTAAGCAGAAGATTGATAACACAATGGCATGGTTAGAGCGCAACGCTAAAACGAAGGAGGAGCTAAAGTCATGAGCCTCTTAGTAGCTACCTGCGATTATAACGAAGAACGAGAGATGTATGACAATCTCTGTTATGGAGAGGAGTTGAAGCGATACGATATAGGGGGAATCTTCCAACTAGTATTGAAGAAAGAAGATAATAGGTATCAAGGTTATTATGTAGTACATAGAACAAAAGAAACATTTACATATGATGGTGGTAATTTAAGTAAGAAGAAGATAATGACTATTTTTTGGAATAAAGCTAAGAGTCTAGGTGCAACAGATTTAAAGTTTAGTTGATTGACAGTTCATTGAAAATTTAATATAATAAGAGGAGAGAAAATACATATGACAAACTCATTTGAACAAAAACATTACACAAAGGTAATTCGTTACGGGAAATCAGGTACACAAGGATTGCTTAACCCGGGAGACGAAATCGTAATCTATGAGAAGGTTGATGGTAGTAACGCTTCATTTGGGCAGGATACTGGAGTGGACAAGCTTCGAAAGTTCTCCCGTAAACTAGAACTCACAGAAGAGTGGGGGTTAAACGGATTCGTAGAATGGGTAGATGCGACTATCGATGGACAAGCTCTATTACCAGACGTACTATACTTCGGAGAGTGGACAGCACCACATAAAGTTAGATATGCAGAAGAATTTACACGTACATACTTCCTATTCGACCTATACGATACAAAAACACAGAAATACTTACCATATGAAACTGTAGAGCTAGAAGCATTACGATTAGGGTTAAAGTTAGCTCCTGTGCTGTACAGAGGGGAGTTTATCGACTTCGAACACTTAATGAGCTTTGTAGGTAAAACGGCTCTAGGAGGTCATGTAGGCGACAAAGAAGGTGGAGAAGGTATCGTAGTTAAGAAAGTAAATGATAAAGACCAAGTATTCTTGAAACTAGTAGACGAGGCATTCTTGGAAGTACATAACTCTAAAGGTTCTAAACAGAAAGCACCAAAAGACCCGAACAAAGCATCAGCAGAGCGTGAATTCGTAAACGCTACAGTAACAGAGGCTCGTGTCGATAAAATCTTGTACAAGCTATCTGATGAAGGGGTATTACCTGATGTACTGGTTATCCAAGACATGGGAGATATCTTAAAGGCTGCTGGTAACGTAGTGTATCAAGATATCATGGAAGAAGAGGCGGACGAGCTATTACCTGCTGACCATGAGAAGAGAGAGGTTCGACGAGCTGTAGGTGGAGTATTACCACAGATTGTAAAACAAGTATTAAAGACTCGCGGAACACTATGAGTAAATACATAGACTTATATAATGAAGTCACCTATGAATATACATATAATAGTACATATAATTATAAATACGATTACGACATAATTTCACTAGATTAGAGGGAATTTTCCCTCTTTTCTTTAAAATAATTGTTGACTTAAAGTAAATGATGGTGTAATATAGAATTATAAGGAGGAGATAATATGAAAGAGAAAATAACTTATAAAGAAGCATGTGAGTACATATCCAAGTACTTAAAAGAAGCGCAAGGTATTGATATGACAGGTGAACAAGTATTCAACGCATCGCCTACAGGAGAGTTGTTCCATGTATCTTATTTATACGAACAAGCGAAAGCATACTACAAAGTAAAGGAGGAATTAGAATGTTTAAAAAAATAGCATTAGTAGTTCCTTTGCTATTCTTAGGCGCTTGCGGGACGGAAGATAAACTAGTAACAGTAGAGAATGCAGAGATAGTAGAAATCGATGGTCTTGGGTGTACACAAAGGTTTTGTAACTATTATATAACAGTTAAGAAAGGTGAAACATCAGTAAAATTACGTTCATCAGAGCTTGTAGCAAAAGCATCTACAAAAGGTTCTAAAATTAAGTTTACATATAACCCTGAGACATTAGAAATAGAAACTATGATGTTTACAGACTTTGACCCTAAGGAGGAAAATAAAGATGGTGCGAAGTAGAGGGAAAGTGAGCATGCAGATGCTATATTTTACTACATACATGAGTACAATTAACAGACTTGAACGAGAGCTTAGAGAAAAAGGTAGAGTGACAATTCACTGTAAAGAAGAGATGCACTTCAAAATTGTAGAAACTCTACAAGATAAAGACACATATACTTTACGAGTAGGAGATAGTTTTTCTATCTTCATGAAAGGGTGGGACAAGGAATGAAGTATAAAGTAGGATTTGAATTTGAGATTAAGGTTTTAGTAGCATACGCGGAGTTCGGTTTTGATTTACACACAGGAACAACAGCATCAATTGTAGACACCTCTTACAGCTCTAAGAAACCATACATCATTGAAGATGAGTACAACAACTTTATTATGCCTGTATCAGAGGAAGAATTAGAAAGCTTAGTAGCACACCCCATTTTTCCTACCAGAAAGGACAAGCTTGCCCAATGGACGATTATACTTACGAAATCTAATTATGGCGGAGAAGACCACGATGTAATCAAGTGTATGAGCAGAGAAGAAGTCAAGAAAGCTATCGATGATAGAAAGGATTACTACGATGCAGATGATATCTTGGTATTCCCCCCATTATCTAATATGATTGCAGATGAACTATATAAGGAGGAAGAATAATGAGAGCTAGAAAGTTTATATACCATGTCGCTTATACTGTGTACACACCAAGCGGTAGAGTAGGAGAAGGTGAATGTCAGTACAGCATCCCTAAGAAGAGACTAACAGAACCATCTATCAAGAAGTTGAATGACTTCATTAAGAAACAATGGAAAGAAGGGACAGGTATTACAGCTACTACAGTGGTTATAAACTCTTATCAACTAATTAGAGAAACGAGAGGGTATGCACGATGACAAAAGTTGAATTGAATGGTGAGACACACTTTGTCACAGATATATGGGAGTTTATAGAGCTGCTACCACCAGAGACACAAGAAGCTGTGTCAGACTTAGTACATGAGGCTCTGGATGATTATGAAGTAGTTGTAATGAACAGTTTTCAAGGATTACATAACTTATAGGAGGAATGGAAAATGATTAGAATTTTAGCGATGAGAATAGAAAAATATGTGGGACAAACTGTTAGTGGTCATAACTGTGATTTTGAATACACAGATGAAGTAAAGACTAGACACGTATTACTAGGTTTAGATGAAAAGAACAACAAAGTAGCTATTACTCTGTGGGATGAGGAAGGTGAGTGTGGCTCTGGTTGGACTACTGCTTCATGGGGGCATGTTAGCATAGAGTACATAGATAGATTCGAAGGTTACACACATAAAGCGAAAGGTGTTATTGAAATCAATGATATTCACCCAGACAAATATGGAGATTACGACGACATCCATAACGACGTGTTTGAAGTTACATATGACGGAGGAGACAGCTACTACCCAAGCGGTTATTACGACGTAAAAGAAGAGTTGTTCATCGAGACTGATAGATACTGTGATGAACGTACTGTATGGGTGTTTAAAGGGGAGTCAGCAGTAGGTAAGAGCTACCTTGCAAGTAAACTAGAAGGGTTAACAGTGTATGAAACTGATTCTACTCCGTATCTTCCTGATGAAATTGTACAGGATGTGGTTGTAGTAGGTAATAAGTATGATTTCAATATAGACGAGGTTCGTGGTAGTTTACTAGGAACTCCGCGAGTAGTTATTGTAGACTTTATAGATGGGAGCTATTAAAATGGGTAAATTTCCGGGTTGGGGTAAAGAAACAGTATTAGAAACAGTAGTAGTGGACGACAAAAACAAATATGAAATGGTAGAGGCGGAGCTTGGAAAGAATAAGTTCCTGCTCTACTCACCTTACTTCATGAGTAAAGAGGGCTGGAAGAAAGGTGCAAGTAAGTCACTACGATACGATGTACTAGAAATCTTTGCAAAAGCATATGAAAATCATGTTAAGTAACGACCTACATAACATAGGCTACGGTATTATAGTTATCATACTGGTTTCGTTGGTTGTTCATATTTTTGGAGAGAAACGTAAGTAGCACACTATACTAAGGAGGAATTAACATGTTCATAGTATTTGCGTATCAGGACTATTACCCAGCAGGAGGGCTAAATGATATAGCCCTTATCACTGAGGACTTTAACAAAGTAACGGACTACATAAAACGCCACTATCACCCTTATTTGAGACATGTATACGGTGGATGGAATAACATACCAGATGAAGCTTATGAAAATACTGATGAGGTAGGGTTTTCCGACAACATACACATATTAGACACTAAGGATAATAACGTATCAGAAGTTAGCGTTAACGAAAGTAATGGAGAAATTGTATTAACTTCAAAAGGAATAGTAAGAGAAAGACCTACATATAACTTTTAAACGTAAGTAGCAGGTTGGAAAAAACTTTAAAAAAAAATGGGGGCAATATATAATGAGTAGCGATACAGGAGTTTGTAGTTTTTGCGGAGATACTTTTTCTAGATGCGGTGACCATGAATCGTGTGATTGTGGTAAAGGTTGGTGTAGTGAGGGTTGTGCGGAGGCGGACGGGCTTCAAGAAGAGGAGAATGGTTATACTCCTCCGGGAGAAACATGGGAGCAGGATTCTAGCTGTGAATATTGTAGAAAAGAAGATTACGATGATAGCGAACTATTAGAATATGCATTAGAGCGTCTAGGGATATCTCGATATAAGTTAGTAGCTCTCTACAACAAGTCAAAAGAGTAGTAGCGCACTGTAAAAGGAGGAGAAAACATGGCTACAGAAGCGTGGTTACAAATAAGTACAGCTTTTCTAGGGTTGCTTACTCTTATCCTACTACTTACATTAGTAAATAAGAATTACGAGATTAAAGAACATAAGCAACGTAGCGAAAAGGATAAAGAACAGCTTAGAAAGATTAGAGAAGAAACAAACCAGTATTTGAAGGAACAGGGTTATAAACCAAAAGTTAAAATTGTAGTAGCTGCGGACTCTTTCAAACCATCTGGTACAACTACTGGTAGACTTAGTAGCTCATCAAAAAACACTAGTAGCCTCCCACGAACATCTAATAATGACGCGTATTATAGAAATCTAAATACCATTATTAATTCAAGTAACATAGAATAGTAGTAGCTCACTGGAAACAGTGGGCTTTTTACTTAGTAGCGGACTGTAAAAGGTAGTAGCTCCCTACGCAAAGCCTTAAAACGTAAGTAGCGCACCACAAAAAGCCACGCCCGGCAAGTGCGATATAGTGATGTGAATATTCTTACAATTGATAAATGTTACAAAGTGAAAAAAGTTCCCTTATATAGAAGGAAAGCGAAAAGCCTATTTTTTCTCTTATATAGAAGAAAGGCGAAAAACGAAAAATATTAAAATTTGTTGTTGTCTTTTAGTGAATTACATGATACGATGGTAACAACTTAATAAGGGAGCTGGTAAACATGAGTTTAAAATTAATGGATGCAAACATGATTGTACCTATTACAGAGGGAGGCGTTACAAAGCATTACATTACCGATGCGCCTCACTTCTTAGTAACAGAAATGTTTTTAAAGGTTGACAGCATAGAGGAGCTTATAGAGTGGTTAACGGATGGAATTAACTACAATTATCAATTTCATGAATATGCTTTTTCATTAAAATTAAATTTCGATGAATAAAGTTGTTGACTTTTCGTAAATATAGTATTAAGATGAGAGTAACTTAATAAGGGAGCTGGTACATATGAAAGCGATAGATAAATCACTTGCTTGTATTAACCTAAATACAGTAGAAAGACGGTTAAAAGATTTAATTAGTATTGTTGAAAACGGCGGTACTATTAGTACAGATTTAACGTTACAATATATGTTAGAAGATGTTTTAAAAGTAAAAACTATACTAGAGGAGGAATAAAGTATATGTCATTCAGAGGCTCATTAAAAGTATTGGTTATTGTTGGTTTCTTGTTTCTGGCGGGGCGTGGCATATCATACGCAATCGTACACTTTTAAAAAATAGTTGTTGACTTTTAGTAAACTGGGGTTTAAAATGAAATTAACTTAAATAAAATAGTTCTTTTATTAAAATGATTATAAACAAGGAGTGATTACTATGTATAAAGAAATGGTAGACGTACTAAAACAGGCAGTTGAGGAAATCAAAGACAGAAACTTGTTCACAGTTATATCAGAGGGAAGCACATACGCAACAATTGAAAACAAAGAAGGATTGCGAGTATATTTCCAAGTGCATTCATTGACATATGATTTCATGTTTTCAGCGGTACACAATGAAAGAATTAGTGAACAAGTAGAGGTTATTTGTTCAACTAAAGGAATAGAAGGAATTATTGAGGGAATAAACAATACAATAGCAGGTATGGAATTAATGCATAAAGAAGGAAAAGGTTGGGTTTGTCAAGTTATGAAGTGTAGACATAGTTTATTAGAATTTTAATAAAAAGTATATTTTATTAATTAGTTGTTGACTTTTAGTAAAATATAGTTTAAAATGAAATTAACTTAATAAAGGGAGCTGTTACAATGGAAAGATACGATGTATATATGACAGAGGTTAAATTTTTCCCAGTTAGAACTAAAATGAGAATTAAGTTTAAAATAGTTGAATCTCCTTTTAAAAATGGAAACTCTTTATGGTTCGACATGATGAAAAGATTGCCGGTATTAGTTAAAAAATAGTTGTTGACTTTTAGAAAACAAGATGATAAAATGAAATTAACTTAAAAAAAGGAGCTGTTAATTATGAATAAAGAAAACATTGGTAAAATTCAAGGTCTTGTATTACAGTGTAAAGAGGCGGGGTTATCTTTAGATAGTGAAAACGTGCAAAAAGCTATTGCGTGGCATTCAAGAGTATTTGATATACCTGTAGAGGTCATCAAAGAAACAATGCAAGAAATGTGGAGTAAAACAAGAGCTAAAAAAGGTTACTAAAAATAGTTGTTGACTTTTAGAAAACAAACGTGATACAATGATTACAGAAATAAAAAACATATGAAAAGGTGGAGTTTAAATGAACTATACAAAATTTTTAGAAGGTAAAAAAATGCACATGGAAATCATGAAAAAGTATGATGGGTTGGAGGAGTTCATGAGCGCGCTTGATACTTGTTTCGACTTATACGAACTAGGGTATTGCTCACAGGAAGAACAACGTATCTGGGAAGAAATGAGCGAGATGTCTGCATTAGAAATATATGGTTTGTGGGTTGAATCGAAAAAATAAAAATAGTTGTTGACTTTTAGGAAAGATACATGCTACAATGATTACAGAAACAAAAAACATATAAAAAGGTGGAATATAAAATGGAAATCAGAGAAATTAACTGGAATGTAGAATTTAAAAAAGAGATGACAGAGCTTGAAATTTACGGGATTGAAAGAGTAATCGATACTTATTATAATGATGAAGACTTTGACTTCAATACAGAGGCTTTAGGGCTTGCTTATACATCATCTAGTGACTATGCAATGTATAACGTTTGTAACGGTGAATTCACTTATGAAGACATAGTTATAAGTCATTTCGCGGTAACTACACAAGGTCACCTTGTAATGGTTTGTTATGATAACGAAGAATACGAAATAAGATTCGAACTCGTGTGAGCGAGTATAAACAGGCTTTAGGCTCACAGCGTCGCGGGGTTTATCCCCGTGGGTAGCAACTAAAATAAATTTTAAATAGTTGTTGACTTTCAGTAAATAAAGAGTTAAAATGAAAGTAACTTAAAAAAGGGAGATGTTTTACAATGACAAAACAATTAGAGTTAGCACAATATGACACTTTAGAGGCTTTAGAAGGGGATATCGATGTATTAGAGGCGTTTTATGAGTATGATGGTTCAACTTATGTTTGCGACGCTATTCAAGAAATCGCTGATAAATTTATCCCAATCTATACACATGAATTATGGAAAAACGCTTATGACATGAAAGAGTATATAGAAGAGGCGATGTCTCAGGGCTTATGTGAGACACCACGCGGGGAACAACCAGACCTAGACAAGATTTTCCGAGCAGGTTACTATCAGTATTATACACAAGTATTATATAATAACGAAACGGAACTATACTATAATTATATTGCTGTAATCGTTAATAAATGGTTGGAAGGGTTAAATCATGCCCAATTAGAAAAGCTGGATATTGACGAGCTAGACGAACGTATAGAAGAGGAAAGAGCCGACATAGATAATAATAGTTATATGGAAGACTTGGAAGACATCGCAAAACGTATTATTGCAGAATTCAAAGGAAAAGTAAATAAAGATGCAAGTTGGGTTAATTACGGGGACGTGAACGCGTTGGAGCATGGAGGCGAATTTGTTAAAAAAGACGCTGATTATCCTAATGATAAATGTTACTACATTGTTAAATTAACTAATATGAATACGGCATGCGGTGAAGATGGTTTCATGATAGAAGAGGGTTATGTGGATTTAAAAGATGACTGGATAGACTGGGAAGACGTTGAAAGTACAATGGATATTGCAGACACCGACGGGCGAAAAGTATGTGATGTATTCCATTATTACGGGGTCGCGGAATTTAACGGGGAAACATACAATTTTGATGATGAAAGCGAAGTATTGGAGCATTTAGCAGAACAAGGAATTTGTATTGAAAATTAATTGTTGACTTTTAGAAAACACCTATGTTACAATAAGGGTAACTTAATAAGGGGGTTACATCATGCGAGATATTGAATACATTTTAGATGACTTGGATAAGTGGGCGCATATTTTAACGGGGTTGCTTATTGAAGTAATTAAAGATATATCGGAAGAGGAAAAGGAGCATTTTGAAAACGAAATAGAATTTGTTAGAGATAAAATAGAGGCTTTACAAAATGAGTTAGAAGAGGTGGAAAGAGAAGAGGCGCGACGCTTTAACACCGCAAACGAACGCGCTATGTCAGAGGCGGGGCATAATGAAAGGGACTTCCTTTAAAAAGGAGGTTCCCCTGTTGGGAGGCTAGGAAATGAATGTAAATAGGTTCTATATAATTCATGAGTTAGCGCGCGTAAAATTACATTATGGGGGGATTAAACAAAGACATCTAGAGAGAAGAGCGCAACAATTAGAAACAACGCCTAAAAATCTTATGATAGCTGTTAATAGGTATATAACGAAACATAACGGAATCATTTAAAAATAGTTGTTGACTTTTAGAAAACAAGATGATAAAATGAAAGTAACTTAAAAAAGGGAGCTGTTACATATGACAAACTACAATTATTATTCAACAAATGGATTAAGAGGCGAATTACATGTAATTAATGAAGAGGAAAAAATGATTTATAAAGTGGAGGCGTACCGACAATTAGATAGTTCGGAAATAGGTTACTTATATAATCTTGAATTAATCGCAGGACGCGAGTATATCAACCCTGATTACAGCGACGCGCAGGGGTATGTGACTAAAGAGGCGTTTGTAGAATCTGCCCACCTTGAACAAATTACATTCTACCCACTGTCAGAAACGTTAACAGAGGCTTTAGAAGATAACGGCTATACAGTTATTAATATCAACAATTACAAGATACACCAGTTTAAAGGGTGTTAGGCTCTCATATAGAGAGTTTAACCCTTTCTAATACAAATAGTCTAGAGTTAATTTAAAAACGCTGTACGAGGTTGTGAAGAGCCTTAAAATAAATAATAGGGGGAATCAAAATGAAAAGTATTGTTGTCGGTACGTATTCGGAGTTTGCGAAAAAGATTATTAATAAAGTTGGGACGCATGGAGCGAAAAAGTTAATTGTAGCATTACAAAAAGAAATTGACAAGAGAGAGGGCGAAAAGTAATGTATAAGTTTAAAAGCGGGTCATTACAACCTAGTGATGTTATTAATGTTAGTGAATGGGATACGGGGAGAAGGCTTGCTATGTTACTAAAAAGCGGGCGTTACCTAGAATTTAATGATATGATGAGAGAAATTAATGATTATGAAGAGCAATCAATAGTTAATATAATATCGGCAATGAGACAAGAAACCACAGGGAGCAACTAAAATGGATATTAACGAAATCATTATAACAGGCGCTATAGGGCTTACATTCGTTGTTAGCGCTTGTTATAGCACTTACATAATAGGTTATAATAAAGGCGTGTCAGCGACGCAGAGAGCCGTTACAAGGCTAATAGAAGATGAGATAAAAGAAATTGATACAAAGAAGGGCGAAATTCTTTTTAAATAGTTGTTGACTTTTAGAAAACGCACATGTTACAATAAGGGTAACTTAATAAGGGAGATGGTAAACATGTTTAATTTACGCGATGAGGTATACATGAATGGAAATAAAAACCGGGTTTGGTTGGTTGTCGGTATTTCTAATAATACTGTATGTGCAGTTGATAAACTACCCATGATTAAAGTTATATCTGGTGGTTTGGTAACATACGCTAAACAATGCGAGTTAGAAAAGGTTAATAAGGGAGCTGGTACATATGAAAATTAGTGATGATGTGCGTTATTTACAAAAAGAACTGCACGAGGTAATGAGCAGAATTAACAGCGAAATGAGAAAACCGTTTCATAGTTGGGATAATGACTTGTTAGATAAATTAGATATAAAAAAAGAAGAAATAAATAATTTACTTAAATAGTTGTTGACTTTTAGAAAACAATAGTTTAAAATGAAATTAACTTAAAAAAAGGGAGATGTTACAATATGTTAGATATTAAGGTGAAAAAGAAAGTTGATGTAACGGAATTTGTTAATAATTTTAAACTATTGTTTAATAAATTACAAAGTGGTCACCATGTTTTTACATTCTATAATACAATTACAAAAGAGTGGGTGTACTTATTGCGACACGCTGACAACTCTTTTAAGGCTATCAGTGTAAACCAGACAAAAGAAACAGGAGCTAATACAGTAGAAGACATAACGGATATTGTATCATTTGTTTGGAAGAATAGAAAGTATATTAACAATAATATTAGTGAAGATGTTACAATACACCAGTTTTGTAGTTCTGATTTAACTTATTATTAAATCGTTAAATAGCTGTTGACTTTTAGTAAAAGATAGTTTAAAATGAAAGTAAGTTAAAAAACAAATTAAAGGGAGATGTTACAATATGGATACATTACAAGTGAGCTTTGAAGTTGGTACAAAGGTATTAGCTAGTGAACTAGTCGGAAAGAGTGGCTTTAATATCGCTCATGATACAACTTATATCGATAACGTGAATAGTGTCAAATGGTTTAGTGCAACTAAAACAGCGGTGGTTATTACTTATGATGGTTACCAAACAGTGACAGTACCCGCAAATGAGGTTTATGTATGGGTTAAAGAAAATGCTATCAGTTACGAGGATATGACATACAACTTTTTAGGGCGTAACTGGAAAGAGAAATACAACTATACAGAGGATAACAGCACATATGCAAGCTATGACAAGAAAATAAAAGCACTTATAAAAGAGAATGCAGGGAAGATATTATATCATGAATGTAATAGCGCGTGGGAACATATTGATAGTGATGTTAAAAAAGCGCTTGGAATCTTTAGAGGCGTTAAAACTGTAAAAGACTATTCAGTGTCAGAACTAGCAAAAATATACGTAACATCACAACGCGAACTATTTAGACTAGTTGACCCAGAATAAAAAATAGTTGTTGACTTTTAGAAAACAAGATGATAAGATTAAATTAAGTTAATAAGGAGGCTTGCTTATACAGGAGCCTCTAATAAATAAAAGGGAGCTGTTATATATGGAAAGATTAACTTTTGAACAATGGAAAGATGTATTTAGAAACGTAAAGGAAATAAACAATGATTTAAAACATGAGGGATTCGAGGAGGAGCCGTTGGAGGTTGTCTGGTTGGAAAGTACGAATGAATATGTAATAGCAAGTGGTTGCGAGGTTATAGAAGATGAGTTCAAAACAGAACACGAAGCACAAACAAGACTTGACAACATGGAACACGAGTATAACACATATATACAGGAAGAGGAAAGAAAGTATAAGAGCTTTCTAGAAAATAATAAATAGCTGTTGACTTTTAGTAAAAGATAGTTTAAAATGAAAGTAACTTAAAAAAGGGAGCTGTTATACATGCTAACAAAAAGACAAATTGAAAATAAGCTATTACGCTTACAAATAAAGATTATTGACGACTTAGAAGAAGATGGGAATATCAGAGCCGAACACATGGGTCGTAGTTTTCTAACTGTAGGACATCCAGAAAATAGAATCCAAGTTGCTACTACATATAATAGCAACGAAAATGATTTCGAATTTGTTGTAACAGTTATGAAGGGTGAAAAGAAAGAAATTGTTGCCACGCTATCAGGTGAAAAAAACTTATATACGGCTACTGATGTTATCAGAAAATTTGTTAACATATATAATACAGATAAAAACTACACTGGATTTTTGAAAGGGGTTTAAACAATGCCTAGAATCGATATTAACGAAACAACTTGTATACATGTAGACGCTGATTACCATATGTTAAAAATAAACCAATTGAAACCACTTGCTAAAGATGGGTTTGACTATAGCACAATTTACTTGAGTAGGGAAGAGATTATTAAGTTAGCAGAACAAATAAAGGAGGAAAATTGACATGGTTAAAATTCTAAAAGGGTATGATGAGTACACGGTGCGACTATCACAAGCGGAATTGAACACAATTTCATTACTATTAGGGGATTACAACGGCGATGACTATATAAGAGATATCGGCGAAGACTTCGAAGACTACCCACATGAGCCAGATAACGCGAATAACAACTATATAACAGGCGTTAAAGCCGATGAACTATACAATGCATTCTATAAACACAGAACACATCTAGAAGACGGAGAGGGGCGTTAAAATGAATAAGTTCTTAAGAGCTATGGAATTAATAGAACGAGCAAACAAACTATTGACAGAGGCGGTTATGGAAAAAGAAATAACTTATGAAGACTGGGAACAAATTCATAAGAATAGTGAAAAGAGTCTAGAGGCTTGCATAAGTATATATAATAAGGGGGTTGTTAAATAATGAAAACAACAATACATTATGCAAACGAATATAATATGTATGATTGGTTTAATAACATTGCAGAAAGAAAAATACAAGTGGAGGATATAGACGCAGGAAGTTTAATAAACATATATAAAGCATTTATTGAAAAATACGAGTTTGAAAAGGATTGGAGAAGAGGCAAGTCAGAAATAACACCAGCATTGCAGGGAGCTATTGCAATAATAGAAAAGTATATGTTAAAGCGTTTAGAGACTAATATATAATAAGGGAGCTGTATACAATGGAAATGAAGAAATACTTCAATGAACATGTCATACTACATGTAATAATAGACAACAACATGTATAAGATAAAAGGAAAGGTTATAGGGGCAAACGATAATATAGTGAAGTTAGAAACATACAAGCATAGAAAGGTAAACACTAGATATATAAGCCCGAGTAAGATTGTAGGCGTAGAAGTTATAACAAACTATTAAAAACCTAAAGGAGCTGTATACAATGATAAGAGTTAAATTAATAGATGTCATCAGCGGTTATAGTGAAAAGAAAGAGTTTGCAAATGAAGAGGCGCTACAAAACTATCTAAATAGAAACCCATTTATTATAGCTAAGAATAAGGAGCGTGTACAATGAGTAAGATTCTAGAAAACTATATGGACACAAAAACGAATGAAACTGTAAAGGCTATGAAGTTTACAGACGCAAATAAAAACCAAGTATTTAATGCAATTACATGTACAAGAGAACCAATATTCATTAACGGGGAACCTGCTATAAAATTAAGGTCACCTATAGGCTATCAAATAGTTATGTTTAATGATTATATAGTTAAAGAGGGTGAAGGATTATTCTATGCACATAATGGTAGTGACTTTACAGAAAGATATATACTACTAACATATATAGAAGAAGACTATAAGAAGTATAAGGAGGCTAAACAGTGATACATACAAAAGATTCAAATAATATATACACTATATATAAGTTTGATGAACTAGACTTAAAAGCACGTAAACAAGCGTATAACAATTATGTAGAAATGTATAAACCTTATTATAAAGCAAGTGATATTATATCTTATATAGAGTATAAACATAAAGCTATAAGAGAGACGTTATTATATTACCACGACGGAACGCATGTAGAGTTTTAAACTATTATATATAAGGGAGTGTATACAATGAATGGTTTCGTATTAGTTAATAGAGAAGGGTATAAGGGTTTATATGTCAGATATAATAAAGATATAGATAGTATAGACATAAGAATAACTTTAGGTTGTATTGATAATGTATCAAGAGAGTTTTCACTAAGTATAGAAGACTTTATATTCATATACGGGCATTTAGTAGAATTAGGTCATTTAGTAGAGGCGTAATACATATTATATATAAGGAGGTTTTAAGACAGTACTATATATAAGAGAGATTTAAAACAATATTCTAAAACATAAATGTAAAAATGATTAAGCCTGTTATATAGAATAACGAAACAAAAATAATTAAGCCCGGGGTTTTGTATTTCAAGCCCTGCTCACACTAGACTTAGTAAGTTGCATCTATAAAGAGGAGGCGGGGTGCGGGGTTTAATAGAGTCATATATTATAAGGTTAATATATAATTAGTCCGCCGGGAACAACAAAAAGACTAGTAGCTCACGGGGTTACTAGTCTAGGTGTCTCTCTTATCCACTTGACAAACAAACGCCTTATATATAATAGACTGACAATTTTGAAAACATGAAGGTTATATCCTAATAGTAAGATGTGTAATTTGTCAGAATATTATATACAACTTGCTAGACGTTCATTTGTCTGCTACCTACATTAAATCATATGCAAGTGAATTGCAAGTGGTGACAAAAAATAAAACTATTCCTAATATTCGCAATTATCAGATAACTTTATTATATATAATAAGAGAATGATTATAATGTGCAGAATAGTCTGACAATTAGGACAGTTCATGCTGCTGCAATAGACAGAACAGTCAGATAACTATAATAAGTATAATGTATATAATATTCTGATAATTCTGAATACTTTAGGATAGTTGTATTAATTGTCAGATAATTCGGAATATATAATTAACTTGACAACTGGCTATATTCATGGAATTAAATAGACTGACAATTCTGAATACACAATTAACTTGACATATATAATAGAGTGTGGTATATATAGGGAGCTGTTTGAATAGTGTTAATATTCATATTGTTTAGAATATTCTGACAATTTACAAATCAGGTTAAAATATAGCGAGCCGGAAAGCCTTGCTATGACTGGGTTTAAGAGTCCGTTTCCCTTGTATGAGCTTCTAGCAGTCTGTCTAATACACTTATGAGGGGTGGAGCTTAGAAACTCTGTATGAGGCTGTGAGAGGCTTTAAAATAAATTTGACAGATTGATAGATATATGTTATATACGTGCGCGCTTGTACATGTGTTATATAGAGGAAATAGTTGTATACAATATTCTGAAAATTTAGAATTATTTTATTTTAATTATTTGTCATAAAGGGCTTGTCAACTGCGTATAATAGTATTAAGATAGAGTTAGTTAAAGCGAACGACAACGACGTGAAAATAGTTGTTGACTTTTAGTAAAGTACATATTATAATAAAATTAACTTAAGAAAAGGGAGATGTTGAGATATGAAAAAGATGCATGCACACGAAATGGAATTAGGTTTAGAGGTAGTTGTAGAAATGAAAGGCGGAATTACTCTAGAAGGTAAAATCATGGACTACACTATGAGCCGTGAAATTATCTGGGTGGAAACTAGTGAAGACTTCTATCAAGTTAATACAGAGGTTGACAACGTATTCTATGCACCTACAAAGCCAGCGGAGGTTGCACCAGAGCGCGCGCCAGAGGGACTAAAAGACTTGTCCGCTATTAAAGCAGAATATAAAGAAGAGCTATCTCTATTATGGAATAAGGACGTTGAATACCATAATGTAATGTTATTCAATAGTGATGAGGACGACGTGGAGGTTTGGGACTGTGAGTTTAATACTAAGATGGAAGACGGGGAACGTATTACTATCTATTTCGGAACGTTCTACAATGAGAAGGACGCGTTAAAATGCGCTCGTGATATGCGTACTAAGTTAAAGCGCTCATATGATATTGATTCTAAGGTGACGGTATACACTTGCTAGTCAGGTGTATACGCCTTGTACTATAGTTATAATATTCTGACAATTTAAAAGGAGATGTTTATATATGGAAAAGTTAATTCGTGAACGTGCAGAGGCTTTATTAAATAGTAAAGGTGCTAACATGGGTAATAACGAACTATTAGCATATTGCAAATCATTTTCCCGCGCTCATGATTGGGATTTAGACTTGACTATCGATATTATGTTCAAAGTGTTTAGATAATATTAAAACTACTATATAAAGGGGCTGTCTATTATGATAAACAAATATAATGCTGGTGACTTGGTTGTGTGTGATTGGGGTTCGAATAAGGGTAAATTATATATCATTATTAAGGTATTGACAGATAAGAATATATATGCTTGTAAAGAGTATCATATGATGGATTCTAAATACTATGCATATAATGACATGACTCTAACACCTTGTACTATGGAGCATTTGTCTGCGCTTCCTGTCCTGCATCTTTCCGCACTTAAGACAGACCTTCGCAATATGAAGTTTTATAACTCTGCTGGAATGGTAATGAATGCAGTTAATAAGGTATATGTTTAATCATAAATATAATAGATTGTCAACTACTATATATAAGGGAGCTGGTATATATGAAACGTATTCTAAAGGCTATTACAGGGCTGTATAATCGCTTGGTATGTAAGGAGGCTAACACTATTGATAATACTATAGAGCGCATGCAGGAGGGCGTGAGAGCCTATAATACTACTATTGATATTATTATTAGTCAGAATGCCAATCTATTAAATAGTAAATGAATATCTGCATTCATAAATATGCTAGATTGTCAAGTATTATTTTGTCAAGTATTATTTTGTCAACCCTTTTCTATATTCAATTTAATAGATATAACCCACCCCGTCCTATATAGACCATATGTTCGGGGTACCCCCATGCCACTCGCCTACC